CGGGGCAGGGTAACCTGCCCCTTGAGAGGTAAGAAAAAATGTATAATTGTGAAAGATGTAAAATTCTTCAGGGAACTCCTGCTATAGTGGCAACCAACCTCACGATCACGCTACCAAATGTCTCTTTGCTGTCCAACCGCGATATTCTGCGCTTCTATATTGCTGGCACGATTGATCGCACTACTCCGCTCGGCACGGTTAGTATTATCATAAACGGTCAAACTATTCCGCTGAAAACAAAATTGGGTAATGATGTGCGGAACCAACAGCTTGTAGCGCGTAGAGTATATACGGTTCAGCTTGGAGCACAGACGCCCAACTTTACTATGCTTAGTTGTTTACCAGAAACCACTTATGTCTACCCGACTTATGCGCCTACGACAGGAGATTAGTAGGATGGACGAAAAGCTCTGTAAGATTGAAGAAGCGGGAGTAGATTTACTTTACGACTTAGTTGTGCGGGATAAGATGGTTCTTACAGTAGGTTCATTGTGTCAGGTATTAGATACTGTTGAGCGTATTAGAGGAGGAGATAAGGATGCTCGGAAAGTGGATAGATAAGATAGTAGAAGGCGGCAAAAGTGCTGATATGGTTGAGCTAAAGGAAATGTTTGAAAAAATGATGGAGCACTTTGAGGCTTGTGAACCGCTTCTTTGATTAAATATATCGATGCGGCTTCATGAACTTGCTTGCGGCTCTTCGATAGGAGAAGATATTGCGCGTTGTTGAGTCTCGCAGATGGAGAATAACGATGGCACAAAAGGAGAGCACTGAAATATTTCTCAGGTTGAGCAAGTGATGCGGGAACGCGGGATAAAGTTTGATAAATGAGATTTCTATACTGCGCTAAATATGGTCTATTCAGATTATTATAATGCGAAGTTTGATACACTCAACTATATTGAACTTGCAAAAAATTGACTGGACGATAAAGATATTGCGGGAAACAAACTTTTGAAGTATTACTACTTCGTTGTAAAAAATAAGGAGTAAAAGAAGATGGGAGGAGCCAAAAGGCTCCTCCTGTTATTTTTTGGGAAAATTTTTCTCATTCCAAAAATTGATTTTTTCCGTAAATTTTGATATAATATATATAGAAAAGATGAAAGGAGTAGATAGCGGTGGATAAACAAACCGTAAAAGACTCTCTTAAACGGCTTGATGTGCGATATAATGACTTAAAAACGTATATTGAAGTAGTTCAAGTTTACGATGAAGAGTATGCTAAAACTGCAAAAGAAGTAGCAGATTTGGAACCGCTTCATGAAGCGTTCGAGGAAATTATAGTTTTGGAAGATTTGACAAAACAGGATTCAACCTATGGGATGTTGCTTGACAAGGCTTACAATGATGGTGAGGAAACGTTGAACGCCTACTATCAAGGTGCAGATTTCGCTAACTATGAAGAGTGCTTGGTAGAAATACGCCCCGGTGTGGGTGGAGATGAAGCTTGCGATTTTTGTATGGATTTGGCAAATATGTATTCTTATTATGCCAAATTGAAGAAGTGGAAAATCGACGACTTTGAGTGTGATAATAGCGGCAAAATAGGCTTTAAATCCGCAACTTTTAAGTTTAGCGGGATTGGTTGCTTGGCTCATATGGAACTTGAAGCTGGAGTTCATCGTATTCAACGAGTGCCAGAAACCGAGCAAAAAGGACGAGTTCATACGTCAACGGTAAGTGTTGCGGTTCTTCCTATTAATGAAGTGGTGAAATGTATTCCTATCAACGATGCAGATATAGTGATTAAAGTTAAGCACGCAAGAGGGGCTGGAGGACAGGCAGTTAATAAACACAGTTCAGCGATTCGGATGCTTCATGTGCCAACAGGATTGGTAGTAGAAAGTGATGCGGAACGTAGTCAAAAGCAAAATATTGATATTTGCAAGGAAAAACTTCAGGCACAAATTTATCAGAAACAAGTTGAAGATCAACGGAATCAAGAAGCGGAAACCCGCAGTTCTCAAGTAGGCAGAGCGATGCGTTCAGAGAAGTTTCGCACCTATAATGAGCCACAACACCGTATCACACAGCACGAAGATGGTAGTGAGTCTTTTAACTATAGTAAATTTTTCACTGGAGTTGAACTTGACAGTTTTCATTATAATTTGAATAGGTATAGAAAGGAAAATGATGTAAAATGGTAAACGATAGAAGATATTTGTATTTTGATGATAAGCATTGGGAAGATGGTTTTAAGGTTCTTGAAATCTTGCTGAAGAATGGCTACAAAACCGCAGTTCGGAATGAGGAGCACGCTCTTATCATTGAATATGACTATGATGATGAAGAAGTTGCTTACAAGCATTTGGAATGGCTGGACGATGAAGAAGCTGAAGCAGTTGATAACTTCCGTTGGCACAAAGAAAATGACGGTGCTGAAAATAGCACCGATAATTAATTTTTAGGAAGAAAGGAGAATTAAAGCATGACTATTTTTAAGGAAACGCGCACGTATATTTGTGATAGCGAGCAGGCAGCTGACGCAAAAATCATTGAAGAGCGTAAGAGAGCCGCGGATGAAGGCTTCCTTATTGGCAAAACTTCGACTATTCATAAAGAGAAGAAAGCCAAAGGTGAAGTTATTGGTGAGCACACTCTTCTCTCGATTGAGTATAAGTATTGCGACGAGTGGGAAGAACTGGGGGGCTAAGTTATGATTTGGGTTGATCCTAAAATTGAACTGCTCGATAAAATTGATGCTAAAGAAATTATTCGGACTGTAGAGTTTGCTTGCCGCACTTGTTATCAAAGCCGTGATCTGATGACGGAAGATAGCGGCGAAAAGCTCATTCGTTCTTGTATTAAGAGAGGGCACGAGAGTATTCTTGAGCACGAAAAGATTACGTTCCGCGTAATTTGTGATCGCGCGGTTCTTGCCGAGTGGAGTAGACATCGTTTGGCTTCCTATAGCGTAGAAAGTCAAAGATATTGTGCCTATAACAAAGACAAATTTGGAAATCAAATTACTTGCGTTTATCCGCATTGGTATGGAAAAGGATTGCGATACGCTATTGCTAACTTTGAGCCGCTTACTATGGGCGATCAAATGTGTGTAGAGTGTTTTGAAAAACTGTCTGAAAGTGTTGAAGAAGCGGAAAAAGCTTATTTTACACTGCTTGATATGGGATTGAAGCCAGAAAATGCGCGAGCAGTATTGCCAAATTGCGTAAAAACAGAAATGGTTGTAAGCATGAATTTGCGGGAATTGCGGCATTTTATTAAGCTGAGAAGCTCTGCAGCTGCTCATCCAGATATTGTTATTTTGGCAAAAGAACTTTTGCGGCAACTTCGAGAAGCGGGATTGGATATCTTCTTTGAGGATATTGAGGGCTAAGATATGTATAATGTGAGTTTCATTAAATATCTTTGACTGCAAGGATATACAGTTAAACAAATACAAATTATAACTGGGTATCCGCAGTCTTATATTTCTAAAAACAAGGAGAACCCAAAAGCGATTTATCCAACTGATGAGACTGCAAATCAAGAGCAGTTGCGGCGCAAATTAGTATTAGATACGCTTTTGGCTCGAAAACCGCTTACTTGGAATAGCTTTGACAATAGTGATGTAGCGTATATTAAACTTATGTGCTTTTGTATGGTGCCAAAACAGGATATTTTTAAGATGTATGGACATATTTCTCGCTATAGAATAGTGTGCGCTACAAATGATAAAAAAGTTTTTTATAATGAGTTTAATCCGTCTCGAATAGGTATTAGTCAAGAAGATTATGATCTTTTCACAGAAATGTGCGAAAGTATAAATTTGAAAAATAGCACGAGTTGTGATATAATATAATTGTAAAAAAGAAAATACCTGACGAGCAGAGACGAAAGTTGTCCGAGGATAAAAGGGGAGGTTTTACTCCCCTTCTTTTATTTTTAGATAGAACGTAAATTTGATTATTAGCTTAATTTATGATATACTATTTATAGAAAAAAGAAAAGGAGATTTAGTATGAAACTCTGGGTTGATGATTTTGAGCAGATGATTAAGTGCAGAACTGTTACGGAGGTAAAGTAATGCATTTTCTTTTAAGACATGATACATTAGCAAAATGGGAATCGAACAATCCGGTATTGATGAATGCGGAGATTGTTGTTGTGGAAGAAGATGGTTTTAGGTCATTAGCAATTGGAGATGGAGAGCATCGGTTCGCGGAGTTGCCGCGTGTGAAGTTGCAAAAAGGGTCGTCTGTTATGACGGGGCTTTACCAGAGTGGACGAGCAAGATTGCATATTGTTAAAGACGAGACGATGATTAAAGAAGAGGAGAATAAACCTATGAATAAAAATTATATTGTTATCAATGGGAAAAAAGCAGAGTTGACTGAGGAACAGTTGAAAGCATTGGGCATCGTAACAAAGAAGAATCCATTTGAAAGAGTAGCAAAATCAGAACCGTATTATTATATTGATGCGTTTGATTGTATTCAAACTTGTGCAGATAACGGAGAGGATGTTGATAACGCATCTTTTGAAGTCAGCAATTATTTCAATGATAAAGCAACGGCACAGCAGGTTCGGCTTCATCAGTTGCTTTATCGTAAGCTGTTAAAGTTTGCGTATGACAATGAGTGTGAAGACAATCAAGCATGGAATAAGGTAAATTGTCATTACTATATTGGTTATAACATAAATGAGGATCAATTCTACGCTGATGTTACGGCGGCTTTTAAGCACAATGATGTATGGTTCTGTTCCAGAGATTCGGCAAAGCATGCCATCGAAGAAGTGGTCGAACCGTTCATGAAAGAACATCCCGACTTTGTATGGTAAAAGGAAAAAAGATGAAGAAAGTTAAATTAACTGTTGATGGAAAAGAAATGCCGCTTACTGATGACCAGTTGCGAATGTTGGGGCTTCCGTCTTCACGAAATAATTCTTTTGAACGAGTAAAATCTGGACTGTGGTTGGGCTATTAAAAACGGAAAATACTGCGTTATCGACGAGTGCGGAGATTTTTACGAAATCGGTGAAGAAGTTTTCTTGACAAAAGAAGATGCAGAAAAAGATGTTGAACGGAGGAAAAATCAATGATTAAAATTATTAAAGATGGTCAAAAGGATTTTATTGCCAAATGCCCGACCTGCGGATGTGAGTTTTCATATCAATTGATTGATATTGGGTTGGGTTCGGTTGTGTGCCCGTGTTGTGGACATTATGTTGCTCACAAGGAGTTCGAAGAACCGTCTCTTGCCACTGATACACACGCAATTCCGTGTGAATTTACCAAACAAACAACAGCGAACTGGATTGCGCCAGATGTAACGATCGCCTCTTCTAATACCGGTTCACGATTGAACTTAAAATAATTTGCAATTTGTGCGCAGGATGGACTTCAGACAATTCGCGATTTATGTATCGATTATGATGGTTTCAACACGGTCGATGGGCTGAAATCGTTAATCGACGACATTCGAGCAATTACGGAGGAAAAAGAATGAGCTGTAAAGACTGTATTTATTGTAGTGCGTGTATGCACACAAGAACTGCTACGCTGGATCCATATCAATCTCGCCCAACAAATAAAGACACTGGAGAATGTAGTGATTGGCATAGTTGCTACATTCAAGAAACAAAACATTCTCGTTGGGAATATTATAACGATACTGCCAGATGCGTAAATTGTGATCATTATACCAATGATGCGTATTTTGATGAACATGATAAAATTGTGCTACCTCGCTATTGTAGCAATTGTGGAGCAAAGATGGATTTGGAGGAAAAATAAATTTTTTAAAGAATACCCAGAATTTATTTGGTAGGGAGATAGGAAATGCGAGTAGAGTCTATATTTGGAAGCGGAGATATCGCTCCGCTTATCAATAATTGAATACAAAGAAACGAAGATCGTTATATTATTATAGATATTAAGTTTGTGCCTTATGAAAAAGGTGAATATATTACCGCATATATTTTGTATAAGGAGATAGGATTTGATGACTAACTACGAGAAAATTAAAAATATGAGCGAAACAGAATTTGCTCGGTTTTTGAGTGAATTGGGCTTCGATGGCACTCCTTGGACACGAGAATTTGATGTAGAGTTTTGTAAAGAATGTCCCGCTATGAGATTTACAACCGAAGATGGATATACTTTTGAGGCTTCACGTTGTGAAGTGCTTGAGCATTGCGACTACTTTCCTGAATCAGATGGAACTCCAAGCAACGAGGAAGTTGTTGGCTGATGGCTGAAGAGAACAGCAGAGGTCTAATTATGGAAATGAATGTATTTGCTGCTTCTACTCCTATGAATGTTAGAATCCCCAAGGTAATTGCGGAGATTGTTATTTGCGGTGTTCTTCATATTAAGATAAATGAAGATACAGCGGGTTGGATACCGCCAACTGCAGAACAAAAAGAAAATTTGAAAAAAACTTTTGAATATTGAGGTATTTGAATATGGCGACAAAGCGGAAGAAAGATAAATCTTGGAGCGCATTTTGTTTTGGTATGTCTCTTTGGAAGTATCCGAGTAATTGGTTCAGAAATATTGGGCAGTGGTTCCGCAACCTTAAATATGTGTGGCAACGCGCTTGTTATGGATATAGCGATTTTGATGTCTGGAATTTTTCAGATTATCATGTCTTTTTGCTTGGCGAAATGTTGGATCAACTTGCAGAAAATCCTACTGGCTTTCCAACCGCTTGTCAAGGAATAAATATTAAAGAGATCGCGGAAGATGATGACAAAGAAGCGCTTGAGACGTGGAAAACTACTTTGCAAAATTTGGCACTTAATTTTCACAAGGCTTATGAGCCGCGGATGTATTGGCAGAATGAGTATCTTAAGACTTATTATGAATTTCTTGACAAAACACGTAAAATTGAGGATACCAGTGTTTCTTTAAAAATCAGCTACGAGGATAATGAGGAATTTCAGCACGTTCGTGAAAAGTATTGGGAACGTGATAAAGAAATCGAAGAACTGCGGGAGAACGCCTATAAAGAAGGTCTTGATGGACTGAAGCGCTGGCACCGTGATTTGTGGGACTAAAATTTGATTTAGCCTCAAATTTATGGTATAATATATATGTAAGATAAAAAGGAGATTAAAAAATATGTGGGTTCGTTATGATGGTGAGGAGTTTGAAACCGAAGAAGATGCGCTTGATAATGCTTATGATTTCATTGATGAAGAAAAATTGATTACAGAGATGAAATACGAAATTTCGTATAAAGATCTTGTAGATAAAATTCTTACAGCAAAAAATCTTGAAAGTCTTGTGGATGAAATTTATGATCAGCTTGCAGATGCGCATGCGCGTTTATTCCCCGATTTATATCATAAAGTAGAGGATGAGGAAGATGTGGGAAATGAGTAAGTTTACTACTTATCATCATATCAAACTTAAGGATTTGCGCGATTATAAAAATTTGCCTTCTATGTGGCAGTTTGAAGATCGGTTAAAAGATTATATGTTTGGGACAGATACCCCAGATCATCTTTGCTTTCAAGTTAAAGAACCTACAGAGTGTTGTGATGGTTGTGAACCGTTTCTTTCTTATGACTATTATGCCGAGACGTTTAGAGATTTGAACAGTAAACTGATTAAACTTGGTGCTGAAATTGGTGAAATGATTTATGTGGAGGTAGATTAATGGATTGCGAAAAGTGTTATCATTATAACGTTTGTAGTCTTGTAGATTTCAGAGAACGTGGTGGCTTTAATTTCTGCGCAGAGTATAGAGCTTCGGATTGTATTGTTGAGTTTCCTTGTCCTATTGGCACAAAGATTTATGTCATTTCTGATACAAGTGATTGTGACTGTCCTGATAGCGTAAATTGCCCACAAAATAACTGCTACAAATGTCCTTTTGAAATTATGGACTGCGATATTTATGAAGATACTGTTCAAACAGATTGGCAGCGTTTAGATATTAAGTCTAAAATTGGAAAAACGGTTTTCTTTGATCACGACAAGGCAGAAGAAGCGCTTGAAAAAAGGATTAAGAGATTTAGAGAAGAGAGGAGCATATAAAGATGGATGCTGTAGAATTTTTGAGAGCAAAAGATCGTATTTGCGGAGATAGTGAGTGCGAGACTTGTATGCTGAAAGCAGAGTGTTTTGATTATGATCATCTCTCAACTCATTATTGGAACGAAATGGTAGCCACAGTTGAACACTGGGTCAGAGATAATCCTGAAAGAACACGGCAAACCGAGCTTCTTAAAATGTTTCCTGATTGTAAGATGGATAGCGGTGTTCCAGCTATTTGTCCCAAAACTGTGGATAAAAATTACAAGGGAGATTGTAATATCTGCGAAGGCAGTTTTTGTTGCGCAGACTGCCGCGATGCTTACTGGAGCGTGAGGGTATAAGTATGTGGTTTGAAATTGTCTATGGAGTGAGAGGAGTTAATCAATTCACTACTGAAGTGTTGGCAGATAGCTTAGATGATGCTTTTGATCAGGCACAAATTTTTGCCTACGAGGAGTATCAAAATATTGCCGGTAAGATAGACGGTTATCCTACGTTCACGCAGTTTTGTGAGAATGAAACAGCAGATGATGTAGTAGATGTGTATGACAACAACCGCATAGAGTATGAACAACTTCAGAAGCGGTTTGCTGACTTCATTGATTCTAAGACTATTGCGCAAGCTTATTATGCGTAAATCAAGGTCAAGCGTAAATTTGATTAAAAGTTAAATCTATGATATAATATATATAGAAAAGATGAAAGAGAGCTAAAAAAATGAGAAATCATAAGGTAAAAGATTTTCAGCGTGATGTAAATAAAGCGATCCGTAAACTGAATAAAGAACTTGAACCGCGGTTTGTAGTATCTCAAATGGATAGAGCGATTGCGGGGAACGGAATTGTTTGGTTCCTGTTTAAGATTGTTGATCGCAAACAGGACAGCTGGACTACTTGCGCTGAAGCATTTATTGTTTCTCCTAAGCCTTTTAACGCAGTTGATGTGATTGTTGAGAGGATTAAAGGGAAGATTGATTTCTTTGTTCATATGTTCGACTAAGCGGGATTTTCCCGCTAATGGGAGCGTTCCGGGTGGAGTCCTTACTTAAACCCAACGTGGACTGTAAGGATTGAGAGTTCGAATCTCTTCGCTTCCACCAAGCTATGTGCTAAAAACTATCTTGAGGTTTTGTGGTGGTTCCTCTCGTTAAGCGCTTTGGCTACTCCTTTCTCCAAAGCGTCAAGCGTTCGCAAATCGTAAATAATTGCGTCCTCGCCCCGTGGTGGAATGGAATACACTTCAGATTTAAGATCTGACGCCAAGTTGGTATAAGAGTTCGAGTCTCTTGGGGGCGACCATACATAGTTTTTGCTTATCAAGGTAGACCTGTAGAACCTTATCTACTATTAACGCAGAGGAGTCATGACCTCTAAAGTTCTGGCATAAAATAAAGCGCGTCCAGTCTGTAAGGATAAGCAAAGTCTATGAACCCGTTGGTTATACGGTGCGGTCGCGAACGCATATAACTTGGAGGAGTAGTTGCCCTTCATCACATAAATAGCAACTTTATACGGGAAGATGACCGAGAGGCTTAAGGTGGCTGTTTTAAAACAAAATTTTTAGTTCTGAAGAAAAAATAATGATATGGAAAATACTCAACAAATCGGTCATTTAACAGAGCAAAAATGTTTTGTTAAATGTTTAGAAATGGGTTGTATGGTATCTAAACCGTTATTCGATAGTGCCAGATATGATTTTATTTTAGATACAGGCAAGAAGTTATTAAAAATTCAAGTAAAATCTTCTACTTGAAATGAAGATCATACCGCTTTTAGTTTTAATGGATACAGTCAGCATACTACTGGATGCACAAATAAAAGAATGAAATATACTAATAAAGAAATTGATTATTTTATGACTGAAAAAGAAGGTATTTTTTATTTGTACCCAGCAGAAGAAAATGGTTTTGCTACAAAATGTTTACGAATAGTCGGTAAACAACAGCAATCCAAAATAAATTGAGCTAAAGATTATACTTTTGAGGAGGTTAGTAAGAACTTCTAAAACTGTTTTAAAACAGCTTATAACGATAAACCGTCCGTGGGTTCAAATCCTACTCTTCCCGCCACGGTGGATTAGTCTAAGCGGTAAGGACGTAGCTCTTTCAAGGCTAAGAAATCGGTTCGAGTCCGGTATCCACTACCAAGCGACTTATCTTAATTGGCAAAGACGCCACCTCATAAGTGGTATTATGTGGGTTCGATCCACACGGTCGCTACGCGCTCTTAGTTCAGTTGGAAGAACAATAGACCTTTAATCTATGCGTCGATAGTTCAAATCTATCAGAGCGCACCAAATGGAGGAATACTCAAACGGTAAAGAGGATTGTTTGCTAAACAATTAGACGGGTAAAACCGCACAGGAGTTCGAACCTCCTTTCCTCCTCCAACAATTTTTAATGAGGTAAGAAAAATGGACACAAAAAATTTAACAAAGGAAGATTATTATGCGCTTAAGAACGCGTTTTCCCGCTGTTTGAACGCTACCTATACTCACGTAGAAAACGATGGAGATTACGCACTTCAGGTTGAAGGTGATATACTTTATATTTTGTTCCAGTGGTCGCATAGTAAATTTGATTGGTTCTCGAATATTGATTTCGTAGCCAAGCCTTATAAGGATATGGAGCTTCCTTGGCGTTGTCATCGCGGTTTTTTGCGGGTTTGGAAGTCTATTGAACCTTATATTGCAGATGAAGTAGTTAATCCCGCCTATAAGCGTATCGTTGTTATTGGTTATAGTCATGGAGCCGCTATTGCTACGCTTGCTCATGAGTATGTATGGTTTCATCGTCCTGATTTGCGAGATGGTGGTTTGGTAGGTTATGGTTTTGGTTGTCCGCGGTGCTATTTCGGTTGGACGATGAAGAAAGAGTTGAAGGAACGCTGGGCAAATTTCTATCCCGTGCGAAATCTTAATGATTTAGTATCTCATCTGCCGCCAGTCGGATTTGGCTTTACTCACGTCAACAAGGTAGTTAAAATTGGCGAAGGTGAGTATTTGAAAGACCCTGCTCATCCTAAATATCCTAAGTGTATTTTGGCGCACTATGATGCGAATTATCGACTTTCCATTGATAATGCGCTTAAGGGTTTTGGAGAGGAAGTTTAGCTCTTACGAAAATTTGACGAAAAACAAAATTTATGATATAATATATATAGAAAGTGAGAGAGAAAAAAAATAAAAATCTTTCTCACCTCCTATCCCCAGTTGGTGTATGGTGCCTCTGTGAAGTCCGCGGACGTAGCAGACGCATTCGAGCAGTTCAATTCTGCTATGGGGACGAAGATAACAAATCTTCGTTGTTTATTCCGTTCGCGCAGGTCGGATAACGCGCAAAGTCTGCCAGTGTATAGAATAAACTGGAGTTCTGTGCCTTAACAAAATTAGGTATCCGCGTAGTCTCGCGCAGTAGACCGTTGGGACTTGGGAGTAAGATAGTCCCCAAAGCAGAGAGTGTGGGAATGGAGTCTGCCATAGAGGTGTTCGAGTCCTCTAATATACGTTTGGTAAAGTTCGTCAAAATTACAAGTTATCATTTTGCCTGAAAAGGTAAGGGTCATACGGAGCGCCAACAAAATCTGCATAGGCTACGGTAGTTTAAATTGAAGAACGTGTGGGACGCCACAAGATATGGGAGTAAATACCCAGCGCGAGCAGTGATGATAACGAAATAGGTGTTCCTCCACCTATCGCACCCCAGAAATGGACACGCGGAAAAGGGAGGATTATGAACCGCTCGTTTTACTTAGCGGGCGGAAAACCGTAGCACTACTCATGCAAACGGCGTTCTTTAAGAACAAAAAAAAGAGTAGCGTGGGATGTTCCCCGCTGATATGTGAAATTCATAGCTTAGTTCGTATAGTCGAACTTTATTGGAGATGTTGTGGCTTCGCAAGACTCGATAAAAAGAGAAGAAGTCTCCGCAGTTATGTCATTGCGGCGTATCCCTGTTGGTTGGAGGAGAAATTAAATGAGACGCCTGATAGACGGCAAGTTCGCAATAGTCTATCATAGCTGATCTGCCATGTGCAGAAACAGTTTCTGCGGACGTCTCTGATAGAGGTGCACGTCCGTTGGCTGCAGTATTGATGTAATGGTAGCATAAGTGCCCTCCAAGCATTTCGCGCAAGTTCGAATCTTGTATACTGCTCCAACTGGAGATTTGCTAAAACCTTATCTCCTTATTTAACAGAACTCACCAAGGCTACGGTTATCGGTTCGTCCTCAAATCGGTGAGTCTTTAAACCAGAGTAAGCGGTTGAAGGCTATTAGTGGGGAGTGAGCTTTCCTAAAATACGTCTGTTTGGCTTACTAAACCGAGAGCGAAGATTGCTTAATGGATCTGCTCACTCCAAAGAAGCGGTTTTCGCGCTATATCGCGGGTGGAAGGTAATGGTTATCTCACTGTCCTCATAAGTCAGAAAATGGAGTTCGAGTCTCCAACCCGCAACCAGATAAGGAGTTAAAAATGAGTATCAATAAAGGTTATTTAACAGCAAAGACAGACAAAGCAAGTGATGAGTATTTTACTCCAGCTGAAGCCGTAAAACCGCTTCTTCAATTTATCCCAACCGACAAGATTCTTTGGTGTCCTTTTGATAAGCCAACCAGTTCTTATGTGCGTGTATTTGAGGAAGCAGGATACCGTGTTTTATATTCTCATATTGATGAAGATAAGAACTTCTTCTTCTATGAGCCTGAAGAACCTTATGATCTTATTGTATCAAATCCGCCTTTCAGCGTTAAGGATGATATTTTGCGGCGTTTAACAGAGTTGAACAAACCTTATGCTATGCTTTTACCGCTTCCTACTCTTCAAGGACAAAAACGGTTTGATGATTTGGTAAATAGTGAAGCACTCGTTTTTGACAAACGTATTAACTTCTTTACGGATGAAGCACAAACTCAAATGGCAAAAGGAGTTGCTTTTGCTTCGATTTATATTTGTAAGGGAGTTCTGCCAGAAAAATTAATCTTTGAGCGGTTGTAAGCCGCTTAACGAGGTGTAGGGGAAGAGGAACCCCGCCTGATTTGGGATCAGGACATTACTGTGTGTTCAAGTCGCACCACCTCGACCATTGTTTATTGGTAGCAAAGAAAAACCAATCGTTGGTTCCGTAAAACCGTTTATGGTCGGTTAGTTCAGTGGTAAAACCGTAGTCTTGTAAACTACCTTCGTCAGTTCGACTCTGGCACCGACCTCCAACGCCATAGCAACAGTGGCGTAATCGTTTTCCTCCGAGGGGTTTATCGACCCCAAGGAGGTTTTGAAAGGAAGATAAGTATGCCTACACCACAAGAAGTTTTAACTAAAGTTCATGATCTTGCGAACTATTATACCAATATCGATTTTCCTAATTTGGCTTCAATACTTCGAGAAGCGGAAAATGCGCTTCAAGAACTTTTAGCAAAAATTCCGCCCGAAGAAAAAGTTGAAAAGAAATAAAAATTGTGGTATAATTATTATAGAAAAAGAAAAGGAAATTAGTATTTTGGATGACTTTTTAGTTGGTTCTTATGTTAAATTATTTTGTTAAAGCAACCAACATTTCTATTCCTCGATAGCTCAGTCGGTAGAGCGCATGACTGTTAATCATGATGTCACAGGTTCAAGTCCTGTTCGGGGAGCCATATTGCAGTATTGAGTAGCTGGTAGTGCAACTGATTTGATTGAGTAGTTTAATTAGGAAAACGTAAGGGCTGAGGGAAGAAACTTCTTGATACCCAAAGCCTCAGACCGATAAGCCGAAGAAGCGGCACACGGCTCGTATGAGTGCAAATCTCATCTCAATTACCAGTATGCCGAGAGCGTTAACACATTCACCGACTCCCGGCTCAAAAAATGTGGGGTTCTTTCCAAGGGTTTCTTAGCCTCTAAAAGTAAAACTGTTTATCGCTCGAGTAACAGAACTGGTATATGTATTCGGCTCAAACCCGAAGTTTTGTAGGTTCGAATCCTACCTTGAGCACCAAAGTAAGATGAATCGTTTTGCAGATACTCCAACATCTTTTCGGGTAGCTCCGATAAACTAAATGGAAGTATCGGGGTGTATTAAGGCAGGGTCGATGACCAAAGCATTAACCCTCCAGTTCATGAACGGGTTTAGGGCTTATCCTCACGTTAGTGGAAAAGCTCACATATCCCCTTCAGATGGCGTGCAGCCCGTTCAAGTCGGGCGAGGGATTTTAGGTTGTTTTTAAATTATACGCGTAGATTTAATTAGCAACTAAACTTGGTGCTTCGATGAGAGGTTAAATGGACGGTAGCCGTTACAGCCGAAATATTGCGGAGTGGTGGAAATGGTAAACACACAAGACTTTGACTCTTGCGCCTCGGCTTACACGTTCAAATCGTGTCTCCGCAGCCATCAAAAAATATGCTCGACCTAAAATTTGATTTTCTTTCAAATCTATGATATAATATATATACAAGATAAGGAAAGAAGAAAAAAATTTTTTCAATCAAAAATCTGCTCAACTTAAAACTTGAAAGGAAAACAAAAATGTGATATAATAAATATGTAAGATAAAGAAAGAGATTTCTTCCAATTTAAATACTTATAGACCCCGATGAAGTCATCTTGTTTGATGGTCGGGAAAGCTACTTTGAAAGTTAGATAAGTGGGATACTGCTTATCCAATGAAACCAATTAGTGGAAACGCTAACGGTGGGACGGGCTTAGAGCCTTGAAGTAGTTTGTGCGTCTAATTTGGAAGTTCAAAACAACTCAAACGACAGCAGCGACAAGTGGCAACGTAGTAATACGTCCCGCGTAAGGTAATTAGCGTGAGAAACTAATCTACCCCGCTCTCAAAGGAAGCTGGTGTGTTGAAGCGCAGTAATGCGTGTATAACTGTCGAAGAGGTGCGAGTAGCCGTATCACAGTATATCAAATAATAGCTTTGATGATATTAATAAAAAGATTAATTCTGAAGCTCGGTGAAAGTTCGCAAATATCAACTTTGCGCGTTGTTCGTTGGTTCGCCAACTATTGGAGAAGCGTAGGATCGCAACCTATTGCTCAGACTCCCGTAAACGTATGTTAATAGGAACCCTAAAGAACAGAGGTATGACGAAGGTCGCTATAAGTATTTAAATTGAGAGAAATCTCAACTATAAGCAAGATGGATTGCAAGTGCTCTCGATGAATTGATTATATCATACTTCGGGATGAGGCGGACATAATCTTTAATCAAAAGTAAACAAAAAGGCAACCGGAACCTACAAAGGCTTTTGAGATCGCATTTTGCTTCGTCTGCCAAACGAAACTTGGCGAGGAGGTTGAACCCCTAAAACAACCAGTGGGAGGCATCCCGAGCCGCTACTTTAAAGTGTGCCGTGAGTTCTAAACGTATTAAGAACCGTTTAATGAAGTTTGGTGAGTTATTAACTTCATAGCAGTTGGAGCTTTTACCAATCCGTGCTTATTCGGTGATAATAGGCGTTTGGCGCAGCAAACTCCCTCTTGCGCGGTATGATTCACCACACGAATCCGGTAAAGTGGTCGCTCCACAGAAGTTGCGGTTCAAACTTCACGCCGACAAAATTTTTTGACCGAGTAGGCGGCTCTACCGCTTAGGGTTCATCTTAACCCTTAAACTTCCTCGCTTTGGCGACCCAAGTATAGATGGGCTGACTACTTGCCCGCGTAAGAATAACTACCCAAGCGATAAAAAAGTAGTCTCTTCATCAAGAGTAGCATGATGAGCATCGTTGGCTTATAACGACGCCAAATTAAGGGCGATAACGCTTAATCGAACGCATCGTGTTGCGGATGGAACGCGCAGTCCTAATAGAATATGACGCCCTAAGCAGTTGATGGTTAATAGCAGCAGGTTGTAAAAAGGAATAAGTTGTCCTCTTTGTCTCCCCAAAGAAAAATCATTTTCCTCGCTCTTCATCGTGTGAGAATGAAGCAGTTAGTAAAAGGACTGATGCGAATTGCTTTTACGAGATTACTTGTTCTCCAAGACAAGTCCTATACGTCAGGTTGACGAACAACCGTAGGAGTTGCGGTGGCTCGGTGCGCTGAGCTGTGAACTTCCGGTGGGTCGCACACACGCTATGTTATTGCGGAAGAGGTTGATACTTCTAAAAGAAGGACAGAGCAAAGCCGTAATGCGCTTAAAAAATAAGCGGTGGGATGAAAACTTCTTTCATCTCCGAACAGGGTAGGTTAAAGAGCCATGCTTTAGTCTACCCGTTTTACATAAATAGCGGAAAAACCGCTAATTCACTTAGTAAGAGAGGAAAAGAAAGAAATGATTATTCACTCTAAAGTTCTGGAAAGAGATTTTTCGTGTGATGCGAAGGACGCGGCTGAAACGATGAAAGCGGTTCTCGCACTTGAAGCAGCAGCTAAGGCAGAGGAAGAGAATGATTTTCTGGCAAGTGCGCTGGATGACGTTCTGATGGAACTGGATAAGAACTATGACGAACAGGATAAGCTGAAAGCTGAAATTGATGAACTGGAAGCAAAGATTGCAGAAGTAGAGAGTAAGCTGTCTGAAGTTTATGATAGGATTGATGAGTTGGAGGCTGAAGAAGCTGAACTTGAAGAGCTTATGGATGAACTGACGGATGAGGACGAGGATGATGACGACTGCTGCGAGTGGGACTGTGATTGCGATGATTGTCCCGATAAGGAAGCTTGCTACGAAGATGATGAAGAAGAGGATGTAAGTCCTTATCACTGTGCTGCAGTAATTATCAAAAACGGTGATGAAGAAAAGCGTGTTCCGGCAGACTTTAGTGCAGTAATTGATGCTATTCTTGAAATGCTTGAGGATGAAGAGGACGATCTGGACTATTAAAAATAGGGGAGATTTTCTCCTCTTTAATCTCTTTACAGGGAGTTAGTGTAATGGTAGCACAGTGGTCTTCAAAACCATAGAAGATACCGTCTCCAAAACGGTAGGTAAGGGTTCGAATCCTTTACTCCCTGCCAAGAGATAAGAAAAAAAAGAAGTAAAAAGTCTACCGTCCCGCATTTTTGGGACGGTTTTTTGTTTAGTTTATAGCGAACAAAAATTTGACAAAATCCAAATTTTATGATATAATATTTATATAAGGATGAGGGTGAAAACCGGAGGAAAAAATGATGACACCAGTTTGGGCAGTCATAATTGGGGCAATCGTTTCCGTTGTTGGCGCTATTTGACCTATTATAAAATACTATGACAAAAAGCGGGAAAAAAATCTTGATATTCGATTAGAAAGTCTCGGAAACAAGATTAGAGAACCGCTTAATAACATAGAAAATAGATTAAACTGTGTTGAAGGACGGTTAGACAGCGTGGAAGAAATTCTTAAATGGCAGAAAGATATTAATAATAAACAAGATGATAGGTTTGATGAGATTGAAAGCCAACTTCTTAAAATGCTCGATAGTATGAACAAAAACGAGAAGGATCGCTTAAAAACAGAAATTATCGACTTTGCCACAAAGTTGCGTAATAACCAACAAGTTGGCATGGAAGATTTTCAGCATATTCATTACGTTTATGATAAGTATCATTTGCTTCACGGAAATACCTACTGTGATAGCCTACACTCATTTATCACAGATTGTGAAAAAGAGTATTTAGCAGTAGCAAGGATGAACGAACGAAAGGAAGGATAGTTAGTGATTCAGTTTTCCAAAAATAATTTCTTTGAGTGTTCCAGAGAAGAGTATGCGGGAAAAGCGGTTAATATTGTGCTTATTGATAAGCGGGCAACTATTACAGGTGAACTGCTAAAACAATATCAGTATCGCTGCCCGCAAACTCTTAAAGCTCTTAAGGAGCAATTGGCTGAAACAGCCAATCTTAAACTGGGAAGTTGTTTCCTCAAAAATCATACTCTCTTTATAGTTGCTCGTGAGGATTATCGTCAAAAATGGCAAATGGATATTTTTGACAAAATTTGGAAGGCGTTGAGAGATCAACTTGAAGCCAAATATACAAAAATTAAGTTTGCAGAAAAAGATTATCCGTGGATTATTCAGGTTCTATCTAAATATGATGCGGCTTCGTCGAGCAACATTATTGTTTATGAAAGGTGCGGGTGGGAATTTTGATTAAATTTGAAAAAGTAAGTTTTGAACAGTATCGTAAAGACAGAAGAAGTATTGCACCACTTATCAGTGAAACTGCTTTGAGCAATGAGTGGGAGAATATTAAGTTGCCGACTCGCGCAACTTACGGTAGTTCTGGATACGATTTCTATGCTCCTTATGATGTGGGATGGATTCAAAATAGTCTTGACAATCCTATTATTTATACTGGAGTAAGATTTATTGTAGATGAAGCTGTAATGTGGGTGCTTCTTATGCCGCGTAGTGGTTGGGGTTTTAAGTATGGTTTTCGATTGGTAAATACGATTGGAAATATTGATGGTGATTATGCTAATGCAGAGAATGAAGGTCATATTGCTGTAAAGGTTTCTTCGATATTTCCTGTTGCAATCAACCGAGGCGACCGCTTTATGCAGGGAGTTATTTGTCCCTGTATACTGACTACCGATGACTGTGCAGCTGGTTTACGAACTGGAGGATTTGGTTCTACCGGCATTTGTTAAATAAAATCTACCGAGAGGTATTTAATATGAGCGTATGTGGTATTACGGCAAAAGGTAATCCTGAACAAACGGAACTCATTAGGATTTTGATGGATAATCAGCACCCTATTGTAGCCGTTACTGGAGCTGCTGGCACAGGCAAAAATCTTATTAGTCTTGCTTGCGCTTTACAGCAGGTTTATGTTGACCGCAAATATGATAAAATTATTTATGCTCGTGATGTATATCAGGTGGGCGAATCAGTAGGATTTTTGCCCGGTGATATAAATGAAAAGATTGATCCGTTCATGGGAGCGCTCTGGGATAACTTAGATGTCATTGCGCGTCATTCTGGGTATAATGCTCAAGATATGCGCAGCAAGATTGAAGTTGTTCCAGTGTTCAGTTTGCGCGGACGAAGCTTTGATAGTAAAATACTTATCTTCGATGAAGCGCAAAATAGTGATGTTAATACGTTAAGAACGGTATTGACACGTATGGGAGATTTTTCCAAGGTTATTTTCCTTGGCTCATATAATCAGGTTGATAATAAAGCGATGAGTAGGCGGAAAACCGATCTTGAGAAAGTGATTGAGAAGCTGGAACCGCTTGAAATCTTTGCTCATGTAGAACTTAAGAAAAGTATGCGGAGCAAATGGTGCGCTGAAGTTGATAGATTGTTAGGTGAAATTGATGGGTAGATTATTTTATTATATCGTTCAGTGAACTTGAGGACTTCCCGCTAATTTAATAGGGTTATTGGTTTTTATTTTTACGTATTGAAATGCGTATTCAACCAAACCTTATCGCTATGCTTTGGCAACCGCTTTGCCGGGCGAGTTTGGCGGTTTTAGTTTAGGGATGTGGATATTTTATGGACAAAATTGCGAAAGCGTTTTGCCGCATGAGTATGGTCATGGACGACAAGTCTTATTGTTTAGTGGTTTAGGTTATTTACTCTTTTTCGCGCTTCCGAGCGTAATTAGATATTGATATCGAGAGTGAGTATATAAAACTGATAAGGAAAAGTATAAGTCCTTACCCGATTATGATAGCGTATATTTTGAAGGATTAGCTACCAAATGGGGAAATGAAGCAGTAAGCGGAAAATTTTGGTATATGTAAATAAAGATAAGGCGGATGAAAGATTCCGCCTTGTTTTATCTAATATTTTAGGAGTTAAGAAATTATGGAAGTAGTTTTGTATAGTAGCGGATGCCCGAAGTGCCAAGTTCTTGAAAGTAAATTAATGGCAAAAGGTATTCCTTTTATGATTACAAATAATTTTCAAGAAATTATTGATAGAGGTTTCCAGTTTGCTCCAGTGCTTAAAGTGGGAGAAGTTTTTATGAACTTTACTGAAGCAAATAAATGGGTCAATGAGAGGTAAGGTGAGTAATGAACGTAAATATTAGATTAAGTAAAAATTTTACCACACAGTGGAACAGATTGCAGGAGAAGTATGGTGAAGAGTTCGCTAAATTAAATGGCTTCTCTGATAGTCAACTTAGTTTTACAGACTTTATTGATAATTTCATTGATAGCGCAACTGTTGCCGATGTTTCTGTTGATGGAAATGCAAATGTTGGCAATAAAGATATGCGGACTATGATGAATGAAATGCCAAAAGCTCATAGAAAATTGCTGGCTTTTAATAAGATTTACTATGAACTTAATAAGAAGTATGGCTTTAAAACTGCGAATGAGTGGCTTGAAGCAGAGTGGTCAAAAGCGTTATATCTTCATGATGCTGACACTTCAAGTTATATTTCTTACTGCTTTGCTTATGATTTAAAGGATCTTGCAGAAAAAGGACTTTTCTTCCTTAATAATTTTAATGCTGAACCTCCTAAGCACTTATCTACTTTTATAGATTTTGTTAAAGAGTATATTAGTTTTACAAGTAATAGATCGTCAGGAGCAGTTGGACTTCCTAATATTATTCCTTATATGTATTATTTTTGGAAGAAAGATTGTAAAACAGGTTATGCTACAAAAAGTGATGATTATTATGCTCGTCAGCAAATTCAACGTTTTGTATATGCTGTAAATCAACCTTATACAAGAGACGGGATGCAGTCAGCTTTTACAAATGTTTCTATTTTTGATGGTGCTTATCTTGAAGCTTTGTTTGGCGGAGCAGTTTTTCCTGATGGAAGTTTTATGGTAGATGAACTTGATGGTATTAAAGAGTTCCAAAAGCTTTTCTTGGAAGAAATTGCAGAAATAAGAAAACATAATATGTTTACCTTTCCGGTGCTAACGATTGCACTTTTGCGCAAAGATGGAAAATTTGTAGATGAAGATTTTGCTCGTTGGGCAGTAAAGCATAATATGATTTGGAATGATAGCAACTTATTTATTGATGACTCTGTAAATAGTTTAAGTAATTGCTGTCGTTTGAAATCTTCGATAAATGATCTTGGTTATTTTAATAGTGTTGGCGGGACTGCGCTGAAAGTTGGTTCTGTTAAAGTTTCTACTGTTAATCTTGCTCGTATTGCTCTTGAAGCAACTACTGAAGAAGGATATCTTGAGAAATTAAAAACTATTGTTGAGTTGGATTGTAAAGTGCTTGATGTAGTTCGTCATATTATTGAGCGCAATGTAGAAAAAGGTTTGCTTCCTAATTTCTCTAAAGGATTAATTGATTTTCCTCATTTATATAATACAATTGGCATTATTGGATGTTATGAAGCTATTAAAAGTTTTGGATACGTTAAAGTAGATGAACTTGGAAATAGTTTTTATACTAAGCAAGCTGACGAGTTTGGCAAGCGGATTTTTGATACTATTCACGCTGTAAAAAATGACTTTGTTAAGGATAAAGATTACAAAATGAACCTTGAACAAATTCCGGGCGAGACAGCTGCGGTAAAAATGCTTCAAGCTGACAAACTTCTTTACCCTGAAACAGTAATTAGAGATTTGCCACTTTATGGTAATCAGTTTATTCCTCTTGGGATTAAAACTACGATGGTTGAGCGTATTCGTATTGCTTCATTGTTTGATTCTTTTTGTAATGGTGGTAGTATTGCTCATATTAATTTGGAAACTACGATTAAAGATTTTGATCAAATGTGGAAATTAGTAAATTATATTGCTGACCAAGGTTTAACTTATTTTGCTTTTAATGTAAGGATTCAAGCTTGCGAAAATAATCATGCTTTTTTCGGAAAAGTATGTCCAGTTTGCGGAAAACCAGTTGCTACCGAATATACAAGAGTGGTTGGTTTTTATGTTCCAATCAGAACTTGGAGCAGTGAAAGAAAGCAAGAATACGCTTTAAGACAGTGGGAAAAAGTTAATGAGGATTAAAGATATAGTTGTAGAGGATTTTGTTAATTATCATAAGGCTTGTATGTTCATCATCACAGCTTTTTGTTCTTTTAAATGTGATAAAGAAAGCGGAAAAACGGTGTGTCAAAATTCAAGTTTGGCACACCAACCAACGCTATTAATTGATGATGAACGTATTATTTCGATGTATATTAATAATCCAATTACAGAAGCTCTTTGTTTTGGTGGCTTGGAACCGCTTGATCAATTCGATGAAGTGGTTTTGCTCATTAGCCGCTTTCGTGAGGTAAGTGATGATCCTATTATTATTTATACTGGTTATACAGAAGATGAAGTCACATCAAAGATAGCGATTTTAACCGCTTTTTCAAATATTATCATCAAATTTGGAAGATTTATACCCGATCAGCCTCATCATGTTGACCCGCTACTTGGAGTAGAACTTGCTTCACCTAATCAGTATGCCAAAAGATTGGAGGAAGTAAAAGATGAAAGTCAGTGTAAGTAAAGATAAAAAGCACGTTGAACTCATACGTTCCAAACTGCGGGAAAATGGTGGATATTGCCCTTGTGCTTTAACTCGAACCGCAGATACAAAATGTATGTGTAAAGACTTTCTGGAGAATGTAGAAGCAGGACAAATGTGTCATTGCGGTTTATACTTGAAGGAGGAAAAGTAATATGAATATTGAACTTATTATTATCATTGGAGTTGCCGTTGTAGCTATTGGAGTTTTTCTATGGGAGATTTTCCGCCGCAGTCCTGAAGAACGCAAAGCCTATTTAATTGATTTTATTGTTGGACTTGTGGTTGCTGCCGAAGATGAAATCGGAGCAGGTCATGGACAGGAAAAACTTGAAGCGGTTGAAACTATGTTTAAGGAAAAAGCACCGTTTATTATGAAAATAATGCTGAAACTTTCAGGCAGTAATAATCTGACTGAACTTATCGAAACCGCGCTTTCAAAAGTTAAAGACAACTTCTCCAACAAATCGTAATCCAACGGAAATTACGGTGAAGTAGAAATTTGATTTTCATCGTAAGTTATGATATAATATATTTAAAGAAAAGAAAGAAAAGGAGTGTTGTTATGAAATTAAATATTAACAACGTTCCCCAAGATAATATTTTAATTTTTGACATCGAATATGATCAAAATGTGTTGATTCAGCTTGCCACCCTCACTCTCCGCAAGATTGAATCTGATGTATTCCAATTAACAAGAAGCACCAATATTTACATTGACCCAAACCAGTCTGTAAGTAGCTTCTTTATAGGTTATACAAATATTACCAATGATTACCTACGCTATAATGGAACTGATTTAGCCGGAGCGAGGTCGTTGGCTCATGAGATTGTATTCGATGTTGGAACAAATAATACTCTCTTAGTGAGCCACGGATTGGATAATGATTTAGAGATTTTGTATAAGAATGGTATTGATTGGAAGGTTCTGCCTAACAAGTATGATACTTACAAAAAAGCTAAAGAATTATTGCATCGTGGCTCACTTTTGACGTTGAAAGATATTGCGCAAAACGATGGTTTTTTTATGTTTAATGAACATAACGCTTATGCTGATGCGTGGGGAACACTTCATGCTTTTTGTTGGCTAAAGGAAAATGAAGAAAGGATAGATTAAGATGCGGGCAAAATTTTTAGATTTGGATAAGATGGATTTGCGGCGTGAACAAGCACAAAGCGTTATAAGTCGTGAAATTGGAACTGGATTTGTTTTTCATTCGGATTTCGATTATCATACAGTTGTGGATAAGATTGAAAACGCGGTTGAAGAAGCCCCGATTGTTGAAGGCGCACTTTATCAGTTTCATATTGTTTGCGCAGACACGAGTAAGGAAGAAACAGATCACTTTGTTCAGTTATTTGTAAACTGGTTTCTTCAAAGTTTGATACTGGATGAAAGAAGAGAACGCGAAGCGAGACTTAGTGCTCCAATTGCAGTTAAAACAAACAGAGTGATTATGTTGGATTTGATAAATAAGAAAACAAAAATTAATAAATTCAGCTTGCAGGTTTATGTTAATGGAAAGCTGGTTTATAAGTTTTAGAGGTGAGTAGATGAAATACTATGGTGATGCAGAAATTACAGGAGCGATAAAAGGAAGCATATTAAAAGTAACGTCTGGATCTTTTGAAAATGTGTCAACTGTAAATATAGATTTATTAAAAATAAATTCTGGAAAAATTGTTGTTGTAAAAACTTTTGATGAATGAAAAAAACTTTTTGTAAAAAATACTGGGGATAGAAATTGAGAGTATATTTATCCATCTTCTAATAAAAATATTATTGTTATAATTGATTCTGATACGCCTTTAGGTTCTGATACTGAATATTATTATTTTTATGCTCAAAATAAAATAGCAATAATTGATTTAAAGAGACAATTAAATCTTAATAATTATGATTACAGTGAAGATACTTCTCATTTTACTTTTAAAAATTGCTTTTTTATGAATTTTTGTGGATTTGAAAAATGTTCTTTTTATATTTCAAATATTTCTGAAAGCAATTTAGATTTTCATTATTGTTTTGCAGGGTGTAATAATATAGAGTCCTGTTTTTTCAAGTTTGAAACTGGAGTTTATACTGGAGAAGGTTATAATGTAAAAGAAATGAATAATTCACTTTTTGTAGAATGTTGTAATATCAATAACGTAGGTTTGATAATATATGCTACAAATTTTACACAGTGTTTTAATAACTGCTCTTATATATCAAACACAAACACAAACCTTCAAAATAGCCAACCAAACAAAATATTTAACGAAGTGAAAAATGTAAATAATTTTTATTGTAGAGGATATATTACTGGTCAAAAAGAAACTACAAAAATCGGTAAAGTTAGATATATTTTTGATGCTTTTTTTAGTTTTCCAGTTATATTAGAAACTTCAAATTCTGATCTTACATCAGAAGGTTTAGAAAATTTTGATGGAGTTATTTTTGGTTCTAATATTTGGTGATCAGAAAATCAACCTCTTTCATCTGAAATTTGAACTACAGCAGAAATAAATAGAAATTATATAAAAAATTGTTATTGTATGAATGCGAAAGGATAAAAACAAATGGCAATATATTATACCGATGGTGCCTGTTCTTCCAAAGATAACTGCGGTGGTTGGTCTTGCATCTGTGTAGATGGACCAACCTACTACGGCTATGAAGAAAATACAACTAATAACCGCATGGAACTGCTTGGTGTAATTACTGCGCTTCAGCACTTTTCAACTCAAACAGAAATTGGTGCTACAGTTTATACTGATAGTGCTTATATTTCTAACTGCTTTAAAGATAAATGGTATGTGAATTGGCGGAAAAATGGTTGGAAAAACGCTTCCAAACAGCCAGTCAAGAACCGCGATCTTTGGGAACAACTCATCGGTCTTTATGAAAATCTGAAACCGCGTATGGTTATCATTGCCAAAGTTAAAGGTCATGATGGTGATACGTATAATGAAATGTGTGATAAATTAGCAGTAAAAGCAAGAAAGGAAAAGATAGAGAACAAATATGAGTAATGTATTAATCGTTTTGCCGCAGCATCCAGTAGATATTGTCGACGCAAGCGGAGAATTGAGAGACTTTTATAGTCCAAAAGATATTGTGTTATCAGTTCAAATGATGGCATTACTTGCCGAAGAAACATATCGCGGCAAAGCAAAAGAAAATGAAAAAGAAGTATTTATGAACCAGCCTTATGCGTTTTGGGACGCGCTTTTCTTAAAGATTCAAAGCGGTGAGAAGTTGGACAAAGACAAAAATAATTTGTTTTATGGTAATTATCCAAAAAACAGTCTTGCTAAGTTCGATCATATTATATCGCTCAACGCCTACAATGAAGAAGCGGAAAATCCCGCTTGGCTCTATGATGCCCAGTTAAAGAAGGATTATGGCGAACAACTTGTGCCAGTTTATGGGCATGAAGATATTCAGTTCTATTTTCCTACTTGGAAACACCTTCGTCTGTTCTTGCGGATGAATGGTTTTACGGAAGGGGATAGACGTAATGGATAAAGTGTATAATGAGAAACAGCTTGAAGCGATTGAAAGCACTGAAGCTAAAGTGTTTATTACTGCTCCTGCTGGTTCTGGTAAAACGCACTGTTTAGTTGGTGCAGTTGAGCGGTACGCAAAGGAAAATCCTTTTTCTCATATTACAGTTATTACTTTTACTCGAAAAGCGGCGGCAGAACTTAAAGAACGTATTGATACGCTAACAAATATTGATGTGTCTACGATTCATGCTTGGGCTTGGAGGCGTTTAGCCGCTATTGGGGCGGAGCTTGGGTTTGTGGTTCAACTGCTTGAAGATGATCAAATTAAGGTAATTCTGAAAAGACTTTGCCAACAGCGAAATCAGTATTATATTAATCAGTTTATGCTCTTTAGTTATGTAATGGGCAACTATAATATTGATATTGATGATTCTTTGAAGCGCACTTATGAAGCTATTCGTTTGGATTATGTGAAATTCAAGCGAAAACAAAGCCTTTATGACTTTACCGATTTGCCGCTTTATCTTTATGACAAGATGAAAGAGTATGATGTCAGTATTAATGATGTTGACGGGTTATTTGTAGATGAGTTTCAAGATGTTGATGAAATTCAGTTCGCGCTTTTTGAAGAAGTTCATGCGAAGAAGAAGTTTTATATCGGCGACCCGCGACAAAATATTTACCAGTTTCGTTCCTCGATTGATAATGTAGTTGAGCGGTTGACAGACTTCTCATTCTACGAGTTGGATATTAATTATCGCTCTAAACAAGAGATCTTTGATTATGCAGAAACGGTAAGGAAAGAAGCTATGGAACTTATTGACGATGGAGCAACATTATGCGGTGCTTCAGCAATTGTAGAAATTGAGCCTTCTGTAGTTAAATGCGAAAGAGGACTTGGTGGCGAAGTATATAGCTTTGGTGGTTGGGGTAGTTGTGTTAATTGTGTTGATGGCAGTCCAGTTAATGAAGTGCTGACGATGAAGAAGTTGCTTACTGATCCCAAAACACAAATTCTTTGTCGTTCAAATAAACAAGTAAAGAAAATTCAAACTTACGGTTTTACAAATGTTAGCACTGTTCATCAAGCAAAAGGTCTTGAATATGATAATGTGTTAGTTGTCGATTTTCCGATTGGTAATACCGAAGAACTTAATATTTGCTATGTAGCAATTACACGGGCAAAGAACAAAGTAGCAACAACTCCTTTTAATGTTTTGCTTAATCTTGTTTGTCATGAAAATATTCAACCGACAACCAATAGATTATTTTAATAGCCAAAAATGGCGGATTAGAAGTCAAATTTCAGCGTAAATTTGACTTTTTTCTTATTTTATGATATAATATATATAGAAAGAGAAAAAAGGAGGTATTTTAGATGTTTTTTAAACGAAAGGCACCAAAAAATCCAAAGAGAGTCTTTACTTTTGTTGATGATGATTATATCAGATATGTGGTTTCACCTGACTATTTTTATGTAGTTGAATCAGCATATAAGGACTGGTATAATGTAAAAGCTGCGGTTGACGGCAATGAAAAGCATGATGTTATTGTTGCTGTTGGAGAACTGGATAAATGTAATCACGCGCTTAATAATATCTGGGAGCAACTTAAGGAAGGCAAAGATATTATTTATATTTGGAGGAACTAATGGAACAAGAAGTTTTTGATAGGTTTTACTCGACGGAACCTATGAAATATTATCAGCCACTGGATTATAATAGCAAAAAAGCTCAGGATATGATTGAGAACGCGGATTTTGCTTGTATTGCTACGCGTAAAAACGATGGTGAGTGGGGCAGAGCTATTATTGGGACAGATGGTAGCGTAAAGATTCAAAGTCGCACGATTAGCAAAGTTAGTGGCACGTATGGTGATAAAACAGAATTGCTGCCACATTTGGTTGAAGAACTGAAGCAACTTCCGCCGCAGTCTGTTGTGCTTGGAGAAATTTGTTTTGCAGATGTAAGTAAAACGAGCAAAGATGTAGGTGCGATTTTAAGATGTCTCCCTGCAAAAGCGATTGCGCGGCAAAGTGGTTCAAATCCTAAACTTATTTTCAAAATGTTTGATGTGCTTGCTTGGGATGGAGAAAGTTTGATGGATAAAACGTATGGAGAACGTTTTGTTCAGTTGACCGCAACTCCGATAGCTAAAGGAGTATTTAAATATATTTCACTGACCGATTATGTATTTGAAGATTTTCCGACTTTCCTTCAGGATATTCTGGCGGAGGGCGGTGAAGGTATTGTTATTCATCGTCGTAGCTACAAGTATTCACCCGGTAAGCGTCCTGCTTGGACGTCATTAAAAGTTAAGAAGATTGTTCAAGAAATTGAACTGCCAGTTGTAAGTGTCATTGAACCAAGTCGTTCTTATGAAGGTAAAGATGCGGAAAATTGGTCTTATTGGATGGGAACGTATGATAGCGGAGAAAAAGTATTTTTGCCGCACTCTCCATGTAATATTGATATGGAAGCTGGATTAACTTGGGAGCCTGTCACCAAACCTTATTATAATGGATGGAAAAATGGAGTTGTTGTAGATAACAAAGGAACAAAAGTTCGTATCACAAGCGGATTGACCGATGATGATCGTGAGTGGCTTGCAAGCTCTGAAGCCGCTTCTTTGATTGAACAGGGACAGTTAGTTGCAGTTGCTACTTGTATGGAAATCACTGAAGATGGTTCACTCCGTCATCCTCGATTGGTGAGGTTGCGGACAGATGCGTAGTAGATTAGCAATTTTATCTTTTCTTATTTTGGTGATGTTTTTACTTCTATTCATGCTTGCTTTACGGGTTTGGACGCCCGATATTTCTAACGAAGAAACAAAGGAGTTGTGTTATGATTATTCAGGAGCATTCGATTGGTCTTTGCGGAGAAACTGATTTGTGGTTAAGAGGCTTCCCACTTTCAGTAAATACCAAATATAATATTCCTGTTGTTGCAGAAGCAGTTTATGATGAAAAATTGGCTCCTATTCATTATAAATTTTATACTGCTTTTTGCGGCAGAAATGATTTTGATATGATTTCTTCACGAAACAACGCTTATACCTATCTTGGTTCTACAATGTTGAACTGCGGAAACAATATATGTTATGTATTTTATAAAATGGTTGAGGAGGATGACAAGTGGTAAACAAAGTAGGCGGTCGAAAAGACTTCTTTATCTCAACCGTTCGAGACTACTTAAAATCGCGCGGTTTATCGTATGCAGAGTATGAAGCTCCGTCTGGATCTGTTTACTTTCATGTAGATGTTGGAAACCGTCACTCAAATCCATGTATCCGTATTTCTAATCATCCAGAAAGTAATCAAAAAGGTCATGCTCTTACGTTGCTTTATACCGCAAGCAAAAATGCAAATCAAAAAGCGTTAAAGATGCGGATTCAACGGTCGATTGATAATATGATTACAAGAACAAACAAGTATAGTATGTATAAGTGCTTAGAAGAACTTAAGGGCTAAAATTTGATTTTTAGCCCGTTTTATGATATAATTATAGAGTAAAAAGATTGGAGGAGATGTATTGAGTTATACAGCAGAAGATATAAAAACCTTATCCTTTCGAGATGGTGTAAGAACGCGTATTCAGATGTATCTTGGTAGTGCAGATAATGAGGGAGCTTATCAGGCTATTAAGGAAATTGTGAATAATGCAACTGATGAGGCACTTTGTGGATATGGTTCAAAAATTAAAATTGGACTTAGTGAAAAGACTAATGAAGTTGTTGTAAAAGACTTTGGTCGCGGAGTTCCATTTTTGGTAAAAGAAGATGGAACAAATGTGTTGGTTGATATTTATACAAAGGCTCATACAGGTGGTAAGTTTGATGATAGTTCTTACAAAAATGCAAGCGGATTAAATGGAGTAGGCGGTTCTTGTGTCTGTTTAAGTTCAAAGATTTTTGTTGTAAGTAGCTATCGAGATGGGAAATGCGCAACTGCACAGTTTGAAGAAGGAAATTTGGTAGATTATAAGGAAGAGCCTTATAGTGGTGCGGCAACAGGGACTTATGTTCGTTTTATTCCAGATCCCGCGGTTTTTAAGGACGAAAAGATTCAGTATTCATTTAAACGTTTGTGCCAAGATATTAAGAGTATTTCATATTTGTATAATGGAGTTGAGTTTGTTCTTCAAAACTATGATACTGGTGAAGTAGAGAGATATTGTGCAAAAAATGGTATTGTAGATTTTATCAAGGATAATTTGCCAGATCCTGTTCATCCTCATATTATTTCATTTGCAGCTGAAGATGGTAAAGATAAAATGGAGATTGCTTTTCAGTGGGGAAGTGAAAGAGAAACTTCTTATGTTTTTGTTAATGGATTGAGATGTCCGGAAGGCGGTTCTCCGATTACAGGAGCAAGAACCGCTATTACAAAAACATTGAACGCACTGAATGAAAGTAGTTTCGATGGTGATGTTATTAGAAGAAATTTGTTTTATGTGATTAATTGTTCGGTAGCAGCGCCGTCATTCTCAAATCAGACTAAATCTAAGATTAACAATCCTTCTTTGCGGACTTTAGCTTCTAATTGTTTTTCAGAAGCTATCAAACTTATGAAACAAAAGTATGAGAAAGAGTTTGAAACTGTTTGTGCTATGCTGACTCGTATTGCGAAAGCAGAAAGTGCGGCACAAAGAGCAAGAGAAGCGGCAAATAAAATTGCAAGCGGAGGAAAGAGTCTTAATGCGTTGAGAGATCTCCCAAGTAAATTAGCAGATTGTAATCAATTGGGTGGAGAGCTGTGGTTAACAGAGGGAGATAGTGCCAGTGGTTCTGCGAAATCTGCACGTGATCCTCATTATCAAGCTATTATGCCGCTGCGAGGAAAGGTATTGAATACTTGCTCCAAGGACTTGGCAGATATGTTGAAGAACAAAGAAATTAGAGATATTGCGACAGCACTTGGAACAGGTATAGGTGAGAAATTTAACTTGAACAACTTACGATATAATAAAGTTGTAATCTTTGCAGATAGTGATGAAGATGGCTCTCATATATCTTTACTACTGTGCACGTTGTTCTTGTATCATTTTCCAGAAATTGTAAAAGCAGGTCATCTTTATCGTAGTATTGCACCTTTCTATCGTATTACAAAAGGAAAAGATACACTTTATTTTTACTCTACCGAAGAACTTAATGAGTATAAAAAGAAGAACGCGGTTTCTCATATTACTCGTTATAAAGGATTGGGTGAAATGGGAAGTGATGAACTTTGGAGAACAACTATGGATCCGCAGCACCGTAGACTTGAACAGCTTACGATAAGTGATCTTGAAAAGACGATCAGTTTATTTGATACTCTGATGGGTAAAGATGCCCAGTTGCGCCGCGATTTTATTGGAGAAAATGTAAAGAGAGACGAAGGAGAAGAGGATGGAGATTAATGAGTTTGCAAGAGATAATTTCATGAACTATTCGATGGAGGTAATCAAAAACCGCGCGATTCCTGCTATTGATGGTTGTAAACCTATTCACCGGCGTATTTTGTATGTGATGAAAGATGTAGGTAATGTATCAACAAAGCCTACTCGAAAGTGCGCAAAAATCACAGGTGAAGTTATGGGACGTGTTCATCCTCATGGCGATTCCAGTATTTATGACGCGTTAGTTAGATTGGCGCAGCCGTGGAAAATGCGGTATCCTCTTGTAGAGATTCAAGGAAACGGTGGTAATATTCAAGGAGACAAAGCAGCTGCAAGTCGTTATACGGAGTGTCGTTTAACTCCTCTTGGTGAGTTGATGACAAATAATATTGCGAAGAAGTGTGTTCCGATGGAAATGAACTATTCGGAAGAAGAAGAAATTCCAACGCTTCTTACAAGTGAGTTTCCTAATTTACTTTGTAATCCTAATTTGGGTATTGCTGTTAGTATGAGTTCTACAACTTTACCGCACAACGTAAATGAAATTTGTGGAGCATTGATAGCGTATATCCAGCAGGATGGAAATTTTACAGTTGATGATTTGATGAAGTATGTTAGTGGTCCAGACTTCCCTACAGGTGGAACGATCATTAATGGTAATGAACTGCGCGGGATTTATGCTTCTGGTAGAGGAAGTGTAAAAGTTCGTTCTAAATATTATACGGAAACAGTTAACGGTAAAGTTCATATTGTAATTACAGAAGTTCCTTATCTTGTAAGCATTGAAGATAAAATTTATGAGCGGATTAAGAGCATGGTTCTTGATGAAGGATATACTGATATTGAAAATGTTCAAAATAATATTGGTAATAAAGGTTTTGAAATCCGCGTAATTTGTCGTAGAGGTGCTAATGTAAATAAAGTCATTAAAGACTTGTGTGAAAAAACTGGATTTCAGTCATCAATCAGCATGAATAATACAGTGCTTATTGATGGAGTTCCGAAGCAGCTTACATTTATCGAAATGATGGATGAATATTTAAAGTTCCGCCATGGAGTGATTAGAAAGATTGCCGAGTTTGATAGAAATAAAGCTTATCAGCGGTCAAATGTTATTAAAGGATTGCTGGTTGCTATTGCCGATATTGATAATGTGATTGGACTAATCAAAGTAAGCGGTTCAAGAAATGAGGCAAAAGAAAAACTGATAGCGGCTTATAACTTCAACGAGGAACAGGTTAATGCTATTCTTGATATGAAATTAAGTAGATTAACTCGTTTGGAAGAAGTTGATTTAAGAAGTGAACTCGGTGAACTCAAAAAGACTATCGAGTATAATGATAAATTAATTCGTAATGTTGATGGAGCGCGAGATAAATATCTGATTGAACAGCTTCAAGAAATCAAGAAGAAGTTTGGAGATGCGCGGAGAACAGTAGTGTCAACTATTGGCACTACTCCGTCAGAAGATTCTACTCCAAAGGATATTGTTATTCTACGTAGCGGTTCTCAACTTTATGTTATGGAAAAACCGCGTTCTTCGATTTCTACCTCGACCAAAGGTTTTTTGACCGCTAAGATGAAGTTTGATGAAGTAGTCAGCTGTAGCACCAAAAACCGCTTATTGGTGTATACCAAGACAGGTCAACTGACACTTGTTAATCTTGCAGAGTTAGAAATTGGTGCTATTACGCCTCTCACAACTGATGGTGAGGTTGCAGGGATGTGTATAGAAGAACCAAAGAAATTTCTTATTTCACTTACTAAAAATGGAGTAGTTAAGAAAAGTGAAGCCGCAGAGTATACGTTTAAACGAGCAACATATGTATGCAAACTGAAGGAAGATGATGAAATTGTCTGGGTTGGCTATGCTAATAATGATGATTTCCTACTTGCTTTTGGGGAAAATGACAAAGCACTCAAAGTAGCGGTTGAAAAGCTGTCAACCACAGGTAAGAATACACAAGGTAGTCGCTTCATGAGTTGTATTGTTCGTTGTGCAGTTTGCGGTTCAAATACTTCTGTAGTAATGTCTGTTAGCGGTGAAAAACTTAAAGCAACTTCGATGGATGAATATGTTGAAGGCGCAAAAGGCGGTTCAGGAGTGGTAGTTAATGAAGGAACAACTGGATGTTGGATTGGCGTTGCAAATTTCTTCCTTTTAACTAATGGAACTAAGCTTTCTCCCGCAGTTTTGGATACTTATCCATTAAAAAGTAGAACAGCTACTGGAGCAACAGTTAAAGGTCTAATTAGTCTGTCTCACTAAGATTTTTGTTTCTCTCAAAATTTGACAAAGAACAAAATCTATGATATAATATAAATATAAGGAAAGGTGGGAGTGTGTCCCGCTATGGGTCTTATTGTAGTTGAGAAGCGGCAGTAAGACTCTTATTTCGATTTGAGGTGAAAAAATGAGAGGTATTAAAGAAGTTAAAGATTTAGATACCCTTACTCCTAATGAAACAGATTATATCATGTTTCAGAAAGCGGATGGAACCTACAAAACGGGTAAGACTCTCATTCGTGATATTGGGAAAATAGTTGAGACGAATACAAGTGGGGTTATCCCAGCTGAAGGAGTTGAAAACTTTCCTAAAGTCGGAGAAGAAGGTAAAATTTATTTGGATAAAGCCAGCTCAACTATATACCTTTGGGACGGAGAGGATTATGTAGCAGTTGGATATAATTATACTGATGTCAGTTTTGACGGAGGAAATGCTGATTAATGGCAACTATTAAAACAAGTTTTCAACTTCGTGGCGATACCAAGGCTAATTGGGAAGCAAAAGATCCTATCCTTAAGGAACGTGAACTTGGTATTGAGACAGACACACGGAAGTTTAAGTTCGGAGATGGCACTTCTAAGTGAACCGAACTTGAGTATGCTGGAACCGATGAGGAACAGATTAAGGGACTCATTAATGCGGCAGAAGATAACTTCTATCAAGTAGTTCGCAACGCAAACGAGACAGATAATGATGCGATTGCTCGTGCACTTGGGGAGACTGTAGCGGCAAAGGGCGATATCTGTGTCATTAAAACTGCTCTGGGAACAACTCCTGAAACCTATTCTTTCATGGGATATGTTTATGATGGAGCAAATTGGGGCGCAATGGATGGTAATGTGTCGGCAGATAATATTATCTTGTCGCAAGACCTTATCCTTGCAGGTAATTACACCAATATTGGAAACCTTAAGTTGAGCGATGGCAGATATGAAGCAAAGGGTAAATCCTTAACTGCTTTGCTTACTAAGATCGCAACTGAAGAGCTGTTCCCAACAAAGCCTACTCCTACTTGTGCAATCACTTTAACTGGTGCTGGTGCCAAGGAAGTAGGAACAAAAATTACACCTTCTTATACTGCTACATTTGATAAGAAGAGCTACGCTTATCCGCCAAAGGATACTGGAGTTTCGGTTTCCGCTTGGTCAATTAAGGATACTAATAATGTAGAAAAAACAACTGCTACTGGTTCTTTTGCAGAGTTCACGGTTACTGAAACCACCAACTATAAGTTGACCGCAAAAGCTACTTATACTGATGGTGCTATTCCGAAAACTAACCTTGAAAACGATTATCCCGCAGCTCAAATTAAAGCAGGAACAACCGCTGCGGCTACTTCTGCAGCAATTACTGGCTACCGCAACTGGTTCTACGGATACAAGAATGCGGCTGGAGTGCTTGATGTTTCAGCGCTTACTTCTGCTCAAATCCGTGCCCTGACTGCGCGTAATGGCTCGTTCCCCGTAACGATTGATACTAACCAGATGCAGCAAATGTTCTTCGCTATTCCGAAGGGCAAGAAAACTTCTGTTAAGTGTTCTAACAACGTTAATGGCGCACCCTGCACGATGGGTAAAACTGAAGTTGAAGTAGAAGGAGCAAATGGCTTCACCGCTATTGCTTATGACGTTTGGTATGTAAACTCTGCTTCTGCGGACAGCGGTGCTAATACCTATAAAATCGTTGTGTCCTAATGGCGAGGTAGAAAATAATGACAAGAGAAGAATTTTTTAACTTAAAGAACGCTGGTGCTCTGTGAGATGTTGGTGTTAGTATTAATAGAACTAACCCGCTTCCTCTGGATAAGAACGCAGTTTTCGAGAGCTACGATAAAGCGCTTGAATACGCTCAAGGAGTGCTGGCTTATCCCGGTCAATTTATTGCTGTAGTTGGAACTGACAATGTTGTTGGTTATTTAATTACAGTTGCGGGAGCAGGTGCTACACTTCAAAAGTTGGCAGCTACCACTTCTTCAGGTAATATTACTGAAGATCTGAACAAACTGACTACTCGCGTTGGAAACCTTGAAACCGCAGTTGGTAAGCAAGCAAATGGAGACGAAGCAGCTACAGGTCTTTATAAGTATGTGGATGACGCAGTTAAAGCTGCTGCTCCCGCAGATTATGATACAGTCAAAGGCAAAGTAAATACTCTCATTGGTGATGATGCTGGTAAATCCGCTCGCACTATTGCTGGTGAAGAAGTTGCCAAGATTGTTGGTAATGCTCCTGAAGCTTATGATACACTGGTTGAAATTGCTACTTGGATTACTGACCACGCAGATAGTGCTTCTGCAATGAACGCTCAAATTACGGCTAATAAAACCGCGATTGAGACGTTAAATGGCACTGGAGCAGGTTCAGTTTCTAAGACCGTTGATGATAAAATTACAGCACTTGATCTGGCTAATACTTATGCGGCAAAAGCGCACACGCACGTAGTCGCAGATATTACCGATCTGGATACAACACTTGCAAATTATCAGCCTAAAGGTGATTATGCTACCACTTCTCAGGTAAATACCGTTTCCGCTAAACTGGGAACTCTGCCTGAAGGAACTGCTACGTTGGTCGACTATGTTGACAACAAAGTTCAGGATGCGGCTGGCGCAACAACAACTCTTAAGAACACTGTTGACGCACTGATTGGCGAAGATAAGGACAAAACGATTCGTGAAATCGCAGAAGCAGAGTCTAAGAGCCAAATTACAGCAGCTGGTGTTTCGGCAGAGAAAGTTGCTAAGTGGGACAGTGCGCTTCAAGGTATCACTGCTGGTGGCGAAACTGTTGTTTCGGCAGATGGTATTGCTCAAATTCCTGCGGCTACAGCTGATAAGTTCGGTGTTGTTAAGGTTGATAATAGCTCGCTCGAAGCAGCTAATGGAGTTGTTGGTATTAAAGCTGTTAATGTGAGTAAATTGTTTGTCGCAGATGGCGAAGAGTTCGTTTTTAATGGCGGCAACGCTTAATAAGAGAGGTAGACAAAGATGCCTGAATTAAAAGGTAGAATTTCATTAAGATATGATACACTGACTGCTTGACAAGATGAAACAAAACAGGCAGAAGGTAAAGGAGCTTATCTTGTTCTTAACGCTGGTGAAGTTGCGTTTACTGCTGTTCCTGAAGGTTCTACGGCAAAACAAACTACTCCGCCTGCGGTATTGTTTAAGGTCGGTGATGGAACAACTGTTTTTAAAGATCTGCCTTGAGCAAGTGCTCTTGCAGCGGATGTTTATGGTTGGGCTAAAGCCGCTACTCCGCAAGCTATTATTGATAAGGCTCGTGAAGGTTTAATTAGCGCAAATAGTGTTGTTAAAACTCTTAACAGCCTTAAAGGCGATATTACACTCGAAGTAGCAGATGGTGAGACTCGTCTTGCTGTTGGTAAAAATGGACAGAAGATTACTCTTAAACTTGACTTTACCGCTGGTGAAAAGGCAGCTCTTGCTTCTGGGATTACAGCAGATAAGGTTGCGGCTTATGATGATTATGCTACGACTAAGGAAGATAAGATTGGCGCAGACCACAAGATTTCTCATGAGTATATTAGTGGGCTTGGAACCGCGGCAACAAAAAATGCAGATGCTTTTGAAGAAGCCGGTGCAGCTGCGAAAGTTCTCGGAACTTCATCTGATGCCTCTACTGCAAATACTGTTTACGGCGCAAAGAAAGCGGCTGCTGAAGCACTTACTGCAGCTAAAGCAGCAAAAACTGCGGCTGATAGTAAAGCAGATGCAAGCGAGTTTAATACTTTTAAGTCTACTACAGAGACTTCTATTAATGATCTCCAAGGCACTGTTGCGACCAATACTTCTAATATCAGTAAGAATGCAACCGCTATTTCTAAGTTAGAAACTGCAGTTAAGTCTGGTATTACGTTCAAGGGTAAAGTTGATTCTCTTCCCGCTACAACAAGTTATAGCAACGGTGATTTAATTATCGTTGATAAGAAAGAGTATATTCTTTACGAGAGTGGTGGAACAAAAGAGTGGATTGAGCTTGGTGATGAAGGTTCTCATCTTACCAAGGCAACTGCTGATGGTTATTATGTAGCTAAGAACGCGGCAATTACTGGTGCTACGAAATGTAAGATTACTTATGATAGCAAGGGTCTTGTAACCGGAGGCGCTGATCTTGCAGCTTCTGATATTCCCGAACTTGCTGCTTCTAAGATTACCAGTGGAACATTTGCTGATGAGCGCATTGCAAGTGCTGAAACTTGGAACGCAAAGCAAGATGCTCTTACAACTGCGCAACTTGCTGCCGCCAACTCTGGTATTACCAAAGCAAAAGTAGACGCTTATGACGCTTATGCTACTACTCTTGATGGGCTTGGTGCTGCAGCAAAGAAGGGTGTTGACACTTCTATCACTGCTAATTCTACTTCTACTAATCTGCCTACTACAGCTGCAGTTGAAGCAAGAATTAATGCTCATAAAGGTATTGACAAAGAAGGAACGGTTACAAGTATAAGCGTTGGAGAAGGACTTGTTGTTAGTGGAGACAAAACTGTTGCTCCTACAATTAGCTTCTCTACCGAAAATGTTTTCACTTGGAACTGCGGTTCTGCGACTGAAGTAATCTAATAAATAAGGGGAAGGGAGGAAGATATTTTTCTTCCTCCTGCAAATAAAAATGTCTGAAATTAAAGGAAGAATATCTCAAAAGGCAGATACGGCTGAACATTGGAAGTTATATAATCCTCTTATTAAACCTTATGAGTTAATTTTTTATACCGACAAAAAGAAATTTAAACTTGGGGGAGCAACAGCTACCAAAGCAGAAGATTTGCCGTTTTATGAACCGGACTTGGCTCAAACAACTGGAACAGCAACAGACGTGGCTATGTCCCAAAAAGCTACTACAGACGCGATAAATGCTGCTATTTTTACCGCGTTAAATACCTCGGTTTAGGTGGAGGTAAAATATGCCAAATGTTATAATTGGCGATGAACGTATCGACGGGGTTGATACGGTTAAGATAAAAAATGCCGATGATGTTAGTAATTGAGTTTCATTTGCTAATATCGAAACGATATTAAAGACTCCAGTTTAGGAGGTATAAAATGTCAAAAGAAAATAATTTAACAGATTTTTTAACGGATATTGCTAATACGTTAAGAACACAAACAAATACAACCGCAACTATTAATCCTCAAAACTTCTCTACGATGATCAGTAATGATTTGGTTGGAAAAGCTTGAGTTGAAGGAAAATATTTACCGCTTACTGGCGGAAATTTAAGTGGAGATTTAAAAACATTCGGCAGTATTATTTTAACTAATGATACTGGTTATGAAAAGATAACTATAACACGTAATTCAATCACCGATGAACGCTATGGTGAACAACCTTTAACGTATAGTAACGGTGCTCTTTCTATTTATGGCAGTATAACTTCTCCTAAATTAAAGGCTATTTCTACAGAAGGCACTATTACTATTGGAGAAGATATTGAGTTTGCTCAAGGTTCTCATCTAACAGGTATCTCTGATTCAACTGGTGACTCTTCAACTATTGCAGTCTCACAAAAGTGCCTTAACGACAACTACTTGGCAAAATCTGATGTAACCTATTCAACTACTGATTTAACAGCAGGAACTTCTCCTCTTGCAACAGGTTCCTTCTACTTTGTCTACGAATAATCGAGGAGTATTATCATGGCAAAACAAGTATATGTTGGAATAGATGGAAAAGCGCGTAAGATTAAGAAAATTTACGTTGGGGTAAATGGAATCGCGCGAGAAGTAAAAGCAGTTTACGTTGGAGTTGATAATAAGGCTCGACTGTGTTGAAGTAGTGGACCGCTTACTACTGGTGAAAAAGTATATGTTTCGGAAAACCTCAAGGTTGGGTCGTAAGGAGGAAATATGGCTTATACAAAAACAAATTGAGTAAATGAACAAACGCCGCTGAATGCGACGAATATGAATAAAATTGAAGAAGGGATTGCGGCGAATGATACAGCAATTGCGGCTGTGAAAAGCGGGTATCTGCCATTAAGTGGCGGAACACTGACGGGGAAACTAACTATTGGTTCGACTACTGTTAATAAAGATTTAGATGTCAAAGGAAATGTTGACTGTAAAAATCTTTCAGCTGAGGTGATTGGCGCCTTTAATGGAACTATTTATGCTGCTAATTTTTACACAGAAAATCCAAATAACGGCGACGAAGCTGTTCATATTGAGTACGATGGAACTATTACAACAAGCGGTTCAATTGTTTTAAATAATGATGGAGGCACTCTGACTGGTATCTCTAACTCCAAAGGAACTTCTTCCACGATTGCTGCCTCTCAAAAGTGTTTAGCAGATAACTACGTTGCAAAATCCGAACTTCCGTCCAATTTGCTTAAATATCAAATTGTAACTTCAATATCCCAGATTGGAACTGATACAAATACAGCTTATTTGATTCTTGAATAATTGAGGTGCTTGTAAATGTATTATGTTAATGGAAAGCAAGTAAAAGAAATGTTAATGAAAGGTAGCGATGGATTTTTACACAAAATACTTTATGGATATTTAAACAATAGAAAGTTTTATAGCAAAAATTCCTCTTATGAAAGTCCGCTCGTTAACGTTTGTGTTTATTGTGAAGGTGAACGTCTTTTAACAAACCCACAGTTTATAAAAAGATCCGAATTAAGTTCTACGACAATTACAATACAAAATACTTTTCAATATGACTTAAAAGTTTCCAATCCGAGTGTTTCTGGAGTAACTAATTTTTCTGGAACCAAAGGGAAAAGACCGACATTTAAACTTGATCCAGCTATTATTGGAACGAAATCAAATGTAAATATTTATTTGTTAAAAGTGTCAGAATCTACTTCTGATTGGACTGATACTGGTTCTTATTCAATAATACTTGACGATTATAGTTTTACATCGATTCCTACTTCAGCACTTCATAAGGATTGTGGGTTTGAAAATGCTGCCGCATATGTGAGAGATTCTGATAATGTTTATAACTTATGTTATGTTTCCGGAATAGGAATTCTTCCAGCTCCGGGGCATGAAACTTTTGCATATGTATCATTAAACCTTGTAAATCCTCCTGAAATTTCTTTTTCTGGTTCTCAATCTCTTATTCATTTTGGTTATTTGCCAAAAGACACAGCTGAAGCAATGGGTTTTACTGCCACAGAAAATCCAAACGGAATACAAAAAGAAGCAACAGATTATTATGGTTGGGGCTGTTGGGCAGATAATGAGCAGTGGTTTTGGTCAGATGATGAATTACGTGAAATTTTCTCATCTGGACCAGGAACAATTAATCAAATGTTTCTTGATAGTTTGGTAACAAACTCAACATTAACCTACACCGACACGTGGCATTGGGGAGTTTATGATCTTGATATTAGCAGTCTTGGTGGAAACGCTTCATTTATTTATAACCCTGTGTTTTCGGATGGATGGATTTTTGATCATGATGATACGCAAATGTTCTCCGATATTATTTCGTTACAAAACACAACTCTCGCAGATGTATTAAATGCATACTTCACAAGCCCTCAAGGAACAATAACTATAATTATTCCATATTCTCAACAAAGCACTAATTCAAATGATACAATGGGAAATCTCTGGGGTGAATTAGAAGGCAATTTAATAATTACGACCGATATTTTTACTTGTGCGGAACAGTTCTTCAATGTTGATACTAATGCTAAACCTCTTCCGACGAATAATTTTGTTACTGGTACTTTTAAAACAAGTATTAGCTCTACAGATGGATATTTATATTGTTGCAGTAATTTTGGAAGTTCTGATATGTTGACGGCTACTGCATCGAATGTCGTAACATTTAACGTTGGAAGTGACACAAGTATAGTGTACCTTGGAGCAAGAAACAAAAATGCTGATTTGAATTTGGACTTTAGTGATCCATCCGTTCCGAGCAGTCTCGTTGAAATATTTAATAGTGAAAGATTTAGTTATTATAAATTGCTTCCATTTATTACTGGACAAAACGATGGTTCTATTTCTACGGATGGAACAATTGAGAGTTGGCTATAAATTCTTAATTTTTTTATAATGGAGGACTTAAAATGCAGAATATAGATAATATTTTACAGCAATATAAAATTCGTCTTAATAGAGAAAGATGAATTAAATCTGCACTTTTCGGTATTTTTACTGGAAGCTGTATTGCTATACTTTGTGCACTTATTTGCTGGATTTTTGGAATTAAACTTTTATGGATTTATATTTTAACTTTTGTAGCAACTATTACAGCCACAACAGTAATTTACTATTTTTGTAAGTTTAAGTCCTCTCGCTCTAAATTAGCTTCACGTATTGATGCTCTTGGATTAGAAGAACGTGTTTTAACTATGACGCAACTTGAAGGCAATAATTCATATATTGCTTGTCGTCAAAGAGAAGATACGATAAAAAGCTTACAAAAATTCAACGCTTCATCGATTAAGATCATTATTCCTTCACTAATGATTATTATTTGTTGTGTAACGCTTATTTTAGGAATTGGTGTAATAACCGTTTCTATGATGTCAAATATTTCTCTTATTGATTTAATACGAGATCATCATAAACCTGTTTTATCTAATTTTTTTCATTTAATCTACAGCGTTAATGATAGTAATAAAGGTATAGTATATGGAAATCTTGAGCAAACTGTCAAAGACGCGGAAAATGGCAGTATAGTTCAAGCAGTAGCTATGGATGGCTATGTATTTGTTGGATGGTCAGATGGTTATGAAAATGCTACTCGTATAGATAAAAATATTAAAAAGGATATTTTTGTTAATGCTATTTTTATTGCTATCGAAGAAAATGAAGAGCAAGATAAAACTTTAGAAGAACAACAAGAAACAAATCCAAATGGTGGAAATAGTAATTATACTGACTTTAACAATCAAGGAAACCCAATTAATGGTGCGGGAAATGGTCGTGGAGATGGCGCTGGTGCTGGATCAGATAATGCTTCAAACCAAGTAATTGATGGTTCAACCTATTACGGTGATGAATATGGTAGCAGTTTGTCTGATGCACAAGATGGAGTTGGTTCCAATAATAACTTATCAAATAATGAAAAAGATGTTATCGGAGACTATTTTCACAATATCCAAAAATAGAATTTCAGCTAAAACCTAAATTTGACTTTAATCAAAAATCATGATATACTATATATAGAAAATAAAGAAAGGCGGAAAAACGTTATAAAACGCATTATATACTGTAATCCTGATTATGACTGTAGAATCAATTGGCTCATTAAAGAGCTTGATCTTGTCAAAGGCTCTCCAACCGCGTTCTTTGCCGGTTCAAGAGAAACCTATAAGGATTTATGTAAAAAGTGCGCAGAAAGAGACGTTGTTCCGCCTCTTCTGATTACAGATGATGATGATTTAGTAGGCAAAAATACTTATGTTCTGCTTACTGATGATTATTACAATAATCGTGATTTTGTCCCTGAGCACTTTGGAATCGCGGAAAATGCGACTTGGTTTATCACAATTTTGGATGATAATTATCTGCGTGAAAGTTATTATCGCTTAAATCGCTGCATAAATTAAGCTATAACAAAAATTTGATTTTTTTCAAAATCTATGATATAATAATTATAGAAAAGATGAAAGGAAGAAATAATGATTCAAAAGATTTTTTACACAGATGATCGAGGTAGCGGCAAAACAAGATGGCTTGTAGACCGCTATATCGAAGAACGTGAAAAAGGTAATATTTGTATTTATATTGGTTCCAACTATAAAATGGGTCATTTTTTAGATATGCTTCGTGAACACGGAGTATATTATACTTGGGAAGCAACTTTCACTGGAAAGGAAGAAGTTTGTTTCTTTACAGACGATTTAGAAACTGAACTTGGTAATGACCGTATTCGTTATCCTGAAAAGTTTTGTGCAGGTAAATGGTATATTACAATGGACAATGAAATTTTTGCTCCTCAAAGCAAATTATGCTAAGAAGCAAATTTGACAAAAATCAAAAATTATGATATAATAATTATAGAAAATGAGAGAGTGCGAAAAAAACTTCATCTAATAAAAATTTGAAGCTAAAATTCGCGAGTCAAATTTAAGAAATAGCTTCTGAAAATTTGATTTTTCTCAAAATCTATGATATAATATATATATCAAAGGAAAGATAAAGGTTGATGCCCAAAATACTTTTGCTTTCCGCCAAAAAAACAAACAAAAAATTTTTATGTAATCAAAAAGGAGATTTATAATCATGGAAGAGAAAGTTATTAAATTTACTCCAAATAGTGCGGCGGTGCTGGAGTATATGAAGGCTCACGACAACGGCGATGAAGGTTATACTGGCGAGGAAATCGCTACTGCTTTGGAGCTGAATCCAAAGGCTATCCACGGAGTTATCAACTCTCTGGTTAAGCATGAACTGGTCGGCAAGAATGCGGGCGCTCGTAAGCGCGAGTTCATCAATAAGGCTGGCGAGAAGGTTATGAAGTCCTATACTGTTTACTTCCTGACCGATGCTGGTAGAGCGTTTCAGGCTTAATTAGCTAATATAAACGATTGCTTGTGCGGGGTATTGTAATGGGCAACAATATCCCGCAATCTTTAGCAGTAAAGAGAAATTTTGAAATTTTATGATTTTTGTGTATATGTAGAAAGGTAAATGATTATGGCAAAACTTAAGATGAATAAAGTTAATGTAAATGGTGTTCTTACAGAAGTTAATACTGAAGTTAAGACTGACAAAAATGGAAAAGAGTATATTGGCGGCAAGATTGTTGTTAAGTGTGTTCTTGAAGGAGTTGAAAACCTGATCGAAATGCGGGTTTTCAGTTACAAGATGACTAAGGCAGGAGCCGTCAGTAAGCTGTTTACCGCTTATTGTAATCTGGAAGGACTGATTAATCGCCGTGTTCGTGTAGAGGGCGAGTTCCGCGAGGAAAAGATGGTTGACCAGACTTCTGGAACTGTTCGCGCATTTAACAGCATTTCTGCCAAGTTCATCAACGAAGGTAGAAATGATGACACAGATTGTGCAACTTTTGAATACTCTGGTTTTGTGACTAAGGGTATTGCAGAGCGTAGAAATAAAGATGATGAACTGTTCGGTTATCGTCTGGAAGTGGCACAGAGCAACTATAATGATACAAATCTTTCTGTCATTCGTTTTGACGTTGCTAAAGATGATGTAAATGTGGCACAGGCTATTCAGGATTACTATCAGGTTGGCACAACCGTAGTGTTCTATGGTGTTTTGTCGCAGACAACTCGTTCCGAGACAAGAACCGAGGAAGTAGCATTTGGTGATCCGATTACTAAAACGCGGATTTACACCGATAAGCTGTATCGTATTAAGAGCGGGAACCCGCCTTTCGATCCGGACGATCCTAACGCTTATACTCCCGAGGAAATCAAGACACTTGTTGAAGCCTATAAGAATGATAATGATGCTCGTGTGCTTGCGGCGCAGAGTGGTGCAGCAGCAGCAACGGCTGAAACTGCTTCTTCAACTCCTACCAGTCCGGCTGCAGCGGCTATGAACCGTCTGATTAAAATGCAGTCGCTCATTTAAGATAGGTGAGGTAAGTTATGGCAATAAATCTTGATGATGTTCAGCCTAATGTAGTGACCGCTGATTTGTCCAACAAGATTTGGTTGTTTTATGGGGAAATGGCAACGAGAAAAACTTCCGTTGCCTGTTCCTTCCCCAAGCATCTTTTGATAGCTACTGATATTGGTTATAAGATGATTAATGGAGCGATGCCGGCTTTGATTTCGTCATGGCAGGATTTTAAAGCTATTGTGCGTCAGCTCAACGAAAAAAAGAACCGTAAGCGATTCGATGTAATCATCATTGATACAATTGGTCAGCTTTATCAGATGTGTTATATGTATATGCTTACTCAAATGGGTGTTGATGAACCGGGTCAAGCTGGTGCTTTTGGCACAGGTTGGAAGCGTATTCGTAATGAGTTTGAAACAACTGTTCGTTCAATTCCACAAAAGGGTTATGGTTTAATTCTGTTGGCTCATAGCGATGAAGTGGAAAAGGAAGATAAAGTTACCAAACAAAAGGTAAGTACGATTAAAATTGATATTGATAAACGTCCTGATTTGATTATTAAAGGACTTGCAGATTTCGTTTTCTTCCTCCACAAGGAAGAGGATGAGCATGGTAATCCTACAGTCTATGCGTATACAAATCTGGTTGGAATCGATACAAAAACAAGAAGTCGTTTCTTTACTCCGAAGTTTGAGTTTACTTATGAAAATCTTCAAGATGAAATGACAAAAGCGGTTGACCGTCAATATGAATTTGAAGGTCGACAAAAACCGACAGATTGCGGCAGAATTAATTATTACGCAAGTGCCGAAACAGAAGTAAATTTTGAAAATTTGCGACAACAGGTTGTAAATCAGGCAACGGAGCTGATGAATAGCGGTTGTCCCGAACTTGAAACAACACTGTTAAATATTTTCAAGGGAGCTAAGTTAAGTGAACTGGTAGAGTCTCAAGATACAGTTGAAAAACTACAAGTAGCGAGCGCAACTTTGGAGGAGTTGAAAGAAAGGTTTGGAACAAAATAATTTCACTCGAACAGAACTTAATGATTTAATTAAGGAATTGTTCGGATTAGATGAAATTCCACGCATCTTTCTCTCTCAAATTGATAGATTTATTATTGAACGCAAGCTAAGTTGTTATGACATAGCTTGCGTTCTTTGTTATTGGGAACAAATAAATCAGATTGAGAAAGATAGGAATAAGTTAGTTAAATATGGAATTTGGAAAGTCCCAGATTATGTAAAACAAGCAAAAGACTATATTAGACAGACAAAAGAACTTAAGGAGTCGCAACTAAAAGCGCTTGCGACGCAACAAATCAAAGAAATAAAGATTAAGGTTCCAAAAGCGGAAAAACCGCGTTCTGGACGTAAGCATATAGATATTGAGAAAATGATTAACGGAGGTGAGTAAATAAAAGATGGAGAAGCAAGAAGGACTTTTTGAGCCTACCTCCGCAAGCTATGTAATTGGCTTTATGATGGGTCATCCTGATTTATTCTACGAAGATAGTTGTATATATAATTTAAACGTTAATGACTTTGTAGGAGAAGGATATCGACTCATTTTCTCACTTCTTTTTAATATGATTCATGATAATGTCCAGATTATCACGCCAAAAGATGTAGAAATTGAAGCAGAAAATTCTGAACTTAGTAAGACAGTTTTTGAGCGCAACAAATGTAGAGAATTATGTGAACAGGCTTATAGTTTGGCAAGAAACGGAGACAAAGGTCTGTTTGAAAATCATTATGACAGAGTTAAGAAGATGAGTTTACTTCGTGAACTTCAGCTGAATGGTTTTGATATTTCAGAGTTTTATGATGGAACAAATTTCTTGGCGCAAGCAGATGAAAAAGATAAATTAAATCGCACTCCAGCAGCAAAAATTCTTCATCGAGTTAAAGAAAAACTTCAAATTATTGAGAATAAAAACTACGCGGTTGCAGAAGAAACAGGTATTGATGCTTCTGAAGGTATTAGAGAACTGTATGAGCACTTCAAACAAAATCCAGAAGTTGGTATTCCGATTACAGGAGATATTTTGAACTATGCGGTTCGTGGTTGCCGAAAAGGTAAAATGTATATGTTATCATCTTCACAAGGTGGCGGTAAAACAAGAACGATGGTTGGAACAGCTTGTGATTTGGCTTATCCGCGTATTGAAAATGGAAAAGTAGTTATTCGTAGTGATCTTCGTCCTGTGCTTTTTATTGCGACAGAAATGAAAGCAGATGAAATTCAAACATTGATTTTAGCTCATATAAGTGGAGTTAATGAAGAGCATATTTTACTTGGACAAACAACTGCAGATGAAGATAAATTGATACAAGTTGCTCTTAAAATTATGGATAATTACAAGAAGAACTTTCGGATTGAAGAAATTGCTAATCCTGATATTACAACTTTACGCGCTCGAATTACAAATTTTGTTATTAGAGAAGGCATAGAGTATGTTTTTTATGATTATATTTTCAATTCTCCGGCACTTACACAAGAGTTTGGCACAAGTAATTTGCGTGAAGATGTAGTGCTCATGATGCTTTCTAATAGTTTAAAAGAGATAGCCGCGCAGTATGATGTATTTATCTTTACAGCTTCACAGTTATCAGGTGATTTTAATAAAAAATGTCAAAGAACAGCTTCATTTTTGCGAGGTAGTAAAGCATTAGCTGATAAAATAGATGTTGGAATCATAGGTATCCGTGTTCCTCCAGATGAAGATGAAGCAATAAAAGTGATTTATGAAGGCAGATTTACCAAACCAAATATCGTAATGGATGTGTATAAAAACCGTCGCGGTAAAATGTGTGATGTGAAAATTTTTCGTTATTTTGATTACGGGACTTGTCGAGCAACAGATTTGTTTGTGACTGATTGTAATTATCAGCTTACAGATTATACAAAGTTGGTAATTGATGAGGAACAGGTTGATATAAATGAGTATTGTGGATTACAAGGCTCTACAAAATAGTTTATCTCCAGAAGATATTAAATCTATCTTGGAACCTTTTGGAACAGCAGTTAAAGAAACAGAACAATATATTATATTTCCTACATTTTGTCATAACAAAGAAGGTGGAAGTCATAAATTATATTACTATAAAGATAGTAAAAGCTTCCACTGTTATACAGAATGTAGTTGTAATTATAATATTTTTAATTTACTTGTAAAAATTTACTCAACTCGCGGCACAACAATTAGTTTTTGGGACGCGATTTCAATTTGTGGTTTTGGTAGAACCGAAGAAGCGGAAAATGAGCTTAGCGAAAAAAAGCAGACGGAAGATGAAATTAATGCACTTTATGCAATAAATAATTATCATTATGAGCCAATTAAAAAGATTCCAACTTACAATAAGCAAATTCTTAACCGCTTTATTTGGGATGAAAAAGCGCTTTCTATTTGGGCAGAAGAGGGTATCTCTTATCCAACAATGCGAAAATACCATATAGCTTATGACCCTATAGAAAACTGTATTATCATTCCTAACTATGATTTAAACAATAATTTAATAAGTATTCGTGGACGTTTTTTGGATGATAATGCTTATGCTAAGTATCGACCTATTATTTATGGTGGCAAAGTAATAAGTCATCCAAGTTCCTCTATTCTTTATGGTCTTAATATAAATCAACAAGCTATAAAATATAGCGGTCAAGCGATTATTTTTGAATCAGAAAAGTCTGTATTGAAAATGGATACGATTTATGGGATAAAAAATATTTCAGTGGCAACTTTAGGACAGAATGTAAGTTTGGAACAGATACGTCTATTGCATTATCTTGGAGTTAATAATGTGGTATTGGCTTATGATGCCGATTATAACAACTACTCCGAGATGAATATTATTAAGCAAAAGTATATAAATATTGCTGATAAGTTAAAGAAATTTTTCAACGTAAGCATTATTATGGATTGGAATTTTGATTTACTTCATTATAAAGATTCACCTATTGATTGTGGAAAAGAAACTTTTGAAGAATTGTTAAAAAGGAGATTGATAGTTTAAAATGGTAAAATGGCAAATTAGATGGAACGCTATTAACCCGCGGTCTTCGACTCCTCTTGAGGATTATATAGAATCTCTTGGGATAAACAAAAATTTCGTTGAAGATTTTCTTCACGAACCGCGCGAAATAACACGAGAAGATCCGTTTCATCTGGAGAATATAAATGCCGGATTAGACCTTGTGTATGAAATGATAAATAGCGGAAAACCGCTTACTCTCGTTGTAGACTGTGATGTTGATGGATTTACTTCTGCAGCAATTTTCTACAACTTTTTTAAGCAATATACAAAAGGAGAAATTCGTTGGCGACTTCATAAAGGTAAAGAGCACGGAGTAGAAAACTTTATGGTTGATGACGATACAGCTTATGTTGTTATCCCAGATGCTGGTAGTAATCAAAAAGAAGAATTAACAGAGCTGTCCAAACGCGGAATTAAAGTTCTCGTTCTTGATCACCACGAAGCAGAAGAACTTCTTGACATCCCTAATGTAGTTATTATAAATAATCAACTTTCACCACGTTTTGTTAATAAGTTTTTGAGTGGTGCTGGAGTTGTGCTGAAGTTTATTGAAGCCTATTGTTCTTCTCGTCTTTCTACTTGTATTGACTATAAGTTTTATGACTTAGCGGCAATTGGTATTGTGAGTGATATGATGGATTGCCGCGCTTTGGATAATAACTTCATTGTTTGGCACGGATTAAATCATATTGAGAACAAGATGCTTCAAGCACTTTTAAAGAAACAAAATTTTAAAATTAACGATATTTATCATCCAACTAAGATTGATATTGGTTTTTATATTGCACCTATTATTAATGGAACTATTCGTTTTGGCGAACAGAACGAAAAAGAAGATTTGTTCCGTGGTTTTATTGAAGAACCAAGAGAACCTAAAATTACAACTACTTATCGCGGAGAAACGAGAGTAGAAGATTTTTATGATTATGTTGCTCGTATTTGTGCTAATGCTAAAAGCCGTCAAGATGCAGAAAGAAAAAAGTGCGCTACTTTTCTTAAACAAAAGATTGCGGAAAAAGACTTAGATAAAAATGCTATAATTTGTATTACAACTGATCCAACTGATGAAGTTAGAATACCAACAACTATTACTGGTCTTGTTGCTATGGAGCTTCTTAATACTTACAATAAACCCTGTTTGGTTCTTCACCCGCGTAAAGAAGAAAATGGTGAACAAGTATTTGCCGGCAGCGGTCGAAGTAAAACTTTTGATGGATTAGCTTCTTTTCGTGAGTTTGTTAGAGATTCAAATTCAACAGAGTATGCACAGGGTCATGCTTGTGCATTTGGTGCCGCTATTAAGGCAGATGAATTAGATAAATTCATCGAAGAAGCAAATGAGCGGTTAAAAGACCTTGACTTTACAAATACAGTAGAAGTTGAATGTGAGTTTAATGGTAATGATATTAATGTTGGATTGCTTGAAAAATTTGCTTCGCTTCCTGCACTTTATGGAAATAGTATTCCACAACCGCGTTTTGCATTTTACGGAAAAACTGCAACTTCAAATATTAAATTAATGAAGAATAATAGCTTCCGTATTTGCTTAGCTGGTATTGATGGAGTGCGATTTAAAGATGAAGAACTTTGTAATAACTTGCCGCAAAGTTTACTCTGTAATTATAAACTTATTGGTCGAGTTCAAATGAATTACTTTATGGGTATGGCTAAACCCCAACTTCTAATTGATGAAATTGAACTTGAGCCAATTCAAGTAAGTTCATTATTTTAGGAGGAAAAGAATGGGAATTGAACTCAAAAGAGAGTTGGCAAAAATTTTAATAGACTATAATATTATACTTTATGAGGCAGAAGGAGAAGTAAGCGGTTCTAAACTGCTTGAACAAATTTACGAAAGACTTGATATAGAAAGCTTTGTCGATATGATGACAAAGATTTTAAGAAAAGAAGAAAAAGGAGAGAGGTTATTTTAATTATGAATATTAGAGAGATTTTTGATAGAGTGACCGTTGACGAAAATACAAATGTTGCTGAAATGGTTATTGACGCCAACTGTTCAGTATTTAATATTATCCACAAAAAATGGTTTAAGAATATGATGGAAGAAGGTAATATCCGTCATTTGGCAAAAGTTATTTGTCGTCTGATTAAAGCAAATACGACAGATACTGAAGCCGCCGAGAAAATTTTAAATGATATGATTAATGACGTCCAAGGAGTAATCAAAGAAGCGAGTGAGAAGGACGATCCTACTGGAGCACTTTGTGGCACTATTGCTACTTCTTCGGAAACGCAAACTCATTATACTTGTATTGAAAATGCTATCTTAATTTTCGCTATGGCAGATTTTTGTGGGGTTAAATTTGAGTTTTAATCAAAATTGTGATATAATATAAATATAATAAAGAAAAGGGAGGATTAACCTCTTGATAGAAAAAACTTATAGTAGCTTACACAATCACACACAGTATTCTAATTTAAAGCTAATAGATAGTATCAACCGTGAAGAAGAACTTATCGACTACGCCATTGAGCTTGGACTTAGTGGCGTAGCCATTACCGATCACGATTGTTTAAGTGGACATTTAAAAGCACTTGATTACTGGAATAGTTTGGATGAAGAAAAGCGGAAAAAGTGTAAGTTAATTTTGGGAAATGAGATTTATCTTTGTAGAGAAGGATTAAATGCGACAAATCATCAAAAAGGTGAACCGTTTTATCATTTAATCTTACTTGCTAAGGATAATATTGGACACGAACAGCTGCGGCAACTTAGTTCTCGCGCTTGGGAGCGTAGCTATATGAAAGCTATTATGCGAACTCCAACGTATAGTAGTGATTTATTTGAAATTGTTGGAAAAAATCCCGGTCATCTTGTTTGTTCATCTGCTTGTTTAGCAGGAACATTAGCTTCCTATTTCAAGAACGCGGATTTTGAGCGTATTGAACCGCATATTCAAGCAATGACACAGTTGTTTGGTGAAGGGAATTATTTTATTGAACTTCAACCGTCTTGGGGCGAGGATAAGATTAATTATAATCGCTATATGATTGATAACTTTGCTGGTAAATATCCTTTTATCCTTACAACTGACTCGCATTATTTGAAAGCAGAGGATCGGCAACTTCATAAATGGTTTCTTCAATCAAAAGAGAGCGAACGTGAAGTTGATAGTTTTTATGCTTCAACTTATATGATGAGTTATGATGAACTTAAAGATTATTTTTGTTCATCAAAAGGAACGGGATGTTCAGAAGAGTTCTTTAACAAAATGTGCGCGAATACACAGTATATTTCTGATCAGGTTGAAGGGTATAGTTTTAAACAAAGCTCTATTATTCCGCATATTAAATTTGACCCAAAACCGCTTGATGAATTTTGGACAAGTAAAGATTATACAAACTATCCTTGGATAGCAAAATGTATTGAGCTTAATGATATTTATGACGTAGAAATGTTGAACTTAATGGTTGACCAGTGGAAAGTAAGAATTATTGACGCAGGAAAAGATGAGTCGATTTACTTGGCACGGTTAAACTATGAGTTGGAACAAATTATGGAGTTGAGTGCGAAGTTGAATCAACGTATGAGCAACTACTTCATCACAATGAAAAAGATGATTGATATTATGTGGGATGAAGCAGATACGTTGATTGGTCCGAGTAGAGGCTCCGCAGGATCAAGTATTATTAACTATATTTTAGGTATTACACAAATTGATCCGCTTACACAACCTCTTGAAATGCCGAGTTGGCGTTTCCTTCACAAAGATCGAGTTGAATTGGCGGATATTGACGTTGATTCGGAAGCAAGTAAACGAAATAAAGTGTTCAATAAACTACAGGAATATTTTCAATCCATAGGTGGTGATCTTGTTCATGTTTCTACTTTTGGAACTGAAGGTAGTAAAAGTGCTATTAAAACTGCGGCACGTGGACTTGATATTAATGGAGATGTTGTAGCGTATTTAAATGCTATGATACCTAATGAACGCGGTTTTGACTGGACGTTAAAGCAATGTTATTATGGAGATGCAGATCGTCCCGCAATTAAGTCGTTTAAGGAACAAATGGATAAATATCCTGATTTGTGGAGACTGGCGAGTAAAATTGAAGGTCTTATCACGCGGTTGGGATGTCATGCAAGTGGAGTGTTGGTGCTTAATAATCCAATTTGGAAAACGAATAGTTTTCTTAAAACGAGCAAAGGTATTTTGGTAACTGGATATGAACTTCATGATAGTGAAGCAACAGGAACACCGAAATATGATGAACTTACTGTTCAAGCACTTGATAAAATTCATACGTGCGTCAACCTAATGATGGAAGATGATGTTATGAATTGGCAGGGAACGTTAAGAAATACGTATGATAAATATCTTCATCCTGATGTGATAAATTATACAGATGGAAAAATGTGGGATGATTTATGTGAAGGGAAAGTTCCTTCCTGCTTCCAATTTGATACGCCGCAAGGTTCACAAGCAGTTGCCGCTATTCATCCTCATTCACTTGCGGAGATTTCAGCTGCAAACGGCGTTATGAGACTTATGCCAGATGAGCAAACTGGTATTCTTCCTATGGATGAGTATGTTAAGTTCAAAAATAATATTAATTTGTGGTATGATGAGATGAAAGCAGAAGGTCTGACGCTGGAAGAACAAAAAATTCTTGAACCGTATCTTCTCCCTGTATATGGAGTCTGTATTTCACAAGAGTGTATGATGCGACTTGCTATGGATGAAAAGATCAGTGGATTTTCTGTCAAAGAAGCAAATGTCTTGAGAAAAGCAGTAGCGAAGAAAAAAGCAGATGTCCTCGCACAAGCGAAAGATCTTTTCTATGAGAAAGGGATGAACAGAGGAACTCGTCTTGTATTCTTAAATTACGTATGGAACAAACAATTCATGCGCGAAGCAGGGTATGCGTTTTCCGATATTCATGCTGTAGGATATTCTTATATTGCTCTTCAGGAAATGAACCTTTGTCATTTCTATCCTTCTATCTACTGGAAATGTGCTTGTTTATCTGTAGATGCAAATGCGATTAACGAAGAAGATTATTATAATCTTGTTGATAGCGGTATTGTGGAACTCACAGATGATGAAGATAAGCGGCAACAAAATAAAGTTCAGTATGGTAAAATGGCAAAAGCAGTTATGAAGTTCCGTAAAGAAGTTGATATTGAGTTACCAGATATTAATGTAGCTCGTATGGGATTTACACCAGATGTCGAAAGAAATAGTATTTGTTTTGGACTTCGTGGTATTACAAAAATTGGTGAAAATATTATTCGTGAAATCATTCTAAACAGACCTTACAAAAGTTTGGATGATTTTCTGCGTAAACTTAATGGTGGTCCAAAAAAGATTATTAGTAAGGATAAAGTAGTAAACCTTATTAAAGCTGGTTGTTTCGATGTATTGGAACAAAAACCGCGCGAAGAAATTCTCCGTAATTTTATTGGAACTGTTGCTGATCACAAACAAAAATTAAATCTTCAAAACTTTCAGATGCTCATTAACTATGATATGCTTCCTTCAGAACTCGAACCGCAAAAAAAGATTTATAATTTTACGAAGTATATTAGAAAGACAAAATTAAATGGTTTTTATTTGATTGATGATATTGCTTATCAATATTTGTTGGAAAACGGATATGATAGTTATATTAAAGAGATGGAAACTTGTGACAGCACGTTTAGAGGCATCAATATTACAACTTGGGATGGTATTTATACGAAGAAGATGGATCCTGCTCGTGCGTATATTAAGGCTCATGAAGCAGAAATGTTGAAAGAACTTAATGATAAACTATTTCAAGAAGAGTATAATAAATATGCCAATGGTGATTTATATCGTTGGGAGCTGGATAGCTTAAATATTTATTATAGCGGTCATCCGCTTACTGGAGTTGATTTACCGTGCGGGGTTAGTAGTATTAATGATTTACGGGAAAACGACTTTGATGGTTCTTGGTTAATTAAGGGTAAAATTATTCCAAAATATAAATTGAGAACGATTCTTGGTTCGGTTATTGATAAGGATAAGTTAAAAGGTATCATTACTTTGTCAACACCTGATGGAGTTATTGATGTTAAAGTTTATAAGCAAGAGTTTGCGCGTTATTCTCATAAGATTAGTGAAATTGATGAAGATGGAAATAAGGATGTGTTGGAAGATAGTTTCTTTGAAAAAGGAACGTTTTTGGCGGTTACTGGTATCTTAAAAGATGATACATTCTATCCGAAAGTGTATAAAGAGACTGGATTCGATGCGATTTTAAAAGTGGAGTTAGACGAAAATGGACAAGTAGCTTGTCTGATTCGCAAGAGTGCTTAAAATGTATATAATGATTTGAGATATTGACTGGTTATGCCAAGTTAGCCAAATTCCAAATATGGACTGTATGCAGATAAGTTCTTATCATAAACAACTTGGTGATTCGGTTAGCTTGGCAGAAAATGAGTTTGATTTAAGTTTAAAATATGATATGATTTATATTTGTAAAAACTCAAAAACAACAAAAACTCCTTCAAGAAAAATGATTGATGATCCAAGAACGCGGTTAATAGGTTCTGGCTTCAAATACTTTAAGACATATGAATTGCCAAAAGTTGTTTATTGTTGCCGTCCCGATTATTTACTTTATCCGCAGTCAGAAAATGAAACCTCTTACACAAATGCCAACTTTATACGGTTTTACTGAAAGAAAGAACTTATTGAACAACGACAAGATTTTCATAATGCCAAAAAGCAAATGAAGCGCTTAATCGTATGAGATGGTGAAGAGTTCTGAAAGGCTCCAGAAAAAAATATAATTTACTGTTTCAACGTGCTAAAAAGCGAGAAAAATATAGTATTTTTAAATCCTATTTCAATCAAAAGAGTAGTTGAGAGTAAAAGTATTCAAGAAAAATTTTTAAGTCTAAAATTTAGCGCAGGAACTGATTTTAAGTGGAGAAACGATCTTGGAAGCAATGAAGAAGCGGGAAAACGCATTTTGGAGTTTTTAGCCCAACTTCAAAAGTATACCAAAAGCAAACTTGGATTTGTGCCGCTAAAAACGGTTGAAACACCTATTATTTCTCACGAAGAAGCCTTTTCCCGCTTTTTGGAGTGCTTAAAAATAGTTTGTGCAGGTAAAAAGCAGAAAATCATTTTTCGACCTATAGCTCCTAAAGATTCAACCTCTGTTCCGCATTGATCACTGTTTAAATTACTTGAAAATTGAATGACCTTTTCACCGCAAGCAAGTCTCGTAGAGTATATAACACATAGTCTGGTAAAACAGCATGGCACAGTATGGTATAATATACTTAATGACCCGTCCAAATGAACAACTGGATTGGTAGATGAATTATTGCGGTTTTTAGGATCTGAAATCTACAAAAGCTTCCGACCACTTTTTTATCATCAATGAGGAATAAATAATCTTAATGAACGTTTAATTAATTATAATATTATTGAACAAAATGTAAACCTATTATATAAGGAGATTGATTAATGAATATTTTATTTTATGATTTAGAGACAACTGGTTTTGACCGCAGATGGTGTTCTATTATTGAAATTGCTGCTATACTTTATAATATGGATGAACACAAAATCCTTGATACTTTTCATGAATATATTAGACCTATAAAACCTATCCCTGCTCAAATTACAAAACTTACCGGCATTACTAATAAAATGGTAGCAAATTGTAGAACAGAACCAGAAGTAGTAAAAAGTTTTTTCGCTTTTGCTATGAGAACTAATTGGGACGCTATTTGCGGGCATAACTGTAAAGCTTTTGATAATCAGTTTATGAAAATCAAAGGAGAGGTATATAACCTGCCTTGGGAGGAAGTAATTACAGGAAAACAGATTATTGACACTTATCAGTTAGCAAAACAGTATAAAAAAGATGGTAAGATTGTTGGAACAAGTAATTTGCGCCAACCAACTCTTGCCGAGTATTATGGCATTGACTATGAAGCTCACTCCGCTATTGAAGATGTTGGTGCTTTAATAAAAATTTATGAAGCTATGACCTCCAAAAAGGTCAGCAGAGAAAGTTTGGGGTTCTAATATGAACAAACAAGAAATTAAAGAAGCGGCAAAGCATATCGGAAATCTTAGCTTAGATAGCCTTGATGACGCTTATGATAGTTGTATTGAATTGCTTAGTCGCGGTAATTGTTATACGGGGGAACTGATGGAGGCTATTATCTCTATCACAGATTATTATGAGCAAACTCACAAGGAACGAGATAGATAAAATACTTGAAGAAAAGCATTTGACGTGTGAAAATATTGATGATTATGAGAATTTAAACACTGTGCTAAAATGTAAGTGCGATAAAGGACACGCGATTGAGGCACCACTTAAAACTATAAGAAATCAAAATTTTAAATGTCCACAGTGCGCAGGTCAAGAAAGTTTAGATCTTATGGCAAGCAGCTCTATTATACCAGAGAAAAGCGGTTTTAGAGTTGTAGCTATTGACAACGCAACTTGTAATTTAGGATTGGCGGTTTTTGATGATGGTAAATTAGTTCACTATCGCCCTCTTCATTTGGAAGGAGATACTATGAGCCGTATCGAGAAAAACCGCAACTTCTTAGAAGAAGTGATTATTAAAAAATGACAACCAGACTTCATTGTTGTAGAAGATATACAGTATCAAAATAATATTGGGGTTTTTAAGACTCTTGCTATGTTATTAGGATCAACATTATGCTCTATTCATAAAGCAGGAGTTAAATTTGATATTGTGCTTAGTAAAGTTTGAAGAGCGCATTTCATGATTAATGCTAAAGACCGTATGACTCAAAAATTTCAATCAATAGCTAAAGTTAAAGAAATGTATGATATTTCTACAAACGATGATGTTTCAGAAGCTATACTTCTTGGTAAATATGCGGTTGACTGTTTACAATATAAAACAGCAAAACGTTTGTTCTAAAAAGATAAAAGAGGTAGATTTTGTCTACCTCTTCTTTTTTATTTATTTAGTTGATACAGTTTTGACAAGTTTAGATAAAATACGCTGATAAGGAACGTAATGTTCAACGTCAACAGATACAGATGATGGTTTGCGCAAATCAAATTTCAGTCCCGTAATAATAAGATTATCTTTAATAAGCGTACAATCTGCCGATGAACGAAGTCGCTTATCGCAAACTTGAATTGTATTACCAACATCAAGATCTGGCATACCAACAAGATCAAGAGTACTAAGATCAAGAACCTGAAGATTATAGTTTGCTGTTGGTTTATTAATATCATAGAAATAAGAAACTGCTTGATTATATAAACTTACAGAGTCAAGTTCGTCGGCATTTTCATATGAATTTTCATAAAAGTAATTGCCATATTTATTTAAGAGTTCTGCCCAGAGTGTGTCATCGATAGCTTTAAATTCGGCGAGTTTTTGTTCCAAACCTTTATCATATGAAATCGTATTGGTAGTTTTTCTTAAAACTTCTTTAAATGTATTATAAATGAGATCATTTAATCCACTTACTCTAAAGTCACTAAAAATATAATTTTCATCAAGATCTTTATTTGGACTTCAAGAAAGAGATAAAGTCAAATAAGTAGCAAATTGTTTTTTTATCAGAGCGTATTCACTCTTTAATGTCATTATTTCATAGCTTGTTTCTTCTATTCCTTTATCCTTTAAGTCTTGTATCTTTTTCTGTAATTTTTTCATTTTTTCTTGCGCTTGAAGAGCCAAATTTGTATTTTCTTTAGCTGCTTTGGAGTATTTATTTAAAAGTTCAAAATCTTTTAAATTTCCATACATAACATTACAAAGTCTAATAAGCTCTTTGTCATTACGAAGAAAAATATCTTCCATCTTCTTTTTTAATTCATTTGCTTGAATACTATAGTCATTTAAGTTTTTATTTTTATAATCACTATTATACTCCATCCACAAAGCTTCATACTGCTCTCCAACTGCTCAAATTTCTTCCATAATAGATAAAATTTGATACTCGGTTCTATAATAAAGAGAAGTAATATTTTTATAGTCAATATTATTTTTTCGCATTTCAACATTAAAAATTTTCTTAATATCTTCCAACTCACTCTCTGTAAGTTGATTAGTGTTCCTAAAATACGAAAAATCAACCAAATACTGACTCAAATAAGGAACTTCTGTAGCAACTGCGATAAAATTATTTAACTCTTTAATTTCTTGCTCTCGCTCTTTTGTTCTTTTTTCTGTCGTAAATAATCCTTCTTCTTCGTGATTTGAAATATAATCTCGAATAAGTATATACCAATCATCTTTAAAACTATCCGCATTTTCTCAATTACCAATATCACTTGCTTCACCAAGAATTAATCTTTCTGAAACAAATAAACTATTTGAAACAGTAAGAGAACCAATTTTACAGCTTTGATTACGATACTTATTTAATCAGTTCATCACGCAATCCGGAATAGCGGGAACAATACTTATAGCAGCACCATACTCATCTTCACCACCACTACATTTGAGTACTGTTGTTAACTCATTTCCAGAATTTGTCATACTAAGCGATTTAAGGTTCTTTTCTGGATAAAGCCTATAACCAGAAAACCGCTTACTTTGTTTATCATAAAAAGAAATGATATGAGTATAATAATTAATCTTAATTTTAGCATTAACAGTATTTGCTAACTCAATAAGCGCATTATAAACATTAGAACTTTCGATTTCAAAACTAATAGGTTTACCAGTTATAGCACTTAACTTAGAAACACAGTGCCAACCAGACAAACCATTATCACGCAAAATTCGATTACCGTAAAAATCTATCGTATGAAGTGTTCTACCATCTTCATCAAAAGAAGAATAACTATATCCAATGCCACGCTTAGTCCACAAAAAAGAAACTTCGTCTTGTGCAGTAAAAGCATAAATAAGATTACCACTTAAAAACTGCGGACTGCGTTCAGTGATAATAAAATTTATCCAAGAGCTATCATCTCTTACTAATCGAAGTTGCGCTCCAATAGGCAAGAGATCAAGATAGTAGTTGTAATTTTGTTGAAATCCTACATACTGCGCCATCGAAAAAGTTAACTGATACTGATCATTTTCACTTTGAGATAAAGATTCATTATAAGTGCCATATCCATTTTGCGGCGTTGTATTATCTATATCGAAGGATGAGAGGCACAGATTGTGCCTCCCAATAAGATAAAGTTTAAATTTCTTCATACTTTACCTCCTTAATTACTGTTAGGATCTGGAACACCAACCGTAATACGAAAATAAAAATCTGGTTCAGAAACTGTTCCTTTTGGATAAAAAGTAATAATAACAGAATACCGTCCGTCTCCCGTATAAGATTTTACAGAGAAATCAACATAGATCTGTTTATTTGTACCATCAGTAGAGTAAAAATCAAAATGAGCATTTCTTAAATCATCGTCATTTTTTATATAAGTTGAAATAAAGGTATCGTAATCACCATCAACCGGTATAGTTGTTCCATCTTGAACACCTGTAAGCAAATAAATATAAGTACTTGTATTAAGCGCCCTAATCGGAATAAGTGTTTCTGCGGTTTTAGGAGCATTTTCCGCAAACTGTTTTTCCCAAGTAATTTTATTTGTAAGTTTAGAAGAATCGCCACCGACATTAGTTGGTACATACCAACCACCAAGCGCTTGCTTATATTTAACAAAAAGCGGTTCTGAAATAAGATTATTTGAATCCCATCCAGTATATTTTGTAGCGATTTCTCCTATACTCCATTTCTGTTTAAAAACTTGATGAACATCATCTGGAACTTGATTTGGTGCATCATAATCTTTAGCAATGTAAAAACCAGTATAGTCTCCTATATCTCCAAGATTATTTATTTCTTCTTTGCTATTTAAAAATCTATAAACAACATTAGTCTTACCACCTGTTGCTGTCTCTTGAAGAGTTAAAGTATAAATACCCTCTTCCGCACTAATACCAATATAAGGATAATTTTCATCTGTTCCAATGATATTATTTTCACCCATCGTGTTTCTAATTTGCCGCAAATTATTATTAACACTTTCAGCATTTTTATCAAGTCTATCAAAGTTATTATTTAAAGAAGCCCCTCAATTTGTAGACATCAAATTAGGTTTCTCCAATCTTAAAAAAGTTGTTCTATTTGCCATTTTAGCCTCCTTAAATATTATTATACTTGTGAATAAAAATACCATCCACAGAGTCCTTACTATCTACATCAACAGTATTATATAAGCCTAAATATACTTTAGGTTGACAATCAGAAAAATCTGCCGTTTTTGGGATGACAATAGTTTGATCACTTTCTCTAAAGAAAGTAGTTCCTTCATTTAACGCATAAGAAAAATCATAATGAGCATTAGCATAATATCCTTTAGAATCAACTACATCATTATAATTTACTCCGTCATAGTATTTATTACTAATAACCACAAAAGAATTACCTTCTCCATACCTGTTGTTAAGATCATTAAATAACACTTCGTCATCTATCTTAATATAAATAAAATTAGCATCTTGAGTAAGACTGAAACTGTTTACTTCTTCTGGACTATTACAAAGAAGCGGGAAAATACCATTTATCTCATTTATACTTACAACCGCATCATCTTCATCCAAAAAGCCATCTTCATCCAACAGTAAACCACTATCTCCATAATACATCCAACGCTTTTCTACATCTTTTTCATTAACGCTATTTAATTTAATACTAAGAATTTCAGTATCATTTGCTTTTACCAAAATATTAAAGCCATCTTCAGTTCTGCGATTAAAAGATAAATCTACAAAACTAAATTTGTTATTAACTTGCGGCAAAATAAATCTTGTTGATCCAGTATCAAGCGCTCTTGGAATAATTTCTGGGATACCATACTCATTAAAAATAGTCTCTGCTTCAGAACCCCAGGAAATATCCATCGTCGGTAAAATATATAAAATTAAACCGTTATCTCCAACTTCTCTTGTAAAACCAGCTTTATTAATAAATAAGTCCCGTCCATTTTGATAAAACTCATTTTCGACGACCAATGAACGTGCAGACACAAAATCAGTATCAGGTCGAGCATAAGGAATACCGATAGTCTTAAAGTTTATCGTAAACTCTACATTAAACTCGTCTGAATTTCCATAACGCTTAACTGCCCCAATACTATCAACTACAACTTCATGACCCCAATATCCATCACAATCCTTACGGAAAAAACCTTTTTGACCCGGAGCCAACCAAAGCATTAACTCCCTATACCGCGGGAGGGTTAAACCTCCCGCCGCAAGTGTATAGGAAAAAGTACGTTGATTATTTGAAGTTCCTTGATAATAAGACATATTACCAAGAAGCGGCGACTCATAACTGGATGAAGCACCAGTATCAGAGGTTAATTGTAAATCATCGCCGCTATTTACAATGAACAAATTATAAATTTTAGAATAGCGGTCGTTGAAGGTAAAATAAAGAAACTCGTCCTCGAAGTAGTATCCTTCATAAAGCTCTTTTCCGCTATTTAAATTATTTCTTGACATTTACATTTAATCCCCCACGCCGAATTATATTATTAAACGTTTCAGCAAATAAGCCCGCAGCTTCTTGCCAATCTTGATTGTTGTTAAGTTGATTAGGTCGAATCTCAAGGTTTTCAATGATTACACTTGATGAAGTTCCATCTAAACTATAACCACCCTTAGTTGAAACTGTTTGAGACGCTTGAAGTGCTGATAAGAAGTTCTGAATAAGTGAGGTTTGCTCTGCGCTTAACACTGCTTCAGGATTTTGTTTAGAACCATGAAGCATAGCAAGTCCAGTAGAATTAACCATACCACCACTCTTATACTGTGGAGCATTTTCTTGAAGCCACTCAAACCAATTATCAGGTGTTTTTCTACCACTCATTATTTGACCATACATCAACTTATACAGTTTTTGAGTTGTATCATCAATACTCTGTGTATTTTTGTCAATTTGCTTATTTATTTCTTCAATCGCTGCATCTCTCAACTTTTCTCGTTCGGTTTGAAGTGCTTCCTTATTTAGATCGTTAAGTTCTTGCCGCAACTCCTTAATTTTGTTCTTGGAAGCCGTATCAGCACCACCACTAAGCGCTTGAAGCTGTTTGATAATAGACTCACGGTCGCGTGCTGTATCTTGCTCATCTTCCAAATCATCAATCGCATCAAAGTAATCTTCATAAGCGGTTTTCCGCTTTTCAAGTTCTTCGTTGATTTTTTCGGTTTCTGTTTTAAGAATCGAAACATAAACATCAGCAGCATTTTTAGCCGCAGCAGTCAAATCAGAGTAATACTCTTTAAGCGTTTCGTTTAAAGTAGTAAGAACACCTTTAGTATCATCAGTATTAGCAAAAGCGGAATAAACATCATCCTTAACTTTTTGCGAAGCAGTCTTTAACTTCTCATAGTCAATCTCATAAACTTGTTCACCACGCTTCACATAATCCCAAATTTCAGGAGTATCTACTTTCTTTAAAGCTGCTTCTTCTGCTTCCTTAATCTTATCCATCGTCAAAGAAACTTCATCACCATAACCTTCAATAAGTTGTTTCTGACGGTCTAAATACTCCTCTGACTCTTCATCAAGAAGTGTCATAGCATTTTTGATTTTATCAATATTATCTGCTGCAGCATCGTATCTTGCACTTAAACCAACAACTGACTCACCAAACAACTTTTCAATAGCAGTCTCTTTTGTCCCAAGTCGCTCTAACGTTTGAGAAACAGTGATTTCAGCATTATTAAGACTACTTACAAGACTTCTCATAAGATTAAATTGCTTAACATCTTCTTCATTAAGATAATCCAAACCAAGTGCGCTCATAAGTTCTCTTTCAGTTTTATCACTTTGATTAAAGAACTGAACAGCATCTTTAGAAAGCATAAAATCTTTCTGCTTATCGGTTATCTTGCCAGTAATAGCAGCAGTATCAATAGCATCTTGCGCATCTTTATAAGACGTTTGTGCTTTTTTGATAATAGTCTCTACGCCATTTTGAATCATCCCAACCAAGTCTGATAAGTTAATATTACCAGACATAATTTTATCTGTCAGTTCTGGATAATCACGTATTAACTGAACTAAGTCGGCGCCACTAAGAGCAGAAATATCTGTAATTTTGGTAAGACGTTCAATTTTACTGCTTAACTTATCAATAGCATCTCCTCAATCAGATAACGCTTGCCCATCAAAAATAGAGTAAAGATCATTTGTAGCGTCTGTAATATTTTCGGTGTTGTTTTTATATCCATCAAGTTTTTTATTAAGTTCATTATAAGCCGCAGAAAGTTCAGTTATTTCTTTTGTTTTGTCTTTATATTCATCAGAATTTGTATCTTTTATCTTACTACGTTCTTCGATAGCTTTTTGAACCTTATCATAGGCTTCCTTAACTTGCTCTTCAAGTGCCGCAACTTCTTCGGGAGACATCTTAATTACAGCTTCATTAGTATAAATCTTACTCATTTCTTCAACAAATATCTTCTTGAAGTTTTCAGGATCTTGTGCTGCTTTATCAAGAGCACCAGACAATAAAGTAGAAATTTCATCAGAAGACTTCCCTGCCAATGAAAGTAATTTAGAAGCCTTTTGCCACATTTCGGAAATGAGATCGGATGAACCTTCAACATTAGACATATAAGCCGCTGTTTGTTTACTAACTTTGCTCATTACGCCTAATTCAACATTTGCGGATTTTAAGCTATTAATAAGATCTTCATTCATACCAGACTTTTGAAGATCATTAATATACTGCCACTTATCTACAAGTGTTGACTCTTCTCCAAGCACCTTATCCAACTTAGCAATAAAGTCAGAATTGATACCCATTTCATCAGTAAATTTATCAACATCAACTCCATCCTCAGTAAGTAAATTACCAAACTGATCCCGAAACATTTGAAGAACTGCAGTTTGAGTATCTTGTCCTGCTTTTACAAGTCCTTCAATTTGCTGTTTACCAATAGAATTAAGTGCTTCTTTACCTGTTGTAGAATTAGCAAACTCTCTGACATATTTTTGTTGTGCTGTTTCTGTATCTTGAAGAGCACCAACACCAGCTCCAATACCAGCCCCCGCCGCTCCTCCAGCAGCTCCAGCGGCAATACCACCAATAATAGCACCAACAGCAGCACCAATAGCATTACCAATACCGGGCATAATAGAACCCCAAGCAGCACCAATAGCAGCACCAGTTGCGGCTCCACCAGCAATACCAACGCCACCACCAATCATAGCGCCAGTGCCAGTTGTTTTGCCAATAGTTGAACTTTTACTTAAATCTTTATAGGCTTTTCCTATAGTCTCATTTTGTTCATCAATAAGACTTTGCTGCTCAAGCGCCAAAGAAGTTTCATAAGCTTTAATCTGCTTAAGCTGACCTTGAGTGTCAGAAGCAGTAATTACCTTAAAGCCAGCAGTATCATTTACAGAATTTACAATTTCTTCAAGTTTTTCTGCTTCTTCGTTTGTAAGAGAAATTTTATTTGCTAAATCTTCAAAATCATTAGCAAGACCAGAAACTGTAGTTTTCTTTTGCGATACATTATAAAGATTAACTTGAAGTTGTTCAAGTTCTTCATTCACTTTTTCTAAAGGATTACTAAGATTTTTAAATACTCCTACCAGTTTTTCAATTCCTTTTACTGCTAATACTAAACCACCAATAGCAATAATAACCGGAACAGCTTGAACAAGAAGTTTACCTAAACTTTTTACAACACCACCTATCGTTTTACCAATCGCGGTTCAACCACCACTTTGTCCAAGCTTACTTAAAGTAGAAATAAAAGAACCAATATTTCTAATATTAAGCATATAAGACTGCATCTGGACTTGAAGTTGCCGTGTCAAAAGTTCTTGTTGCCGCAACTCGTTCGTAGCATTATCAAGTTTTGCTTTTGAAGCCTTTTCTTCTTGTTGAGCAATAACTAAAGCTTCTTCTTTTTGCTTGGTAGTAGCTTTAGCAGTTTCATACTCTAACTGTGCAGCATAAATTTGTGCTTCAAGATTTTCTGCTCTACGCTCATTGCCGTTTTGTATAGCAGCAAGTTGCTGAGCTTGTAAGTTTTGAACCTTTCCTAACTTTACTTGTTCATCTTGCAAAGCAACTTTCTTTGCTTCTTGAGCAACAGCTACTTTATTTAAAGCTTCTTTATGCTCTTTTAATTCATTCTCTTCGAGTGCAGCTTTTTTAGACTGAAGAGCAGCTTCGGCTTCAATAAGTTTCTGTTGAGTTTCATACTTTGCTATCTCAAATTCAAGTTGCTTTATTTTTTGCTTCTGAACCAACTGAACTGCTCCATAGCCAACTAAAGCAATAGCAACCGGAACTAAAACTCCACTAATATCAGTAGCGAACTCAAGAAACTTTGTAATAGTTTCAATACCACCAATAATTAATTTATTATTTGTAAGACTTTGAACAAAACCTTCATAAGCATTCTTAAGCAAAGTAATCTTCGCAGCCATACCATCCATATATTTTGCTTGTTGAGCGAGAGTTGCGCCATGAGAACTTGCAGAAGTATCTACAAGTTCAAGAGTGCGATCAAAATCCTGCATCATAGCAATTAAACGAGACTGTTGACGCGTACCAGCTAAAGCCACAGCAACGTTAGCTTGTTGATTCTTGTTTAACGTGTCCCATTTTTTACCAAGGTCTGTTAATACCTCATCCAAATCACGGAACTCGCCCTTAGTATCACGCAAACTAACTCCAACATTTTTCAACGCAGAATCAACTTGGTTGATATCTGTATCATCTTCCAGTGTTTTACCGTAATCACTCAACTCACGCATACGAGCAATAACGGTTTTAAGTGCAGTACCAATAGTTTCTGGAGCTTCACGTGTTACTTCCAGACCTTTAGTCAACATACCCAAAGTAAAGTCCATACTCATCCCAGCCATATTAGCCTGAGACGCAACTTTACTAAGAGCCACAGCAAGTTCTTCATAATCCGTAGCTGCAGAAGCCGCAAGTGCCGCAAATTTATCACTTACTTCCATAGCGTCATTTGCGCTCATCTGAAAGCCATTCAAAGCATTCGTTAAAAGGTCAATAGACCGCGAACCATCAATACCAGCAATCGTAGCTGCTTTTGCTGCCGCTTCAGTTAATTTAAGAACATCTGTTGTATTTTTACCTTGCTGATAAAACATTGTTGCCATATTAGCAATTTCAGTTGTTGTTTTACCAGTTGCTTGCGCCAACTCTTGGAAATTTTCAAGCAAACCTCAAGTCTGCTCGCGGCTCATAGTTGTAACCACAGCCATATCAGTAAATGCTTTATCCAAATCCTGGACAACATTAATCGTTGTGCGCAACATTCGTTTCAGCATATTAACTGCATTGTGGTAAAGAACTGTTTTCGCCGCAGTTCCCATAAGAGTTTTTTGTTTCTTATCAAGTGTTTGAGTATTTTTCTTTTCTACTTCATCAAGTTGTTCAGTTTGAGTTTCTGCATCCTTTTCAGAATTAGTTAAATTATCAATACCAGAATTAACTTTTCCAAGAACTTCATTAACATCAATAAACTCTGAACCTTTAGAAGTAGTTGTTTTTTCACTTTGCTCATTAAGCTGTTTTAATTCTTTTTGAAGAACATCAATTTCTTTTTTAAGTTTTTGAATATCTTCAAGGTAAGTATTTAAATAAGGAACACCCTGCGGGTTCTTAAACGTTGTAATATAATTAAATACTTCAGTTGCTTTATCTTTAAGTTCTTGCGTTCCATTTGTTGCTGCATCAGTAAGCGCTTTATAACTTGTAAAAAGCTGACCGTCAACATGAACCTGACCGGGTTTAGTTTCACCCGGCATAATATTATTGCGGAAAATTGACGCTCTTGCTTTTTTACTAAGCATCATTTCTCCAGTATCTTGATTTTTAGCTGTCCAAGTTCTTGCTGACATCAACTTATTGGTAGCACTGGTAATCTTAGATTGAACTTCTGAAATCTTTTGCTGGAGTTCATTAACCTGCTTAGACAGTTCTTCTGGCAACCGCATTGTTCCAAACTGGATAGCAATATTTTTAACTAACTTACCCAATCCGTTCAACTGCGAATAAAGCGCTTTTGAAGTATTCTCATCAAGAACTGTGCCTTCACTTACTTTTTCAATACGCTCAAAAGCATCTTTCAACACTAAAGAAGCCTTTTGTAGATTTTGCTCAAATCCTTTACTCATATCAAGGTTTTTACTTGATACAAGTGATTTGATTTGTTCTACTGCTTCATTATAATTGGTTCATACAGTTTTATACCGTAAAATTTTTTCATCCATCGGCTAATTACCTCAGAGCTTCAAGATTTGCTTGCGCGGTTTTCAACTCCTTTAACATTTCATTAAGATCAACGTTATCGTTAGCGGTAAACTCATTCATTAATTCTTGAAGTTTGTCATAATTCAAAAGTGCTAACAGCTTATTTACTGCAAGACTAAGATCTACACCATCAAGCACTTCATTAATCTTGGTAGCCAAATAATCACTATCCAGTAAAATATGAGCCTGATTTAAGAATGCAGGAATGCGGTCAAGTTCATAAAGAGCAAAGGCTTTCTTCAACCGCATATGAGTTGCGTGAAAATAATCACTCTTATGATATTCTTTCTTGAATGCTTTAAGTGCAAGCTGCTTCTCCAAAACATTTGGAAGCATTGAAATCCGCCTAAACTCTGTTAAAAGTTGTTCATTATTCATATTTATTTTCCTTTCTCCGTTAAAAATTTTACTTTTTTAGATAAGCCGTTTCCAGCCCCTATAAGTGAGACTTTGTATTGAATTGACTTACCAAGATATTGTAAGATATTGTTAATTTGATACATTGTCATTCCAAGAATTTGTTCTTGTGTATAACCAAACTCATAAGTAAGTATCAAATACGTTTTCATACTGTCACCTTTTTGCTGCGGAGCATCTTGTTGCCGCAGTCTACGTATCTTCTCTTGCGCTTTCCGCATTTCTGGAGTAAGATACTGGTCCAGTTCAGAAAGTTTTTTCATCCCAGCTGAAATAAACCAAATATCTACAAATGATTGAAAAAGTTCATCTGTAATAATACATCCTGCCACTGTTGGAGTAGCGGAAAAATTGACTTCTGGAATAAGCTGTTGAAGCGCTTCTTGAAGACTTTTGGAGTATAAAATATAAGCATCTCCCATAAAGTAGATATACATTTTTATTACATCCCAAATTGTATCACAAAATGAAAACTTTTCATCTTTTTCTGCAAAAGAACTTACTGACTTCTTAAGTATGCTAAGAAGAGTTTGAATTGCGCGGTTGAAGCAGCAATCATAATACGTTGTCAGCTTAATAGAAAACTCATATATATTATTTTCATCATCAATTATGGTATAATCAACAGGTTGATTATACATAAAATGAAGTTCTGAAGCATTATGCTGTATTTTAATTATCTTTCACCGCCTTTCCAAAATTATAAGCAATAGTTAATTTAATAGATTTTTCCAAACTTGCTAAAATAGTATTTATTTCACCATCTACCATGCTCTTTAAAGACTTATAAGTAAGCGGTTCTTTGCGCCTTTTTAACTTCTTCATCATCGCTCGCTTATGAGTTCATAAAGGAGTTGTTTGCTTACGACCAACATTGCCTTGTGGTTGATAGCCAGATTCCAAGTCATATTTCATATAATTATTAATATTCGATAAAGAACCAAGCTTTCCAACAATATCACGCTGAATCCGCACAATCATTTTGTCCATAAAGTAAACATTTCCAGAAGCATCTAAAATAGCAATTGGCATTTCTTGAACAAGTTGCTCCAGTGTTTGATTTTGTTTAGATTTATTATAACCAAACATTTTTTCATACAAAGAAGAAAGTGCCAAAAGCTCAAAAGCACTATCAAGCAAACCACTACCAGAAGCTCCTAAATAAACATAGTTATAAATAAGATACTCACTCATCTTATAAAAATCTTTTTGAACTAATAAATCATGAACATAATTAATAGCTACATCTTGCTTTGTTCCATCAATACTTACAGATACTGGCTGATTAAGTGAATCATTCCAATTATTAAAAGTCTCAAGTATTTTACTCTTAGTTTGACGTGGCTTATTTGTCTTAATAGAAAAGTAGCCTTCACCAACCTTTAAGTCGGCAGATGTTCCTTTTTGAGTATTACCAGATACAAGTTCTCCAGTTAAGTTAAAAATACCATCATTAAATACTTCTGACATCATAACTTCTACTAATCGCGGCAAATAATTATTTTTAAGAGAACTAACAGAAAATCCTTCAATACCTTCTGTAAATTTTAATTCTGTTGAACCTGTTCCAAAAAGTGAGCGATTCTTCTTAATAATTTGCTTATAGCGATCGATTTTTTCTTTTAAGTTAGTTATATACTCTAAAGTAAAACCGTTACTTCCTTCACGCAATCTAATTTGTTTATAAATATCAGTCATCAACTCTAAAAGTTCATTAAGTTGATCAATATTTTTCTTACCTGTTGGAAGTAATTTTAATCTTTCATTAAAAGAACTAACCAAGGATAATTTTTCAGCCTGTGCTCCTTTATATCAAGCAGCAAAGCTTTTATCGTCTGTGATTCCAAATTCTTTTGTCTGCGCAAAGAACACGGCTTTATTAGCTTGAGTAATAGCAACTAAAGCAGCTGTATCTTTCTTAAACTCTTCAATAATTTGACCACTCATATTAGTTATCTGTTGATTAATCATCGAAGCGCCTTCTTCAAATCATGATAAATGACTATGAAGATAAATATTACTTTGATTATAAAAAACTGGATAATTATGAGCAATATCGTCCAATACATTATTATAACGTTGGACGTTTCTGTTTGTAGAAGCTTTATATAACGGACGTTTTGATAATGCTTTTTCCCGCTTTTGAAGTCTCCCAGTATTTTTGTGTATTTGTAAAGTTTGTCTATTCTTAGCCATAACACCCCTTAAAGAGCGATAACCGGCTCCTTTTGTCCTTTATAAATTACATCAAAGATTAAATTAGAGTTCGCAATACTTCCGCCATTTGACAACTCAACTGTTGGCACAGAAATAAGTGAAACTGCGGGGAAGTGTAAAAATGCAGTTGAAGTGCGCTTATCCTTGTTGCCAAGAGCCGTAATCTGTAAATCAAAATAACCAAAATGCGGCACTTCAAAGCCATAAACCGCCTTTTCAATTAATCCTTGATAAAACACATAAACTAAAGTTTGCGGTTCTGCCTCAACCTTTAATCTACTTTCATCAATTTTTACAAAATTAAGCGATTGAAAGCTTTCATCATAAACAAAAATTACTCCATCAACCATATCGTGTTCAGTATAAAAGATCGAGCTTTGGTCAATTTTTCTACCTTCATAATAGGTTCTTTGTAATTCTGTTTGTTGTTTCGTGAACATTAAGTCCCACATCTTCTGTGTAAAAGGAAGTTTACCAACTCCAATTTGAGAAGGTCGCCCAAACCTTGTAGCAAGAAGCGGTTTTTCCGCACTCTGCTCTGTAGTTGTATCTTCATAAGCCAAAACCACATTAACGTCTTTCAACAATGTATAAGGCTCATTTTCCGCATATTTGCGGTTTCCGATAACACGAGGAGATTTTACAGTAAGCAATACAGAACATTGCCCACCATATTCATAAAGTTCCATAGATACTTTTCCTCCATTCTCTTTATAATTATATTATATCACAAATTTGGAATTTTGTCAAACGTATGAGTCGCATAAAAAACGACCCGGCAGATTTCCTGCCGAGCCGTAAATTTCGGTAATCTATATTAGACGTGCTCTGCGGTCTTACCAACGCCCTCGAAGTATCTTGTGTCGCGGATTTCATAGAAAATGTCACGCGGCTCAAGACCGTTAGCATCAGCAACCTTAGTCATACAGAGAGTTCCGTTCAGGTCGAAGACAGTCGCATCACCTTCAGCATCCTGAGAGAAGTTGAAGATAGCATCCGGCAGGAACTGCGGGATGAAGATATGAACGTCAACCTTGTCACCAGTCTTCTGATCGATGAAGAAGCTATCTCCTTCAATAGCAAACGCGCCCGGGAACTTGTCAGTAATAGACAGGCGTCCGCAACCCACGTTCTTCTCTGCTGAAGGAGTATAAACCAGAGCAAAACGATCTCCAGCAGCAGGAGCTGCGCTCAGCGTAATCTTAATAGCCTTAGCATCAGCATTGTAAGCTACAGTTTCAATCGTAGCAGTAGCATCCAGATCCTTAACTGCCCAATCTTCCTTTGTAGCCATCGCAGCATCAGCTGCACCTACAAACATCAGGAAGTCCTTAGTCTCACCATCACCGTAGTAATCACGAGAATAAGCCTTACCCTGCTCATACTTAACCTTAGTGCAATAATCAGCACCGAAGAACCGCACCATCGTAGAAGCGCGACCCAGAGCATCCTGCATTTCAGCGGTGCAGATCTTACCATACTTAATCAGCGGGTTGGCATACTGACCACCGGTAACCGTCTTAGTCGGACCTTCTTGATTAAGGTTAGCAATCTTTAAAGTATCCAGATACTCACCAGTGCAAAGCCAGTCAGACGGCAGAAGAGCACCGCCTTGCGCGCCGTTGTGCTGGCAAGCAGAGCGACCTGCATAACGCTTATCGGGAGCAAGCTCATAGATACAAGCGTTCATAACGGTCACAACACCGAAACCGTTCATTAACTGCTCAAATGTTGCCATTTAATTATACCTCTTGTTAAAAATTTTCAATTTCAGCAGAACCGTCCAAAACGCCAAACGTAAGGGCGTATCCGCTAATTTGTTTGGTTAAAATTAAGTTGCTTGCGCCGCGAAACTCTAACGGAGTAGCAACAGAAAATTTCTTGTTTAGAAGAAGTGAAGTAATACGGTCAATAATAGCAAGCGGACGAACCTTTTTGTTTGTAAGCGACCATTTCTCATTATTCACTATCACATTTACAACAAGTGTAGCGCTTACTTCTTCAATATCTTCGCCTTCATCAAGCTGTGTTAGAACAAGTGTAATCCCGCAACTATGATCATATCCGGCTTCAGTGTTGAACTCGAAGATAGGTGCGAGAGAGAAGTAATCACTTACTTCTTCCTTGGAAGGAGCATCTAATTCAAGTGCATTATTGCTATCGTTATAGATCAACTTGCGCAGCTCATCATCACTAATAAGTGTATCTCTTATTTGAAATAAGGTTTCTTGAATATTTTCTAACATTATATCACCTTATACCTTTCTACTACTTCTTCGTTGTTCTTGTTTTTTGTGGTAATTGTAATTTCTTTGATACCATAAGGAATCATAAAAGTAATCAAAGAAGCGGTTTTTGAGACTATATTTACGGGTTCAGAAGCAACAAAATAAGCATCTGTTGTCCGCATAATAATTTTCTCGGAAGCCTTAAGCACACGTTCTTCTTCAGAGACATCTCCGTTAGTCATAGAATCGTTGCCGCTCATAGCATCTTTAACTGCAACTTCTTCTACATTCGGCTGTTTATCAATAAAATCAAAATCTAATGAGCAGTAGCAAATATTTGGATTTGTAATATTATCTATATTGATTATCTTTCACGGTTTTCCACCAGCCAAAATCCGCACACCTTCTCTTACCCACGCAAAACTTGGAAGGATGAGTATTGGTTTTTCTGCATTGGTAAGCAATAAGTTCTTGGAAAACTCTTGGTCGGTATATTTAGATAACGATGAAATAAAATAACCAAAATACAAATCATTCTTATTTGCGTCATTCATCAAATTTTCTTTAATTTGTTTATTTGAAACATCCAAATAACTATAATCACCGTAGTTATTCAAGTATAACGAGTGATGTGCTTTAGGAACTAATGATTTTGTAGCACTCCCATCACTAACATCAATGAGACGCCCGAAGTCATCAACAATGCCAATAACAGGTTCTTCTACTAAAACATCTTCTGCTTCATTAGTTTCACGCTGAACACTAACATTACACTCATAGGCTCATTGTTTTTTATAGTTGGCTTGCCGCACCAACTTTATATCTTCAAAGGGAAAATAAATAGCTTTATTCCAAAAGAAATAATCACCTTTTTGTAAATCCCTAAGTTTATCATCTTCATTCTTGTAAGTGAAAACAACAACTTGGTCAGGACCCTCTTTCTCTTTGATCACTAACCCAGCTTCCCTATCTTCATTTAATCTTACATGATAAATAGTTGTTGCCGAAGTGCCATCTACGATGAAACCCGCTTCATGCTTAATTCGGCAACAATCTTCTACTTTCATTCGCCGACGAAAGCTATTATACATTAACTTCCCCAATAGACGGAGAACCGTCAACTGCTACTCGGTAATAGTTTTCCTCTATCTTACGAGCAGCGTCCATAATAGTAGTAAAAGATTTTTCAATACTGGAGATTAAATTACCACTTGAAAAAGCCTTAACATCCTTATCAGCGTAAAGATTTTCATAGTTGCGTTCCTTAGACAGCTGATACTCAACCCAAAGAACTTTCATCCAAGCAATTATCACATCCCATTCACGCGGTCCAACGCCGCTATTTGTGAAGTAATAGCCTTTAGCTACTTCCTCGCCCTCAATAAGCTGCGGATCATAGTCATAGGTGAGCGGAACTTGCGGAAATTTGAAACGAGCGATAGCCCGCATAGCTAATACATCAAGTTCATCCTGAAGTTCTTTGTCTGTATAAGAGACATAGGTGCAACTACTTAATGAATTAAGGAAAAATTTGTAGATTGTTTCGTTCCAATAACTACTCTTCATCAACGATTAACTCTACCTGAAGCATTTTTTCAAGGTCTTTAATCATAGATTGAGAAAGAGAATCTACATTTTCACTCGCAAGAGTAATAATTGCTTCGCGCGCAACCGGACTTTCTTCCATAATTTCACGAATTTTTTGTCTATTACCCTTAGTAAGATAACCCAAAAGTTCTTCATCTGAATGAGTAGGCAGCTTATCTTCAACTGGATAGAATACGTTTTCCACATCAGCTTCAAACGCTTTCTCTGGCTCCACTCTAAAATAACCTTCCTTATACATCCTTTCCAGAACAGGATCTACGAAAATACCAAGAGCAAAGATACGCGCAACCCGCATTTTATCCGTCTTAGGCTCGAATCGCAGTAAGCGGTTTTGAGCACTCGAATCATAAGCGGGCAAATCCAATGAAAGACCTCCGCGGCACACCTTTACAATATCATAAAAATTTTGAACTGCTTTTTCAGCCATTATAATCTCCAATCCGAGAGGCGGTTTCCCGCCTCTCTATTATATTTTTAATTAATACTTGCCGCCATCAATAGAGGTATCAGTGTAAACGCAGACGTTGTTCGCCAGCATCAGACCAACACCAACCAGACGATGAGCGTTTTGTTCTCTCGATCCAGACGGATGAGCAGTTTCTTCAATATGAAGATCACCCTTCATAGCAATCTTGACCGGCTTAGCCGCAGTTGGCAGAATGAACAGGTCGCCTTCCTTGAACACGAAGCCACTGTTGGTTTCGTCAATCAGGTAGTTAGGAAGTTCAACCACAGGAGTGCCATGGAACAGTCCAACAAATCCCTGCTTACGAATTTCATCAACATCAGCCTGAGCCACATTAGGAGTTACGCCAGTCCAGCCAGTCTGGTTATTAATCTTCGCAATCGCGGAACGGAAGCCCATGATAATCGGATCACCATAAGCAGCCGCAATACGAATCAGAGCATCAAGGTCAGCCGCAACTACACCATTACCACTCTTAATATTTGCCGCAGGAGCCAGAGTCTTCGCAGTTCTCATAGCTTCCACTGTCTTAATATAAATTTGCTCAACAAAACCCTGAGCGATATTGTCCATCAGTTCTGCCAGAGACAGAGTGCCGAGCAGGATTTCTTCAAGGGTCACAAACGTGCCAACGGTCATAACCTTAACCGGCACAGTCATGTTCTTGTTATCCAGACGTCTTGCACGATAGATACCACCGCGAGCGCCCTCTACGATGCTCAGGCGAGCACGTGCTTTACCGACTCTTTTAATCATGAAGAGCGGCTCTGCATCGCGAGCAAAGGTCTGAACCTCTGCATAACCACCCATAATATCAGTGATAGCCGCAGGAAGCAGTTCCTCAATAGCCTGTTCAATGATAGCGAATACTTCAGGCTGCTTAGCCAGAATTTCACGAGTCGAAGCGTCCTTCAGATTATAAGTCTCCAGAATAGCATTAATAGCTGCGCTATTAGCATCAGCCTGTGAGAACTTTGCCACATCCGGCTTAATCGCGCTCTTAAACGCAGTTAAAAGTTCAACTTTTGTTGCCATTTAATTATACCTCTTGTTTTTTATTTGTATTGTTCGGTTCTTTGCTGCTCTAAAACTACGGACCAACAGCAGCAGTCGCAGTAGGCATACGATAGAACGTCAGCTGAACAGCCTCATCACCATTAGGCATATCAGAAGGAACAGCAATGAACGCAGTATCAACATCAGCCGCAGTCTGGAGAGTAGGAACACCATCAACAACCTTAGCATACTTAGCAGTGCTCAGCGTGCCAGCATAGTTGGTAGAAGTAAACGTATCGCCCACATACAAAGCTACGCAACGCGGATAAACTTTCTCACCATCAGGAGCTTCAACTGCAAAATACTTCAGCTCATCAATCAGAGTGTTCAGTTCTTCGGTAAAGTGAACGAACATAACCGGGTGCTTAGACTTATCAAAGTTTTCAACTGTTCCAGTTGCGCTCAAACCAACAATCAGACCGTTCTCAATGAACTTGTTGTCGCCCTTAGTAACCTTTGTGATGTTTGCATCAGCGGGAACCTGCGACAGCATATGTCCACTTCTCAGACCAACAAGGTCATTAACTTCCATATACTTGAAAGTAGGGAGATATTTAGTAAACATTGTTATACCTCTTTAGTTTTTATATTTATTTACTACGTCTTCAGGTCTATCCTCATGATAGTCTGGCGCAGTTGTAATTACGCTAAAAATTGTAGGAGTTTTAGCAGACTCCGCTTGTGCGGTTTTAACCGCTTTTCTATATTCCTTATTCAACTCAACTTCGAGTTCATCCATCGAGTAGCTATCTAAGGACGCCATGATGCGGGAAATTGCTTCCTCGCCAATATCCTCTGTATACTCTGCTACTTTTGCTTCTTTGGCTGCTCTTCGGAAAGAATCGAGTTCAGATCTTTCACTATCAGTGAGTGTGGCGGAACTAACACTTGTGGTTGGTTCGCTCATCTGTCCCACTCGCGGTTCGGGGTCTGATTCGTCCGTTTGGGTTGAACTTGTTTGGTCTTCTTCGCCATTAGTAAACTCGCTTTCTTCGGTTGTAGGTTGCTCGGTGCACGTTGCTGCGGGATCTCCTGTAGTCGCAGGATCCTCGCTTTGGAACGTAGGATCTGCATTATTTACAGCATTAATCTCTTCTTCGGTAAGAAAACGCGGAAAAACTTCAACGTAGTCGCCAACGCTGATTTTACCGTCCTCTTGCTCCGCAATAGAGTATTTGCGGTAAACCGCTCTATTGTTTTCATTGTCCCAAGTGCTTACGACCGCATACTCTGTCGTATTTTCAACGATATATCCATACACCTCTTTAGCCTCAAGTGCTTCATAAAGGCTCTGAATAAATCCCTGCATAGTCTGTGCGAGTTTGAAGCTATCGGCAGTTTTAGCCAAATAATCTTCAAAGTTAAACACTTCTATTGAACCTCCATCTTGGTTAAGAAACTGTAAGAAGTTTTTGAAAGTTTCAACACATTTTGTAGCATCAAAGTTTTCCTCACTGAAGAAACCTGAACCCGCAAAAGCTGGTCGCTCATTATCACCTAAAACGCTTAAACCGATGAACTCGCCATGTAAGAACTCGATATTCAAGAAACGTCCTTGGTCATCACGATTGATCTTATACTTCAACGTGTTAGGATTAAGTTCCAGAGAGTGTTGTTTTCCAACAATTTTACGTGCTACTTTGCCAATATTATCTTCACGTTCAGTAAAGAGAATAACATCAACAACTGCAAAAGTTTTTCCTTCTTCTTCTTTGTAGTGAACGTTATTGACCGCATCGTCGGGCACGACACCGTAAACAAACTGAACACTGTTATGACCCTTAAAATCTTCATCCTCTTCATCGTAGTAGCCCACTACAGGAGTATAGGAAATGGTTTTAAGCAGCTCATCCGAAAAATCAGAAGTAAAAAGACGGTTATCACCTGTCAAACCTTTGTAGAAGATTTTCAACTTGGCTTTTGTGTATCTGCTTTCTTCTTTCTCACTTACTTCAATAAAAGCGGGAACATTAGTTAGAACTTTCATTTTTTTCGTTTACCTCTTGTTCCGTTTTATTGGATTTATTGTTAGAACCGTCTTGTTTGGAATTATCATTTTGCGTATAACTCGTAGAAAGCGGTTTTAACTTGTCAAGTTTCAAGTAATCCTCAAGAGCAAATTTGCTTGCAAGGTTCACTTGTTTGTTGCCAAAGGCAACGGCATACTCAAGTTTAGCTATACCAAGTGTTGCACCCTCTTTGTATTTAGTCAACATCTCTTGCTCATTGTAGCCTGTCAGCGGCAACATTTGAAGGTCGCACTGATAACCGCTAAAGTTGAAGGAATTATTGATAAATACATTGTAAAGCGCAACCAATTGCTGAACATAGTTCCAAACGAAACTTTGCTCAACAGTTAAGCTATATTTGAGTGCGGCATCGGAACTACCATTAAAAAGGTAATTGTTCGATCCCAAATTATCATAAATAGCCTTATAAGCATTTTCCAACGTCTTGTTTTCTTTAGTCGAATCTTGGCTAAGTTGCCGCACATCGATTTTACCAAAAGACGTCAAAAGCCGCACATGACTATTTTTGGAAAGAACTTTTGACATACTTGAATGAAGTTCTTTTATTTCAGGAATATCAACGATAAGCTTATCTTCCCAAGTCGGCATTTCGTGTGTAATGATACGATCAAGTTGCTGACCATTACGCTCCAACTCATTGTCCATATATTGATCATATTGACGAATCGGGAAAATAGAGTTGAAAATCGTTGGAGTTCCTTTATCGTTCGTAAGTATTGCACCCGCAACTTTTGGATTAGCAAGCTGCCACCGCATATTAGTTGTATCCGCCTTATAAGCTTCATACATTGATTTTAACTCTTTTGGATAATAGTTAAAAATCTCTTCCAACTGTGTGGCTGTAAGCCCCAAATTATCGAAGTAGCTAAGGTCAAACTGATAAGTATAGCAACCAAACTGTGTTTGTGCATTTACTCGGCAATACTTACTGGGAAGTAAAAGGGAAGTAAGTGTTCGAGAAGCGGTATTACGCCAAGTGTAGATGAAAACTGCGCCTTCAATGAAAAGTTTACATAACGTTGCTGGAAAAGAAGTCTCAATTGACATACCGTCAACTGCTTCTCCCATTTGTTCATAAATTTCACCATAATCGGCATTTACTGCTCTCTCTTTCACTTGACGCGGCACATACATATACCGCCAGAGAAACATATTACTTAAATACTCTATATAACGTTGATAAATCGGAGAGTAAGCAAACAACTCTTGCGAGTAGCGGCGCACCGTCTCCAAACCACCAATCGTGTGATAATTATTTTTAATTACGCTAAGGTCTGTGCTATATACAGAGGATGAAGAGTTAGTATTTTTATTTACATTTCTTACTACCGTTTCATCATCCTTATACATTTCACGAATCGCGCTCTTTGAAATTGCAAAACGCGGTGAAACCGCTTCTTTTTCAGAAGCATTAGCGGGTTCCTTAGCTTTTCTACTAAAACCTAACGCCATTTCTTACCTCTTAAGTTATGAATACAGCGTTTTTCCACTTGAAGCTCGAACGCCGCTTTCTGTTATAGTAGTCTTGTTCTATTTGCTGAACAGTAGCGTAGATACCATACTCTGCCGCAGAGAAAAAGTCTTTTTGAATACGTTTATCTCGGCGGTCAACCCGCATAGTTGAATTTGTGCTGTCTGTGTTCACAATGATTAAGTTCTTCAGTTCTTCTTCCATCATATCCATATAACGGTAAGGTTGAAGTTTTTTACGCTTCTTCCACTCTGGTGCGACACAGAAGTTTTTGTTCTGCTGAAACCGCTGAATCGCTTCGCTCATTTTAATAAGAAAACGAATCGAACCATTACTGATACGGCTGAAAAAGACTCTGTGAATACGTTCCGCCTCTTGTCCGCCACTCTTAATTTCATAACAAATCGTGCGGTCAGCAGGATAAGTAATCACATCATTTTTAGCACTGGTTGGCGGATTAATAATACCAAATCCGGGCAATTCAATACCACTGTCGCGGTCAAGTGTAGGTTTGTTCATCCAGTCGCGGAGCGAGGCTCCGACCCCGTTGGCGTCCCATACTAAAAGTCGTGGATTATAGTCAAGTGCAAGCTTCTTCAACTCATTAGCCACAACCTCATAGTCGGTTGAACTTATTGTAAACACATTTACTGCTTTATAAGCAAACATATACTCTCGCGGTGAAACACGATAAACAATTGTCGCAGTGTCGGCGCTACCATCTTTTGCCATATCTGTTGATATGACGTAGAACTCACCATCTTCAAGTTGTTGTCCATGTTCTTCGGCGCGAACGACTTTGCGCAACGTGCTAATAGTATTTTGACCAAATACGGAACCAGAACGAGCACCACTCCATCGACTGATATACTCGCGGTCAACACTCTCTTTATCAAAGGACGGAGATGAAAGTATTTCCCGCATCGTCTGTTCTTCCAGACGACCGTGCATCAAGGGAATAATATAGCTGCCACCTAAGCACATATAATGATCGGGGTCAAGCACAGTGTAGCAAAGTGTTTCTATACATTTGTCATAAGCGAACGTCTGTTGATATCCCGCTGTTGTAATATAAACTTTTTGTGCCTGAATTTCATCAGGATTAATTTTTCCAAGTGAAGTTGTTCTCGGAGAGTTCATCAGAGGAATGATTTCCTCATTGATAACTATAGGATCGAGTTCAATAACTTCCTCGAAAATGCCAAAATTTCTTCTCATCCCACGAGGATGACCACCAACAACGTCGAAAATTGAACCACTTGTGAAGCGGAACTCCGCATAATCCGTTCCCTCCACATAAGGAGCTTTGGAACCGCGCTTCACCATCTCATTTTTGAGTAGCGGAAACTTCACCCAAAGGTCTTGAATAATCTTTTCCTTTGCAATTTGTGCCGCCTGACTTTTCGTCCCAGCCGTTGTAAACCCATTACAACGCGGAATACACATACTTCTTACATAAGAATAATAGTCTGCCAAAAAGGATTTACTAAATGCACGCGTGAACGTGTTAAATGACTGGCGCGAACGAGCCATCGACCGCAGCACAATACGCTGTGCGAAGAACATCGAGAACTTTGAGCCGCGGGGCGTCATGATGTCGCTTAAGATGTCTGGATAAACCAGAAATGTGTTTAACGCCTGTGTATAAAGTTCAAGATGTTCCCGCACCCTCTCTTTCTTGAGCACCCTCACTTGCTCAGTATTAGAGGCATTAAGGAATGTGAGAAGTTCCTCAATTTCTGGTTCAAGATAGCTTAAGGCATCATCCTGAAGAACGCCAAGCTCATTTTCCGCGCTCTTTGGTTCTACCACAGGCATCGTAGGAGTGAGCGGTTCTTCTACTTTAGAAATAACCATCATCGTCCTCCTCCAGATCGTCTACGTCTACCTCTTGCTGAAGAAGTTGAGCATCCAACTGCGCGTTGGAAGCTGCTTCATTGTTTTCAATTAGCTCCTTAATATTAAGGTCTGCTGTTGCTGCAGCATCCGCATTTTCTTCAACCTGCTTTTGATAGGACTCTGCTATACGTTCCAAGGTTGTGGTCAAACCAGTGCTATCAGCTACCAACGTTCGAATATACTCCTTGAGGTCTGCAATCGTTTTGTCCACAACGTCTCTGGCAACCCCATCATAGAACGTAAAGCGTCCGCCGCATTTTTCAATATAGTCGGCAAGATCGGCAACCGTGCCAATCACTTCAGCATTTGTTGCCGCAATTACATTGTCGATCTGCGCGGTTTTGGTGAAACCGGAATAAGCGGAACTAAGTTCCTTAATCGATTTAGCATCACCAGCTTCGATCGCCTTATCCAGCTCTACGCTTATCTTGCAGGCTTTTTTAATTGCATCCACCTGAAGCGGATTAGAAATATCATTAGCCTTCATTGTGGAAGTAAGCAAACCTTCCAGTTGGACGAGCTGTGCAAACGTGTAGCCACTGCCCCATTTAACCTCGCAACGCGCAATAAACGCATCCTTTACTCGGTCAACCTTGGCGAGCAGTGCTTCATATGTTTTAAACTTTGACCACTCTTCGTCCACTGGCGCCCATTTGTCCGGGGTAGCAGGTTGCCACTTTAACGTATCAGGTTCATTAAGAACCTCTTCAGCGTAAGCGAACCAAACGTGATTACCGGCTTGCTCGTAGAGCGCTTGCCAACGATTGGGATCGAACGGAAAATTCATTGTGCGGCAAAAGAAGTTTGCGTGCGAAAGCTTAGAAGCATCAAAGAAGCGATTGATACACGTTTCACACATTGGAGCAACTAATACGTCGTTCGTGGGAACGAGAGGAGCGAGTTTCCCGCAAAGCGGACATTTGCCATTGGGCATATTTTCTTCCTTTCTCCTTTCTTATCTCTTATACAAATATTATATCATAAGTTGTGGGGAAAATCAAATTTACGAAGAAACGAAAATTTGGAATATGGGGAGGGCAAGGGTTGACAAGTGTATTGGGGTGGCAAAAGTTGGGGTAAAAGAAAATAATAATTTGGTTTGGAATATTGGGGTGAAATTGGAATATTGGGGGGTGAAAAAATTTGTATACGATCTTTTATCCCCGTGTCGCATAGTGGGAAATTTTTTCCAGCTTTTTCCAGAAACAACCCCCCCCGTCCAGCCCTTCCAGTTTATCCCATCCCCTCCCCCTTTTGTCTACTTTTCACAAAAACGACCGCGGAAAAAAGGTGTTGTCTGTTAATCTATACAAACTACATTTTTTTTACAAAAAGGGGTTGACATTTCAGGGTGTTAGTGGTATAATGGTATCAGTTGAAGGGAGAAAACCGAACACCCCAAAACCCCAACGGGCGCGGGTCAACCCCTGACGGGTTGCGTTCCTTGATAACTGAATAGGTAGACCGCGCACGCCCTAAGGAAGGGCTACCCTGCACCGCGTTTGACTTGAACACGCGCCCGCAAAAGGGAAAACGGAAGAGCCGCAAACTCTTAACATTTTATACATATTTGAAAGGAAAATTTTACCATGAAAAACTATAGCAAGGGCTATATTGACCGTGCCTGCGTTGCCGAGGCTGTCCGCCTTGGGGATGTTATCAACCGCGCGCAGGCTATGAAGAACAACAACGCAAAACAAAACGCAAAAAAGGCGCTTGTAGGGGTTGAAAACCTGAAAAAACTTGTTGACCTTTGCGCGGATTCCTGCACTTTTGACAGTGAGGCATACACGAAAGATCGCGATTTTGAGTTTATCAATATCGGCACTGTTGCGGAACAAATTATTTTCCATATCCGCACGGGGCGGGTAAACCTCAGAAAAGCAAAAGCAGGAAAACAGTATGATCACCTGTTCAGGGGCGTAAAGGCTGAATATAAAGCCTGTCTGAGTCCGACCTCCTGCAACACTCCCTACACGGGAAAAGCTGATGTTCTCCTCATCAACGGGCAGGGAATCTACTTTATACCGAAGGAGGAGGCGATAAACCTCGTAAACAGTCAGGGGCGTTTCAAGTATAACGAATCGTATATTGATTATGTGCCTGATGAATATGTAGAGGACTGCTACAAAATCATGGACTTGTTAGGTATGTAAAACAAGCAAGGGGAGCGGGCAACCGCTCCCTGAACGGAGGGAAGAATGATTTACATAGTAAAAGCGCATGACAAGCAGGGGCGCGAAATAGCGCCCTTCGCTACCAAAACCTACAAAAGCGCGGTAAAACGCATACAAACAATAGCAACAAACCGCGCGGAAAAGTTAAAATGGGGTAGCCTTATGACCCCTACAACCGAAAACCTATTTTTCATTATCGAGGAGGTAAAATTTTATGAATAAGCCTATTTTTCACTTTGCGACCCGCGCATATGATGATGAATTAAGCGAGGGTTTACACCTTGCGGGGTATGATGTATCAGACAGGGAAACGGGAGAGGTTTTCTTCATTTCCCGCACCTACTACGGCAACCCCGAAAAAGTCTTTGACGCCGCACAAAATGACCTGAAATGTAAAGCGGCGGGTTTTAGACTTAACCGCGTATGGGTTGACGGAAAAGACCTTTACATAGAATTATTAGGGTAAACAACAAAACAGGGAGCGGGCAACCGCTCCCGCACAAAAGAGAGAAAAAAAGAACATGGACAACCGCAAAGGCTACTATAACACGCGCACCGGAGAGTGCTTTATCTGTCACAATTGGAGCATGAACAGTATACGCAAACACTGGTTTACAGCGGACGGCAACCGACCGACCGACTGGAAAAAACTGACAAAAGAAGAAATGGATAAACTGGAAGGAGGGTGGAAAAAATGATTTTCACGATTGGTAAACAAAACGGGGCAGGTAAATTTGAATTTACAACCTACAACAACGAACACGATCTAATGTTGTATGTGAACAAAAGGTTTGCAGAAGGCGCAACCTTCAAAATCATGAGCACTACAGCTTATGAAATGAGTATCATGGAAACAGAAGAAACAAAACCGACCAACTGGAGGGGCTAAGCCCCTCTTTTTTGTGCGTGTAAAAATGTGTAGTCTGGTGTGCACGGTGCGCTGGTGTTTATGTAGTCTGCTTCAGACTACCTGACCCTTGATCTTTAGGGCAAAATGTGATATAATGTATACAGAAAGCGGAAAGCCGCAAGGGAGGTAAAACATGGAATACATAGTTCAAATAGAAAATACTCATGAAGTATTAGTTTTCAAGGACACTTTGCCGTTCTTAGAGCATTTCTATGCAGCAGCAAGAAAAGGCAACGATCTGATACTGGTTTCCGCGTCGCGGAATGTGATGGATTTTCTGGAGAGAAAATATAAAAGCAGCAAGGGGAAGTAAGTTCCCCACCTTATGTAGTCTGATACAGACTACCTCGCGGTTGACAGTATAAAGATTTTGTGATATAATATAGATACAGAAAAGAAAGAGAGGATACATAAAATGAAAGTTATTGTTGTTCGTGATGCTTTGTCAGATGAAATTTTTGGAGTGTATACTTCCTATAAATGTGCGGTGCGCTCTTTAATTAGGGACGAATGCTTTCCCGTCCGTATGCTTGTAGTAAACAACGAAAATTTCTTCCGTTCTGAAATGAAAAATATTGAAGATATTTTTGGTAAAGATTGGAAGGAAGTTTTTGTTGCGAAAAGTGAGGAAGAGTCCCGCGCTTTGTTAAGAAATAATGACTTTAAGTTTTGGATTGACGAAGTGAAGGTTGACGGATAAGGCGGGAAACCGCCTTTTGATTATGTAGTCTGATACAGACTACATGAGTATTGACTTCAGGATCAAAATGTGGTATAATATAGACACAAAAGGAAAGTGAGGTATACATAATATGATCAATGTTCGCACTCTTCGCAACCTCAAGGATAATGACGGCTTGACGCTTAAGAACGGCAAACGGGTAGAGTTCCGCACGGGCTATCATGTAGCAACCGAAGGGGTAGAAGCAACAACCCCTGAAGAAGCAAGAAACGCGGTAAAACGCTACGGCGGGAATTGTGGTGTATGGTTCAGCAACGGCATTTACTACATTGATAAAAGTCATCGTGAGCCTACCTTGAAGCGCGCACTTAAAGTAGGAAGAAAGCACGCACAGCAAAGTATATTAAGATGGAGAGACAAGGGATTGGTTTGGTGTTAAGCACCAAACCTTCCAGCGTGTAGTCTGATACAGACTACATGAGTATTTACTTTTGTTCCTCCGTGTGGTATAATATATATAGAAAGAAACGAAAGGAAGGTATTACATACCATGAAAGAAAAGTTTGCCCACAAAATCCGCGCTTGCGACCTGAAAGACGGAGAAATTTTCGCTGATAAATACGGCGAGGTTTATGTCAGAACCAACCTGCCCCATACCCGTTTTGTTCACTCTATCGCCCTGCGCGATAGCAGCACGCACTATTTTTATAAAGATGTTGATGTATATGTTAAGGAGGTAAGATGATGAAACATTATTTGTTTGTTGAAATGACTGAAGGCGAAACTTTTCTTGTAGGTGCAAACAACCTCATAGAAGCAAGAAAAATTGCGACCCGTGAGTTTGGCAAACACTGCCAGTTTATGGGTATTCTGGACGAGCAAGCCGCTGAAGATAGCGGACTTGATGAGTTCTGACCCCGAAAGGGGTTGGATGTAGTCTGATGTAGACTACACAAGGATTGACAAACAAAAAGTTCTATGATATAATATGTATGTAAGATAAAGAAAAGGTGGTATAAACCGATGGAAAAGAAATATATTTGGATTATCTACGATGATGACAGCGACGCAATCACTGCCCCAACATGGGAAGCCGCGATTCATGGATGGATTGACAGATGGCGCGTAACAGGGGATGTCACTCTGGTATATGATGAAGCCGCCACTAAGTGGCGGTCACTCAAGGATATATATGGTGATGATTGGCAGTCCGTGCTGATTACTTCCGACTACGAGGATTTCAATGACCTTTTCGACACTCAATTTTATGCCGATCAGATATCGTATTATGAGGAATAAAAGAGAGGGGTTCGTCCCCTCTTTTTTTTGGTATGTAGGAATGTAGTCTGATACAGACTACTTGAAAGTTGACAAACAAATAATTTTATGATATAATATATACAGAAAGAAGAAAGAGAGGTAAATAAAATGCTTTACATATTTTTTGGGGATTATGAGGCGGTGTGTGGTGATGATCTTCTGTTCCAACAGGTGTTTGACCAACTGAAAGAAGAAGGTTATACAATTACCTATCGAGGCGCGTTGTTCTGTGATGCCGCCGCATTCGAGGTTAAAAAGAAGCAGCAGGAAGAGGCGGTTTGACCGCTTCCTCTTTATCATGTAGTCTGACACAGACTACTTGAGGATTGACAGACTGCGGTTTTTGTGCTATAATATATACAGAAACAAACGAAAGGAAGTATACATAAAAATGAAAAAGAATGAACAACTTTTTAAACGAGGGGATGTCTGGCTGTTTGACCTTTCGCCCGCTATTGGAAGCGAGCAAAAAGGATTGCGACCCTGCTATATTGTGCAAAACGATGTAGGGAACTATTACGCGCCAACAGTGATTGCAATTCCTATGACAACCGCAACTACAAAACACTCTGTCCCTACACATATTATAGTAGACAAGGATGAAGCAGCAGCAGCTGGACTTCGTGATTCAAGCACGATTCTTTGTGAACAAATTATGACACTGGACAAACGCAGAGCAAAGAAAAAGTATGGAAAAATTCAGTCGGCAGATTTGCGGGATAAAATAGATTTGGCTGTAAAACTTTCTCTTGGGTTGATGGACTAATCATCAACCGCTCCCTTGGGTAGTCTGATACAGACTACTCTACTATTGATTTTTGTTCCAAAGTATGGTATAATAATATCGTAAGATAAAGTTGAGCGTAAATTTGACTTTTACCAAAATTTATGTTATACTTATTTTACAGAAACAAGAAAAGAGGTAGTAAAAATGTATACTCCCACTCCAGAATATTCAGTAAAAACCACCGCGCGTGAATTAAAACCCGGTGAAACATTGTATACCAGACGCGGGGAATGGTGTATCAGAAGTAATCACCCTATCTCTCAAATGGTTGAGACTTTCGACCTTGAAGGAACGGGTATTACATGGTTAAACCCAAATGAAAAAGTTTTTGTCAAGGAGGTCAGATAAAATGAATTATATCTTCTTTGGTGAAAAAGAAGTTGTCTGTGACGAAACAAATTTCAAGAGTGTCCTTAAAGAGTTGTCCTTTTTGGGGTATACGATAATCAACCATGGAAAAATAGCCGATAATATGATATAATAGTATCAGAAAGAGAGGTAAAACAAATAAATATAATTCAAGGTGCTTTACTGGGATATCTCTTATGGTTAGTATGTATTCTAATATGCCGATATGTATTTGATATAAAATAAAAGAGGTAAAAACAATGCCAAATGTAGTTAAAGGAATTCTGTTGGGATTATTCATTATTATATATGTAGGTTTATGGATTTATGGATTTTTATATGACAAGAAAGGATAAATAATTATGGAAAATTATGTTTACCAACCGCCAAAAGAAACATATTGGACTTCTGATATGAAAAAAGGAATGGAAGTTTTTCACGACAGATTAAAGAAACGCGGTATTCTTGCCGCAGATAGTCCTAAAGATGATGGACTTGTGTGTGTTCGTTGGTTTGATGAACCGGAACGCATACGCATTATGTCTAAATTTTCAATTGGAATCGTAGGCAAAAGGGAGAAATAATCATCTCCCATTCTCGTAGTAGTCTGAATCAGACTACTTCTATAATAGTTATGTTCATAAATTGTTTACAAATAGATTGTCAAAAACCTATTGACAAATTAGAGATTATGTGATATAATATAATTACCAAATGAAAGAGAGGTAAAGAAAAATGAAATACCCCAAAATTACAAGAAACTTTGAGTATCATGTTTTCAACGATTCCAAAAATGCTTTTGAGGTAGACAGAAGAGAAACTGCCAAGCGTTCTATGACAGAAGATGAACGGAAAAAGTATAGAACCTTTCGATTGAAAGAAACATTCGGTCTTATCCTTGGCATTCTCTTTGCCGTAGGCGGGATTGTCGCGCTTGCCGCTTCAAATAACAGATGGTATTATATCCTGTTCGGGTTCGGTCTGATTGTTTTCTGCGCGTTTGCGTGGACATTCGGAGGGAATGCGTCGCTTGATATTTCATCATTGTTTGAGGTGGCGAAAAGTTCAGGGTTTTATACGGAGAATTTGGTTTGGGAACAGTCCGAACTTGAACAAAATGATATTGCCAAAGAATGGCGGAAAAATCATCCGTTGGAAGAAAAGATCTGTAAGGCACAGGAAAGTGAAAATTGTGTTGATATTGCCGCGGTTTTGAAATATTGCGGAGAGGATCTTGTTGACCGCATTAAACATTAAGATTATGTGTTGGGGAGGAATTTCCTCCCCTTAGATAAGGTGTAGTCTGATACAGACTACTTGCCTATTGCTTTTTCCCGCGTTCTATGGTATAATAATATTGTCAAGAGGGGAGAGAATCGGACAAGGGCGTTAGAAGTTCACCGACCCTACCGAAAAAAACTTCAAAAAATTTTCTCAAACCCCTTGACAAATAGAAGAAAGTGTGATATAATATATATACAGAAACGGAGCGGAAGCTACCGACTGAATAAAAACTTTACAGAGGGCAAAGCCCTACAGAAAGGATTTATCATGAAGAAGAAGAATTATATTTACAAAGTGGTATCCAACGGTGTATGCTACAACAACCTTGAAGCAGCAGCAGGAGACGCGTTCCGGACAATGACCTATCGGGCAGGAGTTTATGGGTCACGGTTGACTAACCCCCTTGTCATTAAAGTGCCGGGCGGATATGATGTAAAAGCTTTCATCGAAACCGGAAAAGTCTGGACACGACATATCGATGTTTTCGTTCCCGCTAACCACTCCAAAAACAAGGCAGTCATTCATTACCTTGCCGCACGGCACTCCAGTTCCCGCTATGAGTATCACCACAACGACTGCTCCTCCAACGACTATGTAAACGATGACTGGGATTTGTTCGATGAGGATGAGGTTCAGGATGATGGGAACGATGATTGTGACTTCTTCTGCGATGAATGTGCCGACCGCAATACTTGCGAAAACAGCCTCGCGGGTTTGGACGATGATGGAGAGTTGCCCGAACAGGAAGATTAAACAAAAGGACGGAGAAGCGGTTCACCCGCTTCTCCAACCTAAGCAGATAAGTAGTCTGATACAGACTACACTACTGTTGACTTCTTGCGGAAAGTATGATATAATATGTATGTAATCAAGAGAAAGACACCGCAAACCCGACACCAACCGCGCGAAAGGGAAACGGACGGCGCACGGCAATTTCTCATTTACACCATCGTCAAGGGGCGGAGACAGCGGGCGGATTCACGGAAACCAATTGCGCAAATGGTAGAACAGACAGACTGAAACCCACCGAACCGAAAAATTTTTTGAAAAACTTTTTCAAAACCCCTTGACAAACCACTGAAAATGTGGTATAATATAAGAGCAGTAGGGAAAAAACCCACTGACTATAAAAAAAATTTTTTGGAGGTATTTACCATGACACTCAACACCATTTCTTTCATCAACGAAAAGGACAATGTATCGGTCAAAATTCGGAACGGTATCAAACCGCAGATTCTGGACAAGGTGCTTGCCGCGCTGAACGAGGCTGACCTGTCCGCGGAAAAGAACGCAAACGGCGGTATCTCGTTCCCTGTCGCAATCGACAAAAAGACCAATGAAACGGTCTACGCTCACCTTGACCTCACGCTGAACATCACCGACCCGATGATTAAGCGCGAGCGGAAGAAGGCGGAGAAGAAGGTCGAAGCAGTCGAGGACGAAGTTGTCCCGCAGATTTTCGGTTGATGAAAAGTGGGGAGAGAAATCTCCCCACCAACCCCACCGTGTAGTCTGATGCAGACTACACCACCCTTGAAATTCGGTTGGAAATGTGATATAATATAACTACCAAAGAAGAAAGGAAGAAGTTAATCATGGAAAACTTTACCAAACTCATGAAAGATGTCGAGGAGCGGAAATTCCTCGTCACCAACGGCGGAAAAGGCGAACAGGTTCAGCAAACCCAACGGAACGCGCTAAAACAGGAAATTCTCGCGGCACTGTTCGCCGACCTCAAAGAAGCCTACCCCTATATCTACCATTCGGACGGCGACCGCACGACAGGGGTGCTGATTGAAATTGCAAATCCGACAATTGCCAATCAGGTCACTAACGAGGAAGGGAGCGGGGCTATCACGGTTTCGCTGGATGTAAAAATCCTCGGACTTGAAAACAACGCGGAGCTTGCCGAGGAAATGTATCAGGAAAATCTCGTTATCGCCGAACGCGAGAAGCGCGAAAAGGAAGCAAAGAAAGCCGCGAAAATCGCGCGGGATGAAGCCGAACGGAAGCGGAAGAAAGCCGAAGTCGACAAACGGAAAGCCACTTTTTTTGAAGCAAAGAAAGCCCGCGAGGAGGAACTGGAGAAGGGAACGGAGGGCTAAGCCCTCCCAACCCCTCCAATCTGTGTAGTCTAATGTAGACTACACCTCTATTGTTTTTTCCCGCACTCTATGGTATAATATAACTACCAAAGAAAGAAAGAAGGTATAGCAAATGGAAGCAATCTATCGGTCAAGGCACGGAGATATATTTACTTATCCACTTGAGGCGCTCTATGACGATGCGGAAAGTAGCGCATTCACTATGTATGACAAATCAGGAGAGATTACTGCCGATTTGAATGAATGCTGTTTTGTATGTATCACAAATTCAAAAGGCATTGATGATTTCGATAAGTTTCGTGAAGACTGGCGCCGTTGGATGAATAGCGCTAAAGATGGGTATGTCGATGAAAGCGTGTCTATATGGAATGAGCGCAAAGGATATTGGTCAGACCCGATTCCGTGTCATACTTTCGCCACAATTGCCGCAAATCTCCCGTGTTAAGGGCGAATTTATTTAGTAACAAAATGAGAGGGCATCTCCCTCTCTTTCATTATAACAAGTAGTCTGATACAGACTACCTATCTATTGACTTCTTTCGGAGAATATGGTATAATAGGGTATACCAAAAAGAAAGGAAATAATCAAAAATGATAATTGCTTTTGATATGGACGGCACTCTTGCCGACCTCTATGGGGTCAAGGGTTGGCTTGCCGACCTGCTTGCCGAAAAGACCGACCCCTATGAGCGCGCAAAACCGCTTGTTAATCTTTCTGTTTTTGCCCGCACCGTTCACAAACTTCAGGCGCGCGGTTATCGGTTTGCCGTTGTGTCCTGCACAAGTAAGGGCGGGTCGGAAGCCTACAAAAAGAGAATTGCGGTCGCAAAGCAAAAATGGTTGAAGCAGCACCTGCCTTCTGTAAAGTGGGATGAAATTTTTATCATTGACTATGATACCCCTAAAATGTCGGTAGTAAATGAGCCGTCTATCCTGTTTGACGATGAAGAGCGCCACCGCAAAGCATGGAACGGCATTGCCTATGATGAAAAGGAAATTTTGAAGCGGTTGAAAGCGCTTCTGGTTTGAGAGAAGGAGGACGAGTAAGTCCTCCCCTTTTTCTGCGTAGTCTGGTTCAGACTACCCAACTTTTGCCCGTCCGCATTCACAAATCCTTTACAAATAAAAATGCAATTTCCTCTTGACAAATCCGTGAAAGTGTGCTATACTATATATATCAAGTGAGGCGCGACTATACAGCGCGGTTGGGAAAGAGGGAAAAATGAATTTCGTAGTATTTGACACTGAAACAACAGACCTGAAAAAGCCGTTTTGCTATAATGTTGGGTATCGTATAGTAAACGGTGATACATGGGAAACACTTCTGGAGCGTGAATATTGTTGCCAACAGACTTGGCACAACCTTCAGCTGTTCCAAAGTGCCTACTACGCCGACAAGCGCCCGATTTATGTGGAGCGTATGAGAAAGCGTGAGGTTATCCTCGAAAAGTGGGGATATATTATGCAACAAATGATCCGCGATTTTCGCGCGTTTGAAGTGGTTGCCGCCTATGCTTACAACAGCTCTTTTGACGATGGGGTTTTCCGCTATAATTGCGATTGGTTCAGAACACAAAACCCCTTTGATAATGTCCCGATTTTTGATATTCGCGGATATGTTCAAGCATTTCTAATTGATGACACTTTCAAGAAGTTTTGCGAGGATAATAACTATTTTACCGAAGCGGGCAACTACTCCACTACCGCCGAGGTGCTGTTCCGCTATATCACGGAAGATTATGACTTTACCGAGGAACACACGGCGCTTTCCGACAGCCGTATTGAAACAGAAATCCTGCGCGCTTGTATTGAGTGCGGAGCGGAATGGGGTATGAATTATAAGACGGGAAGCGTTCCGCGACTGGTAGAAAAGGAATTGACGATTGGATATAAAGGTGAGGAGTTCACAACCTACCGATACACGAAGAAATACGAGCGAAACGGAAAAATCACTTTGACGAGATAAAAAGGAAAGGCGGGAAACCGCTTTTCCAACGCTTCCCTAAGGTAGTCTGATTCAGACTACACCTCTATTGACACTCTCCCAAAAATATGCTATAATATGTATGTAAGATAAAGTTCCTACAAAAACCAAATTATGAAGGAGAAAGAATTATGAGATTTATCAGCGTTGACGGACTTGTATTTGATGACCAAACTGCCTGCGATCGTCATGAAAAGACGTTTATGAATTATGTTGAAATGATAGACGGCAAAGGCAACCCTACCACCAACCCTAAGATGGCAACGGTCATTCTGCTGAAAAACGAGATTGCGGCAGATATGTTCAAGAAAGCCTGTGAAGAAGCGGGTAGTAGTTTGGTCGGTATCGATGATACTAACGGTCCGTATGTATGGGATGGAACGGAGGAATACTATTTCCGTGTTGACTCTGCCTACATCGAAGGCATAATCAAGGGGTTCTACCGCCTCTGCGAGGAAGAAGAGAAGCGAGCAGCAACCGAAAAGGAACGCGCACAGAAGGCACGCGAGTTGCGGGAAATTGTGGGAGCGGAGGATAACGAATAATCTACCAGAAATTAGGAAGCGGGTTTTCCCGCTTCTTTTTTTGTGCGCCAGACTACATACCCTAACTCATAGAATACAGACTACACACCCCTTGACGCCATATTTTTCTACCTTGTTTCAGTTTGCCGCAGACTACATTTTGCCCTTCAGACTACACAACGCGCCTCCCTTCCAGATTTTGCCAGCCCAATAAGGATTTGGAAAAGCAGCAGGAAGCAGCAGGAAGCAAGCCCAGACCAGACTACCTACATTGCCGACGCCTACGATCGAGAAGCGGGAAAACGCTACAAGAGGAGACTACACAACATGAGCGCCGCAAGCAACGTCTCCCAGACTACATACTCCCTCCAGCAGCAGGAAGAGCAGACTACCCTTAACGTTCCCCTCCAGCAGCAGGAAGAGCAGACTACACAAGGGGAGCGGCAGCAGGAAAGGGGTCGCCGCGGGCAACAGACTACTTTAGCAAGCAACGTAGCTCAACCAACCGCTCCCTAAAAGTTACTCCAACCAGCAGCGTTTTCTGCCAAAATTTTCCAAAAACTCCAAAATTTTCCTCAAAAACTAATCTCAACCAACGCAAAATTTTGATTTTCTACGCAAATTATGCTATAATTATAATAGAAAAAGGAAAGAAAACAAAAATCATGATTACTATCAAAGCTACCAATATGTATGATGTTGCTAAGGAAGCGCAGGAGAAGAACAGAGAAAAGTTTGATACCTACTTTGAAACCGTTGTTCATTGTCAAGCCAGTAAGGGTATGACAACCGTCTCCTTTGATGATGATGATGAAGAGTGGAGAGCGCTGACGGAGCAGCAGAAAGATGATGTTGTCAGAGAGCTGAAGGATGCGGGATTCTTCGTGGCAACGAGAAGATTCTCCGAGCCGCTTCTTGTAAAGTGGGAAAAGAAACAGTAATGAAAGGACAAAAAGCTACAATGTTTACAAAGATAAAGAGTTGGATTCTCGATCACCGCTACGCTCGTGCATTTGAGAAGTTTACGATGGTAAAAATTAAGGTGTTGAAACGCAGTGTTAAGGAAGTGCCCAAAATTTGTCAAACCGCGGTTCGATGGACGTCATTGGTAGATAGAAAGCTGCGCGACCATTTTGTTCAGCGTATGAGAAAACGCGGGTTCACGATTACGGTTGATGATGATTTGGTAGCGGGATTTATAGCTATCAGTTGGAGGAAAGAAAAATGAGAGAAATAAAAGCAGTGGAAGCAAGAAAGCGCGTTCACCGCACCGAGAAAAAGAGTGAAGAAAAAAGTTTTCGGTGGACAAAGAAAACCCTGATGAAGCGCATCCGTCGCGCTCCAAATTGGGCAACAGCAGCTATATCGCCTATTGGGACGAAGGTGTAAACATTGATCTGCGGGAGCGGATTGAGAAGTGGTTGCAGCAGCTGGGTTATCGAGTAAAGGCAACCGAAACAATGAGCATTATCGACTGGGAGGGACCACACAATGAAGCAGTGTTCTAAGCGGAAGGATGATATCTTTCTGGCGTTGATTGCGGCGCACGAACAACTGTTGTGGGCGAAGGATTTACTACGTTGGGAAGGCACAACCGCCAACAAAGAAGTGGAACGGGGAACCGAGGAAGCGCTCAAGGTGCTCAGAGGAATCCTTGGAACCGCGGCTCTTGACGTTACCGTGGAGGAAGCAAAAGAGGCAGAAGATTTCGACCTGTGCGATGAACTGCGCAAGTATATGAGTTGCGATCGTTGTCCGTTCAATGATAAGCATGGAAGATGTTGGATAAGCAACGTGGAACAGAACGAAGAAGGTTGGAAGGATGCGCGGGAGCGGTGGATGGATGAGCAGGGTAAAAACTAAAAAATAACGCATAAATCTCGGAAGCGGGAAAACGGACTAAGCGCCGCAACCCGCTTTCTTGATTAGGCAGAGGAAGCCGCAAATTGGAAAAGCTGGAAAATTTTGGATCCAAAAACTTCTTAAGCTAAAGCGGCTAATTTGTTAAGACGATCCTGCGCAGTTAATGCTTCCTTTTCATTCCACAACGTTGGATGCTCAACCATTGACCAAACTCCACGAAGGATTGTCAACTTATAATCAGGGTTGTTGAACGTTTCTTTCATTTCATCGAAGCTCTTCACACCTTCAAGGATCATATTCTTCCACTTTTTGTATTCAGCAATCGCTTGTTTCACTTGGGGTTGAAGGCGTTCCAAAGGTAAAATCGCAATCCTCCTTGGTAATCAAACCATCCCTTACCTTATCACAAAGAGCACCTTCAATTTCGTCGATGCAGGTTTGATAAAGTTGCGGATTTCCTGTTTTAAAAGGAGCAGATGGAGAAATTTCAGAAAGCGGAACAGTAGGTTCGAAAGCAAGGGGTAGATAAGGTGTAATAGGATAGGTTGATTCGGGAGCGGTCCAAGAAGCAACTTTTTCCTCCGCAGTTTCTTCATCAATCAAATTTTTCACATCATCCCAATTAATAGCATCTTTGTAGCGTGAAATTGTTGAAGCTGAAAAAACTCCTTTTGTGCTTTTGATAGTGAGAGCAGAAGGGTTATCAATTTTTGCAACGATAGCATAGAGCATTAACCGTTGAGCAGAGGGATTAAGATCACTGGAAAGGATCTCCAAAATTTTGTCATTTGTCATATTTTTATCTTCTTAGCAAGTTTTAGGAAGAAAATTTTTCTTCCTTTTTTCTATTTTTATTATATCACAAATTGCGGTAAAAGTCAAATTCTGAAATCTGCGTGGATTTCAGTTTGATGGTCGGATAGATGGTCAAACTGAAGTAAATTTTGACGTAAAAACTGAAACCAAACTGAAGTAAATTTTGACGTAAAAACTGAAACCAAACTGATGTTCAGTTTGATACGAAAAATGAAAGCTATCAGATTGATGTTCAAGTTGAAACAAAAATTGAAATGCAACCAAACTGATGGTCAAGTTGAAGCAAAAACTGAAATCAAACTGATGCTCAAGTAGAAATCAAAGAAGCGGATTTTTCAGTTTTTGATTCAAATAGATGTTCAAACTGATGTTCAAATTGAAAACTATCACGCAAAAGTATACCGTGAAAAAGTAGCTTTTCATAGCTAAGCAAACCATAATTTTCCCTCCACCAAAAATTTGACATCCAAAAGCTCAATTTCACGCAATTTTCCAAAGCTTAACATAACTTTGACGAGCATCCAAAACTTGACAGAGCTTATTTTAAGCAACGAAATTTTCGGTGGATCGAAAACTTGACATCGAAAGGTTTGGTTGAACGTAATTTACGAACCCAACCAAAAATACGCTAAGCGTCGTTTGCGAAGCAAACGGAGCGCAGCATCGCGTGGTAGTCCGAGCAATGTAGCCTCGTAATTTTCGCAAGCAACGTAATTTTAGAAGCTTTGGAAGTCCAATCAACCGTAAATTTCGTTCCGAAAGAAAATGATGCTTCGCTACGCTCAGCGGGGACGATTAGCTTCGCTACGCTCAGCTAATCTACCACCCCCCCATCCCCCCCGCCAGCGGGGGGCTGGAAGGAGCTAAAGCTCCTTCCGCATAAAAAACACGGTGCTCAGGCAAATGTTGCTTGCTAAAGATCTTTAAGTAATTACAGGTGGATGCCGAAAAAAAATCAAATTTTGGATACCGCGAAATTTGTGTGTAGCCAAGCAAAGATAGATAGTAGAAGTTCTTTTTTTTCTTTTTCTTTTCCTTCCTATGTTGCTCATGGGAGTTTCCAAGAAGCGGGAAAAAGAGTTTAGTCCAAAAAACCGCTATTGGATTCCTACCAAGCTATTGTTCATCCAAATTTTAGGAAGGAATAAAATTTGATCTAAAGCACAAATTGTGTTATAATTATAATAGAAGAAAAAGAAAGGAGGAAAAGAAAAATGGCAACTTTAAATGTTATGCCTGATAATTCTAAGGTTAATCATCCTTCTCACTATAGCGGTTCTATTGAAGCTATTGATGCAATTGCGGCGGCAACCGCTGAACTGGAGGGAGTAGAAGCCTTTGATACGGGAAATGCGCTGAAGTATCTGTGGCGGTGGAAGCGCAAAAATGGAGTAGAAGATTTGAACAAAGCAATTTGGTATATTCAGCACTTGATTAAGCACTTGGAAGAAGCGGTTGAAACGCAACCTTCTTTACGAGACTATATGACAGGAGTAAAAGCTATTCCTGTTATGCCAGCGAACACTACCGACCAACTTATAAGAAACCTTGGTGCTGATATTTCAACTACTCAAGCTCAACATGACTGTCAGCTTTCATAATTTGCGGAGGCTTTAACAGAAACTTGAAAAAGAGCACGAATTATGCTATAATTATAATAAAAAAGATGAAGAAACGATAGCTTGTAGCCGCTTAGCTGGTAGAAGTGGGCGTAAGGACGAGGAGCAAAGAGCAATAATGTTTCAGTAAGAAAAAGGAAAAAAACTATGAAAGAAATCAAAAAGGCGGTTAAACCGCTTATTCGCACTAATCCCGATCATGTTAGTGGAACCGCGCTTCTTGATGAAGCAGAATTAAGTGCTAAGCTGGTATTAGTCATTGCTATGAACGGAAGCGGTTCTTACGCTTTTAAGTTCCCGTGGGGAATTTCGGATGAACTGGACGATAAACTTAAAGCATCAGGTTGCGAAGAAGGTTCAGAAGTATGGATAGATCTTAAAGGGTTGGCAAATGAAGAAAGATAATGTATATTTGTTTGCCCTTCCTCATTTTGATCTTTCACGAAACGAAGGAGTAGCGGCTTACAACGCTTTGATGAAGAAGTATAATCTCGTCTATGGTCAGGCATGATCTTATACGGTAAATATGAATTGCTCATACTGGTTTGAGCGCTTATTAGTGTTTGACTTGTGGAGTATAGGCTATCAGCACGGAGATGTAGTAGAAGTGCTAATTTAGATTACTTGCAAAAGGAGAAACCGTTTTATGGAAGAAGATAAAGAGGCGGTTGAACGCCTTGTATGTTATTATTGTTCTAAGCCTATTTCCCGCTATTTTAATTTTTGCCCTTGGTGCGGCACAGCGTTGCGAGAAAACTGGGGCAGTAAGAACAAGAAAGAAGATGCGAAAAAATGAGAAGAACAAGTATTAAAAAACTAACAAACGCTAAACTCTATACTTATCTGCCCGATGGAATTGAAGTAAGAAATGCTTTGCGCGACCTTCCTCGTATTTCAGCAGTAGTTTGCTATGCTGGATTCACAACTGAAACGGTTGCTTATGCCCGCACCGAACTTATTGATGGTGAACCTACTCCTCTTGTTTGGGAGTGGGATGATCACAACGGAGTATATGAGGACTGGACGCTTATCCCTATTACAAGTCTCACCAGTGGTGGAGTGTATTGTTGGACGAGCAACGAAAAGGCGGCAAAACGCATCGCAGAGCAACTGAATATTGCGCGAGGAGAAGCATGGAGGAATAGCGATGAAGGAGTATAATTGGAGCGAAGATTGGGAAGCGGAAAACCGCTTCATGGACGCTATAAATCAGTGGGGCGAACCTCATTGTGCAGTGGAGGATGAAGATAGAGAAGACGAAAGTGATTTGGACGAACATCGATAATGTATGTGGTTGCTACCTTGATCTCGATGGAGGTCGTTGTCTTGGCACAAAGGAACGCGATCTTTGTGGTTGTTTTGGAGTAGAAGAAAATTGCTCCTTTTATCCAGCCAAACGGCGGCAAGCACAACTAAAAAGAGTAGCGGAAAAACCTGCTAATCCGGCAGTGAGCTTTATCTGCCCTAATTGTGATATTCATCTTACTACAACGATTCAGGTTATTGAGGGCGACGAAGAAACTACTTGGTTGCTGTTTAAACCTGCTTATTGTCCTAATTGCGGGAGAAGAGTATGGGAAACGAAGCATTAAATAAGCGCAAAGGTAGCCCCAACGATGAATGGTATACGCGAGAGAGCGTAGTTCGTGCCGAACTAATCCACTATAAGGAGCAACTGCGCGGCAAAACGATACTTTGTCCCGCCAACAATACTCCAAATAGCGCGTTCATCCGCGTTCTTCGATCTGTTCAGGAGGAATGGGAAATACCAGAAATTGCGGGAATTTCGTATGAACCAAATGGAACAGGTAAAATTTGGCGTTATCCACTGAATCATATATCTGTCGTAGCTTCCCTTCCCGATGACGGTTCATTGTTTGGACAAGCGGTTGCGGCAGAAATGAAGCATTATGATATAGTGATTACTAATCCTCCTTTTTCACTATTTCGAGAAGTTTTAGCTCTTCTTTGGGAAAAACAAAAACAGTTTTTGTTGCTCGGCAACCAAAATATGTTTACCTATAAGGATGTATTTTCTGCACTTAAAGATGAAACTTTACAGATAGGCTATACCTATGGGGATGCTCGCTTTAATGTTCCTGAGAACACCGAACCGCGGAAAACACGCTACGGTATAGATAGCGAAGGAGTTTGGTGTTCATTGGGAAATATGTGCTGGTTGACCAACCTTGAGGTTAATGATAAACCTTTTATCCCTCTTAAGGCTAACTATGATCCACTCATTAACAAGTCTTATGATACTTACAACGCAATAGAAGTAGGACGAGTTGCGGCAATACCAGTAGATTATGATGGGCTTATGGATGTTCCTATTACGTTCTTAACTAAGTGGAATCCTGCACAGTTTGAAGTAGTAGATAGTATTAAACCAATACTTGCGGGAAAACGCCTATATCAACGTATCATTATACGGAGGAAGAATAATTAAGATGAACGCATTAATTTTGTTTGCTGCTGCGGCAGTTGGTTTTCTTGCATTTCCGTTGTCAGTTAGTATCTATATCAAACTGTGCCATTTCTTTAATCAAATGATTGGCGGAAGCAGTGATGATGAAGAACCGCACTCCTAAAATTTAATATCGAACGCGGTTTAAGATTAAACAAAAATTTGATTTTTTCCGCGTTTTTTGATATAATATATATGTAAGATAAAGAAAGGAAGGAGATTGGTTCATGTATAGTAAGAAGATGGCACTCCAAGAATTTTGCCGCACAACAGGTATTAAACCGCAAACCCTAATCGGTGATGTATTTACTTGTTGCGGCGATTGTGAGGATTGCTCGTGCGAAACTATTGACTGTGAGCGGTTCGCAGATGTGCTGGCAGAATATGTGGGTCGCACAACTAAATATGGAGAGCGCGCTATCCGAAATATGTTTATCGACCGTTATCATGAGGGGTTGAGAAAACTCCCTGTAAATGTGTCGATGGACGATGAAGAAGGAGAAAATTAATCATGAACAAACAACCTACTACCAAAGAAGAAGCGGTTTGGATGGTTATGGAAAATCATGACTGTCAGTCGAGCAAAAGTTTTTCGATGGACGCCAAACGTTTGTTTAACTACGATATTTCAGCGAGTTCTGTTAGTGCAGTTCTTCGCAAATTTATTAATGCAGGTTTGGTAGGAAGTTCTAAAAATGACCGTGGGACTACGGTCTATTGGATTATTACAAATAAGGCGATTAAGGTAAATAAGTATGAAAGATAATAAGTGGGAGCATTTTCCAAACGAAGAAGAAGATGACGAGCCGCGTGCTCGTTCAACCGCTAAACGAGTTGCTAAAGACGATTTTGTTGTGCTGAAAGATGTTGCGGCAGAACGTTTCTCGGAGCGTCGGAGTAAGCGGCGAACCCGCTATGAGCATGAAGAAGCACGAGAGGAGCGCTGGAACTAATGAATAAACAAATGTTTAAGGTATATTGGGGAAGCGAATGGGAGAATCCGTCTAATGGAGTTCTGCTTGGAGCTGCAACCAGTGTTCAAGAAGCTGACAAATTAATTGCAGACTATCAGCACTCAAATATGGTTGGGAAGATTGGAGATGATGGACGTCTTTATTGGCGTTGGATCTCTTATAAACCTGATGTTGCAGTCATTGATTACGGTAGTTGGTCGCAGTTCTTTTTCATCGTAGGTGAAGGAGTAAACGAAGAACGTGCTTAGAGTTTGGGAGATTTATAACACTGTCAACAATAAGCGTTATTATGTAGCAAACGAACTTGCAGAAAAAGCTATGCTCCAGTATTATGGGGAGATTAAGTATGGGGATTTAGCTTCTGATATAAGGAAGTATGGTTTGGATGCGTTTCGGTTCAAAGAGGTTAAGAGAAATCTTGACCCCAAAGAAGCGGATGAATTGCTTCGTTGTAAAATCGAAGAAGCACAGACGTTGAACCCGCTTTATGGGTATAATATTCCAGACAAACCTACTTTTGATGCGATTGCAGCAATAGATGACCTAACTTTTACCAACGATGCGGCAAAAACCGCTAAGCGTCTTAGTCTTTCTTATTTGGACGTGCTTCATCTTTGGGAAGAAGGTAAAGAACAAGGACGTTTTACCGAGCCTATGGTCTATGCGCTTTTTCGCAACGGCAAAATTTATCACTTTTTTGAAACGCCAAGGATGATGGAGAAGCGGCTCAACGGCGGGTCTAAGGATCAGCTTTTGGCTACTTTTTCCGCTTCTTGGATTCCTAAAAAGGATATTACAGAAGAAAATCGTTCTGCACATTGGAGTGGCGGTTCATTCGCTCTCATTGATATGCGTGGATCGACTGATATTTATTTGTCTTTCCCGTCAACCGATGCTGCTTTTCCTACTTGGCAGCGTTTAACTGGTCTTACTAACCGCTTAGATTATACAACGTGGTTGACCAACAACCACAATACCCACGGATTGAAAGATACAACTTTTGGCAAAACTTTCTTTCTCGATTGGGGTAGCAACAAACTAAAATAAATAGAGGAAGAAATTTATGAGTGTATCTTATCAAGATAAATGTAGTAATGGGGAACAAATGTTCCCTTCGGTTATGGAAGCCGCCGAGTGAGTTGTAAAGCAGTTTCCGGAAGCTTATGAAAATGCTTCAAGTGCAGCAGCCGCTATTGTTGATAGCATGGTAAATGAGAATGAAGTGTGCGGTTGAATTTGGGAAAAAGACTATTTGCCGCTTCCGGTTGTAGGACATCTTTTGGAAGGTCAGGGTTCAACACCCCTTTCCAAAGACACAACAACTAATGAGGGACAAACAGATTTGAACGCCCAAATAGCGGATTATCAAGCTTTAATCGACCGCAAACTTGCTTCAATAATGGAGGCTTGGAAGGACAACTATATGCGGTTGAGCGAAGAGTTGTTCCGTGATACTAAATTAATCGACCAAAAGAGAGAAAACCGCCCAACCAGAAAAACTGCAGCTGATGATGTTCAGTTATGGTTTGGCTACACTTTTTTGGCGCGCAAAGAAGATGATGAAACCTACGTTGAGTATGGTAATCTTTTCACGTTCTTAGATAGTATTTATGCAACGTTGCGAAAAGATGATTTGCGTTCCTTATTAGAGGATGGTAAAGCTTTTGGCTATCTTATTAAAATCAACGAAGCACAACGTGCTTGTTTGGAGGCTTACTATGACTTATGGCAGTAGAACAGTTTTGCGCTTTGACGCGTTAGGACAACTTATTGCAGCGTATCCTGATATTAAAACTGCTGCTTTAGATGCTAATATTAGCACTAAAGATATGAAGTTGGCGGTTCAACGCCGCTCATTGTTAAATGGTAGTTTTTACCAGTATGCGGGAACAAAGCCTTGGGAACAATATTCGTTGCGTGTTGGTTATGAACAGTATGACCCAAAAAGCGGCGAAGTGGTTAATCGTTTCACTTCTTTGCGGCAGGCAGCGCAACTTTTAGGTGTATCTTATGACCAACTGCGCTATGCACTTAATACCAATCGGCGCGACCCATTTGGACATAAATGGCGCAAAAATGAAAATTTGACATAGACCATAATTTGTGATATAATATATATAAAGAAAGGGGGAGAAGTAAAAGGTGAGAACTATTACGAAGAGTCCGTATGTGTGGATTATAACAGGTGAGGGGTTGTTCTGCGCAGATGTGTATTTTAACTGCGACAGTGTAGTTCTACTGAGCAAGTCGGCAAGTCTTGTATACTTCTGCCCCGATCTTTCTGTCGATATACGAAACTCGCAGGTGTATACCGGCGACGCTTTGCTTAAGATGGGATTTGAGGAATTGGAGATTAGAAGTCATGAGAACTAAATTACGTAATCTATCTGCCATAGTAAAAGGGTTTTGTGGGGCAGTTGCCGACTATATGAACAAAAGCACTTTTTTACTGTATCCTTTGGCGGAAGTAAGCAGTCCTATCGTTGGACAAGCGCTTTGCTTGCTGGGAACGGTTTTTAAGACTATTGGATCGTATCTTTAAGTAGGGCGTCAAAATTAAGCTTAGTCATAAATTTGCCACCAAGCAAAAATTATGATATAATATATATAGAAAAAAGGAAAGGATGATGAACTATGGGATTAGACAATAGTATTGAGGTTAAAAGAACCCCGTTCTCGACCAATTTGAAAGAGCTTCAATCTTATGCTATGACGTGGGATGATAAAAAGCAGTTTGATTTTGAATTTGCATATTGGCGTAAGTGCTGGAATGTGCGAGCCGCGATTTTGAATTGCTTGGATAAGGAAGTTAACAACTACAGTGTGCCGTTGTCTGTTGCAGAAATTGACCGTATCATTGAAGCACTTAAAGGTTTCAACAAGAAGAATTGGGAAGATATGGGGTCTTCAATTTGGACGTGGCAGGAACAGAAACCGTGGTTGAAAAAAGTTATCAAAAATCTTGAACAACTCAAGAAACTCATGGAAAAGTATCCTAAACTTGAAGTTGTGTTCGTGGACAGCTATTAATTATAAGTGTAAACAAAAAAAATTTTTTTATATAAAAATACAAAGGAGAAAACAAAAATGTTTGAGATTAAGAGTGTGAAGCTGACTACTAAAGAAGGCAAGCGTAATGTCCGCAACGCCAACGCTGTTCGTAAGCAGATGGTTGACAAGGTAAAGGATGTGCTGATTGAAGCAGGTTTTGATGCAACGATTGCGGCAAATGGTGATATTGCTATTCTGACCTGCCGCGATGAAGTAACTGATTCGCTGTTTTATATCCGTCTGACGCCGACCTTTACCGATAAGAGTCTGGACTACAAGCTGGAGAGACGTCCGAAGAAGGTTGAGGATCCTGAGCCGACTCCGAGTCTGTCCGACTAAGCGGAACGCGATTCCTGCTCGTGGGAAGATTTGACTTTTCACGAAAACTATGATATAATATAAATAGAAAGATGGAGAGGGAGAAAATAATTTTTCCTCTCCTTCTTCTTGTTTTAATAGTTGGTATTTTTGGAAAGGGAGATATTCTCCCTCTCTTTTTTTTTGTAGGAGGATGATAATATGTTTCACAAGGCTATTATGGAAATGGCGGTTTTCCAGCTTATGGATATGGGAGTAGCGCGCCCCGCTATGGAACGCAACAAAGCGGGATTCAGTTTGTGGAAGGACAGAAAGGCGCAGAGGCTTATTACTTAGCACCTAATACTAATGCGCTTCTTATGGATAGCACAGGACAGCGGTTCTTCATTAAAACAGCTGATGCTAACGGGATTTGTAGTATGCGCTCCTATGATTTTGTGGAACACGTTGAAGAAGCGCCAAAACCGCCTATTGATACTTCTAATTTTATCACTCGAGAAGAGTTTAAAGAAGCTATTGAAGCACTAAAAACGGCTCAAAATGCGCCAAAAACGGCGTCTTTATTATAGGAGGTGGATAAATTATCATGGGAAATCCTTTGTTAGGTTTTTTAAATCAAATGCCGCAAACAAACGGGGCAAATGGTATGAGTATGTTGATGAACGCTATGCGAAGTGGCGGAAATCCGCTTAGTTTTTTGGGAAGTTTAGCTGGTATAGATGTTTCAAAGGTTAAGAGTGGTGATTTACCAAACCTTTGTCGCACATTATGTCAAAAGCGCGGATTAAATTATGATGAAGTTTATCAACAAGCACAACAAATTTTTAATCAATTAAATAGATAATACGGAGAGGAGTAATTAACCTCTCCTTTTTTATTACGTTGGTAGCTTTGCCGGCAAGCAGAAACCAACAAATTTATAAAAATATGAGGTAAAAAAATATGGATGGAACTCTTAGTGCTGCTGATGTTGCTCTGTTAAACGATAGACGTGATGGAGATATGTTCGGTGGCGGTTATGGCTGTTGGATTTGGGTTATTTTCCTGTTCCTTATCTTTGGATGGAGTGGAAACGGATTCGGCAGAGGAAATGCAGAAGAGGGTATTGCTACCCGCGCAGCGGTAAATGATGGTTTCCAGTTCAACCAACTGGATAATGGTATTCGCGCTATTCAGAACGGTCTGTGCGATTCTACTTATGCGCTTACAAGTGCTATTAAGGATTGTTGCTGCCAGACCCAGCAAAATATTAAGGACTCGACCTACACGACCAACCGTAATATTGATAGCGTAAGATACGATATGGGTAAGGGCTTCTGTGATACTATCACTGCTATGAACCTGAACACTCGTGATATTTTGGAAGCTAATAATGCAGGTATTCAGCGTATTTTGGATAAGATGTGTGAGGACGAGAAAGAAGCGCTTCGTCAGCAAGTGAACGCACTCCAACTGAGCGCAACTCTCCAGACACAAACGTCTAATATCGTTGGGCAACTTGCTCCTCGAGCCGTTCCGAGTTATATAGTCTCCTCACCGTATGCTTCTATCTACCCGCCTAATGGATGCGGACTGAACAGCGTATATGGGTATGGATGCACTTGTGGTATCTAACAAAGAAGTAGCCTAATTATTTGTGCGCTAAATAGGTTGAAGTAGCTTATCAACTGACAAGGGCAAATTAGACTTTTAGCGCACTAACGTTTCGGGGCAGGGGAACCTGCCCCTTGAGAGGGAAGAAAAAATGTGTAATTGTGAAAGATGTAAAATTCTTCAG